TATAATAGGAGAAGAAAAGTTAACGGTTCAAGGAGCGACGGATCGCTGCCTGATTTAGTTGCTGGATACGGCGTCGGTCAGCGGCCGAGACGGGCACTGTCTGGGGCGGTGTAAGTCCTAAAGCAAACGGAATTTGATTGTTTTGTTGCTGTTGGAATTGTCTAGTCGGCGACTGCAAACTTCCACGCATAGCTTGTTTCGGAATACCCATTGATTTATTGCATCCACACATTATAATTATCCTCCTTATTATTTACTGTTTTCGGCTACCTTTTTGAGAGGTGGTTTTCTTATTTTTCTGTTAACTGTCCAAACACCATCTACCAAAACCTTTTTAAGCCCTTCCAGTCCTACAATTTCTATTTGATGTTGATCCCTGAGTAACCCACCACACCGTTTAGTTACCCAATTATTGTTGGCATTGGGCCAAACTGATTCAAAATTTTTACAATAAGGACACCAAATTCTTATTCTATTCATGATTTAAAACCGCCTTCATAGAAGAAATTGCCAAATCAAGATTGTCATTTATAATTTGATAATCATATTGACTAGCATATGAAAGTTCCATTTTGGCATTACTTAATCTTTTCCTAATGACTTCTTCTGTTTCGGTATTTCTTTGATGCAGTCTTTTTTCCAATACAGAAAACTCACTTGTTCTTATGAATATAGAAATAGTATTGTATTTTTTTCTAATTGCCTTCCATCCTTGAATATCAACAATTAGAAAAACATTTTTGTATCTTTCTATTTCACTTACAGGTGTTCCATAAAAGTCGCCATGTACTTTTGCCCACTCTAAAAAGAATTGAGCATCCTTTGCCTTTAAAAAATTATCTAATGACCAAAAGTGATAATGTAATCCATCTATTTCATCATTTCTGGGCTGTCTAGTTGTAACAGATACAGACAATCCCCAATCCTTATTAAGTAATTTTTGAACGATTGTAGACTTGCCACAACCACTAGGCCCAGACACAATTATAATCATTTTAGTACATTCCTTTACCTTTCTTGGTAGCAGTTTCAACCATATGATTAGGAACAAAATTCCTCAAAAAACTAATTGGAATCACTGTTTTTCCAACAGTTTCATAAGGTATTCCACAACTATACAGTGTTGGCAATAATATTTTTTGCCCTGCCGGACGAGTTCTATGATGATGAAACTCTACTATTGCTTCTTTATATTTATTGTAAAGAGTAGCTGGGGATGTTTCTTTTGCATTTTCATATAGATTAAATGTACAAAGAATATCTACCACTGTTTCCAGAACATAATTTAGTGGCATTTGCTGTCTTTTGTTTCCAACCTTACTAAAATCCACAAACCAAATATATGATTCAGGATCATAACGAAACAATGGATTTTGTGTTCCAACTTTAACATGAAGAGCAATAATTGCTTCTATTTCTTGCATGTACATTGTTGAGATTTTTGGAACTTGATGGAAGCAATAGTAGTAATAACCAATGATACCCCTAAAGGATAACATAAGTGTATTTCTGGCTTCTTTTTCTCTGTAATATTCGTTTCGCAAACAGAAGTTGCAAAATAAACTTTTGTCACCAACAATCACCTTGTTGGCTTGACGAAGATTCTTTGAAAATGTGGCGTGTTTTCCACAGAAGTTACAAACACCAGTAACACGAGTACCTTCTGCCAAATCCCCATTTTTGACAGGAATATCCGTTATTGTAACCTTTTTAATTTCCAAATCTTTCCAATGGGTTTGACCGTAACCATCTTGCACTTGAAATTTATTTCTTGAAACAGAACTGCCAAGCGTAGCAAGATTGGATTTTGTTGCTTTTGGCTTTAGACTTTCAGGATAACCTTGTGGATAACAATCTTTGCAAGAGCAACCATTAGGATGTCCATTTTTTTGGTTGCGATCCGTGGAAATTGTGGAAATTGTTGGAGCGCCGGGATCAATTTTTTTGATCGCCTCACCCGCCGCTTCTGATAATTTTTTGTTTGAACTTTTAGTTAATTCATGTAAAACAGGGAGTATTGCCCAACCATTCCTGTTCAGCTTGCCCCATGCTTTTATGCATTTTATACGATAAACTTCTGTATAGTGCTCGCATACGACATCAGTAAAAAGTTGACTAAGTGTTACCTCACTTTCAACTTCATCGACATGTATTCTTGTGCCAGAATCAATAATTACGAATCCCATCGGCACTTTCCTCTATTTTGTTGAATTTAGGATTTTACTTATTGTATCACAAGGAAAAAATAAAACAACTCAAAAATTTGTGGCAAGCTCTCTATATAAGGTATATCCATAAGAGGAGATAAAACAATGGCAATGAGAGACTTTAATACTTGGGCAAAAGAGACAAATAAGCAAATACCAGAACTTCCACCAGTTGAAGAAGCTGGATCGGCCCGCCGTGCTGCTGTTCGTAAGCACGCATATCCACCAATTTATGGTCGTGGACAATACCCAGATGCAGATAACATTACGCACGCTGCGGATGCCAATTTCTACATCAATCAACCAGGCAAATAAACTTTAACACTGGAAATAAAAAAAGAGAAGATCAAAAATCTTCTCTATTTTTTTGTACATTACTCTTTATTTAATCAAGAAGCAATTTTACACCACTCATTGGGTCTTCTGACAAAATCTTCTCTTTCTTTTTACGCTCTTCTTCTGTAAGATATTGTCCATCAGGTGTTTTAACAAATTCAACCTGTCCTTGATGTGTAATAGTCGGTGGTTGTTCAGTCATTAGTTTTTCTGGCGTTTGCATTTGAGATTCTACCTCCTTAATAAGTTTTAGTCTACCAGTTTTTAACAGAGGGAAAAATCTACTGTCGCCAACAAATTCCCCAGTTGGGGGAATAACATTCTGACCATCACGATTAGGTTCAGGTAGACGTGTTTCGTCTCTGTTAAAATTTTTGTACACGAATAGTTTTTCTGGGCCTGGAACTTCATTCAACTCTTTAACGAGTTTAATTTCGCCAGTTTTCAGTAAGCTAAAGTAATAGCTATCACCTACGAATTGACCACCGAGTTTGACTATTTTCAAATTGTCTTTGGTTTTGCGTGATAGATAGATGTCACCTTTGGTGTTATTTTCAAATAAATAGCTACCCGTACCAGACAAGTCATCTTGACGTTTAGCTAATTGCTGTGCTTTCTTGAGTTCTTTGCGATAATTTATCATATTGCCCTTTACAAACAAAAATTACTAGTTATTATATAGTTTAGTTACTTACTTTTATTTTTTGGAATGGAGAATGCTAATGTTAGATACCAATGTAAAAATGCCCGAAAAATGGCATAAAGTTTACAGAAGCGATGAAGAAAAGTGTGTATTTGTTGGCAAAGACGGAAATTCTGGTCTTATTCGTGCAACAGATAAAACTACAGGTAAGCGATTTGAATGGCGCTCAACTGATGCTTTGGCCCGTGAAAGTGGTTTAAGTAAAAAAAGAGTGGAAGAAATACTGGAATATTATTGCAACAAGAAAGTTGTAAGACAACATTCCAAAGACCCTGAAAAGTGGGGCTATTGGGAAGTAGTAGGCGAAGAAAAAAATGATCCAGATGTTGTTGCAGAAGATCATGCAAAACGAATGGATAAAGCTACAGGGGGGGTTGGCAAGGGGAAAAACACCATTCCTTCTACAGCAGGCAATCCAGGCGGCTCTACAAGTGGTCCAGGTGGTTCTACAGGAAAACCACCAGTTAAAATGCCACCAACTAAGACGCCACCAACTAAGACGCCACCAACTAAGATGCCACCAGTTAAAATGCCACCTATTCCGGCAAAACCACCAACGAAGAAACTTCCACAACCAGTAAAACCATAACGGATTGGAACCTATGAAAAAGGTTTTAATTGTTAACGACGGAAACAACGTATCTGTTTACCATCGTCCATTTAGTGACTTTGGTAAACAGGTATATCAAACTGAGATACTATGGACCGACCCAGATTCAGTTGCTTTAGTTGTTTTCACTGGCGGTCAAGATGTTTCTCCAAGTTTATATGGACAAGAAGCATCCAGAGATACTTTTTGTGTTCCACGAAGAGATATTTATGAATCAATAACCTTCCATAAAGCCAAATCTTTAAACAAACCCATGATTGGTATTTGCCGTGGCGCACAATTTTTATGCGTTATGGCTGGTGGAAAGTTGTGTCAACATCTTGATGGTCATCATGGATCACATGACATTAATACATTTGATGGAAAATGTTTTGAAGTAACAAGTACACATCACCAAATGATGTTGCCTACCAAAGACACAAAAATTATTGCATGGGCATCAAGAAATCATTCAAGTTGGTATTGGAGTGAAAAAAACGAACAGATTAGACCAACTCCAAGAAAAGAATATGAAGTTCTTGCTTGGCCTCTTATTAGAGCAGTGGGTATGCAATATCACCCAGAAGCTATGGATTCTTGGACAAAAGGCTTTAAGTTCGCTGGTGAGTTAGTTGATAAATATCTTATGAATAAATCCTAATTTTGGATATAATATATTCTTGTTCTTGTCTATTTAAATCGAAAATTTTGAACACATCTTCGTCTGTATATGGAATAGAATAATTTTCCATGTCTGGAACCCATGCAAATCTCTTTCTAGTTATGTCTTGCGATGACATTCTTAAACTTAACATAAATCTAAAGAATCTTGTTTTCATATAAGATAAGAAATTTTCAGCTTCTTGTTTGGTGTCAAAGCAATTTATAACGATATAAGTTTGCGTACAAATAGCTCCTGGTTCTATAATAAACAATTTAGATAATACTTTTTTTGTGCCACTCTTATTTTTGTTTTGTGCAGAACCGTTAGCTTTTCCTGATACCACTTTCCATTTGTGTATAATTTTATGCCTATCTTTGAATGCAGTTGCATCACAAAATTTAAGACCTTCTCTAGAATAACAAGGAACTCCGCTCTCTTTCCAATCCTTAAAAGATGAATAAATCTTAAATGGCGTCTGCCCCATCCACTTATTTTTGAAATACTTATTTGATCTAGATTTAACTTTTTCTAAAATGCATATAGCTTCATTATCTTGAATAATAATATCATAATCATCTAAATATCTCATCTTTGACGTGTTGCCACTTATAAACTCACAAGGTCCATTATAATCTCTTTGCCAAACAAAATAATTAACGCCTCCCTTTACATCAACATCTTTAAATATTTCATATTTACCTGGGAAATTTACTATTCTCTTAATTCTTTTATCTTTCATCATTTGTTGTCGAAAAACAGTAAGACCCCTTCCGCCACTCATCCATCTAGAAGGATTAATTGATACAATATATTCTGGATTTAACTGTATCATTTTATTAATGAATAAATGATATAGTGGCGAACCGTGATGTTTACTTTGGCCTTTGTCATTTGATTTTTGATATGGAGGATTCATTATAACTATTAGATTATCTGCTTTAAAATCATTAAGATAAATGAGTGAGTCTTTTACTTGTAAGATGTTTTTGTCTATAATGTTTTTTTGTTCAGTAGTAGGATCGCTAATTAATTTTAATAATCTATCTTTGGTTTCTTGAACGTTTCTCTCTATGATATCTAATCCGATTAAAGTATTAAGCGCATCATCTATACTTAATCCTGCTTCTAGTCGTTTTTGAAAAATCTTAACTACAATTTGACCATTTCCACAAGCAGGTTCTAGTATTGTTTTATTTTTATCTTCATAAGCGCAAAAAGGAATACACTCCAATAATTTTTCAACGGTATGAGTTGGAGTGTATACTTCTGCGAATTTTCTGATATTTTCTCTAGAAATCATCTTAAACCAGTAGGAACTAATGGCCTTAATAAGTCTTTTGCAATCATCATGGTTTGAGCTTTAGTTGGTTCTGCACCGCCATTTTCTTTAGACCACGCAACTACTCTATTTAAATATTCTTGTGCAACAGCATTCCAATTAACTTCACTATCCGGTATCAATTTACCGTCTGGAGTGTTTTGTAGTATGTCTACTGCTTTCCATACTGCTTGTGGATCATCTTCATAAACCGATTTAGTAGATTTTGGTTCATCCTCTGGTTCTACATTTTTGTTATGAGTTGCATGTTTTGATACAGAAGTATCTCTTGTTATCTTATCCTTTTCAGCAACATCTAAATCTTTACCAGTCAAAGCACTTGTGGAACCGCCAGCGCCGCCGCCTCTATGAATAACATCCTTTGACCAATTTAATACGTCTTTAATACGGATAGTTCCAAATTTAATAGCCTTAGAAAGTCTCCAATTTTGATCCCCATATTGTGGATTAGTTACTGTTTCTTCTCTTGATAGATGTGCTAAAATATCACTTGCCAATATTTCTTCGTCCATTTGACTACGTATTCTATCTAGAGACATAGCTCTAGCAGTCATAAATCTTATAGCTTTTCTTGCAGCTATTTCAGATTCTTGTTTTAAAATCTCACCCCAAGGTACTTCATAATTAAAATCTCTAAATACTCCACCTTTTCCACGAATCATTGGCTCTTCATCAGTTTTGCCGTCTAGCCAATCATCTTGTTTTTTGATCCATTGATAAATAGTCTCCATTTTCTTAGTTCCAACAGCACCACGATCATAGTTGGTTGTGCCTTTTCTTCCAAGTCCAGGTTCGTACTTACCCTTTCTAATCCAGTTTGCCGCACTATCTAATGGCAACATGACATTATAGAAATCATATCCATTATCATTTAATTTTTCTAGCTTTGCCTTCAATCTTTGTGCATTTACTGGAACTTTCTGTGCTGTTCCGGTACTAAAATGAATATCGAAGTATTGTCCTGGTTCTCCACCATATTGAGATTCTCTTGCTTGAGGATCAGTAACTAATTTTTTGCTATATCTCATTTGTAGTGCTTTTGGCAAAGAAAACTTATGACCTTTTTCATTAGCGTCTATAAAATATTGAAGATATTCTCTATCATCAGCATCTAGTTCGATTGGTATTTTATCTACAGGGTTATGCTTTAGAGCCGGATTTCTAGGTGGAACTTTATTTAATGCTTCAAATCCTTTATCCTTATCTGGGATTTCACCTTTTTCATAAAGAGCATTTCTCAAATGCATAACAGCATTTTTATCATCTTCAAAATCCTTTGGCATACCTTTTTCTGAAAAATCTAATGCCTTTTTAGCAGCAGTTCTTGCAGCAAATCGACCTTGATTATTTTTTAAATCAACTTTAGCTATATTGTAAGATTGCTTACTCAACTTTTCAATAAGATGTTTAGTAAATGTCGGAACATCTTTATATACCACAGTTTTTTGTCCCGGCTTTCCGCCATTATGAACTAAAGAAATGTCATGGGTTTCTACATCTGGGTTTAGTAGAACTTTTGGACTGTAGCGATATTGGATAGCTTGCATCCAGATATTTGTTTCTCTTGGAAAATGGGAAAGATAAAGATAATCTTGCTTATCAAATTGAATGGCAAATTCCTTACGCACCTGAGCCATTTCTGCAAGGGCTGTAACATTTACATCTTGTTTTGCAACATATTCAAAAAAGGTTGATCTTTGGGACATTCTATTTCTCCGATTTTACAATATATAGTATAAAGGAAGTATAAAATATGCCAAATTGTAATGCACAGACGTTAATGGTAACTAAACCAGCCAATACTGCAAGTTGTGGTCCTGCATGTGGAGGACTTGGCCCAGCTGACTGCAATATCCCTGGTATGACTCAAAGACGAAAAAGAGAAGCAGTTATAGAACAAATTAAAGATTATGTCTTATTAATGTTAGGCGCTCCAGTAATTAAAATAGAATTAGATGACCAAAACTTAGACTTAGCCATAAAACAAACACTAAAGATTATGGAGTATTATGCTCCTATGGAGTATTTTACCTATTATACATTTGTAACAACTCCGGGAAAATCAGTCTATGATATGCCACCAGATGTTGGCTTTATTAGGCAAGTTAACTACAGAGCAACACCAGAATTTGCATTCCAATCTGCCGACTTGCAAGGCGCTATTCCTATTGAGTATTTTTACCCAGGCGGTGCTTATAGTTCTATTCAAGGTGGCTTAATTGATCCTATTCAGCCTATTTGGGGCAGGGCAGGAGAGTGGACACTTTATAAACAATACGAACGAATGTATACTAGACTCTCTAGTAGTTTGGGTGGATGGGAGTGGGTAAATGGTTATAGAAGTATTAAACTTTATCCTATTCCATTCCGTGCTTATCATGTTAGTGTTCATTACATGCAAAGATGTAAGGATTGGGAAGAAGTAACTCAACCAATGCAAGAAGGTGCTTTAGCTCATGCGAAAATGATGCTGGGCTTAATACGTCGTAAATTCATGAATCCACCAGGACCAAACGGCGGCATACAATTAGACGGACAAATGATGTATCAAGAAGGCAAAGATGAGTATGAAAAATGGAAAGAAGATTTAATTAATAAGTTTGGTGATTTACTAGGTCCAGTACTAGGTTAATAAAAATATGGAAAACAAAAATTTTAATGAATGGTTGGAAATTAAAGAACCTTCCCTATTCACAGAGGGAACAACTAAGTATTCTATTGAAGTCAATTATAGAACCAGCATGGAAGAAGCCATTGATGGTTTTGCAAAATTAACTTTAGGATATATTAGCGCTGCCATGAAGAATTGTGGTTATCACGTCAAAGTAGTCTATGATAAAAAACCATACCGTGTTCTAGTTAGCACACGTAATTGGGATGATGGAGAATGGGTAGGAATAGTTCTATTTCAAGATGATTGCTTCCTTATAGCTAAAGGGCATTATAACAAAGACAAGAAAACAATTTCCATAATGGGAAGTCATAAATCTACTTGTAAATCTGCGGCAGAGATATCTAAAGAGCTTCGTAACTATATGGAAAAACTAAAGAAAGAAAAGCCAAGAGGTAGTGATACTCTTGAGCCTGCTAATATGAAACGTGGTCCAAAACCAAAATTTATGCAGAAAATATCAAAAGTTCAAGGCCCGTGGAAGCCCTACAAACCATACTAAGGAGAAACATGAAACCACCAGAGTTAACTGACGACCAATACTATGCCCTAGATTCTGTCTGGGGCTGTAAAGAAGCCAAAGAAGACATTAAGAAACATATTGGATGGTTTTTTTGGCTGCAATTTGATGAACATGATGGAAACTCCGGCATCTATAACTCAATGAGCGATGATTTTAAGATGTATGAATTTTATCCAAACGGCAATAATGATCCAAATTGGTTTGGAGATGTATTTCATCAAGATGGTACAAAAGTATCTTGTAAAACCATTGAAGATTATTTAAACGAACTTGGAAAAATGTGGATGATTACTGGCAGAAAATGGGATAAGAAAGTTATAGGATATGGTTATAAGAAAGCATATATTTAAATGCTTCGTGGGTCTTCTGTAATTTCTTCAATTTCAACCTTTGTCTTTTGTTTTGGATGTTTGTCGGGCGTTGCCTCTACATATAATGGATACCTTTCGTCCGGTTGGTAATATGTTTTAGAATAACTTTTAAATTCCTTACCGCAAAAACGACAAACATCTAACTCAAGACGACCTCCACATTTAGGAAGCCATATAAATTTTTCAGGCTCACCCCATTTAAAGCAAGACTCACACTCTTTCCACTTTTTAGGTTTGTTTTCTGACATATTGTATTTCAGGACAGGTTTTGGCCTAAACCATATCAATCGTTGCCAATTCAAATTAAGAATATATTCAGAAAATAGACTTAAAATAACAATTAAAATACCAATAAAAACAAATACGATACTTAGCGATGGATACATATATACTCACATGAGCGGATTCAAAGATTTCATGAAAGGTTTATTTGGAGGTCAACAAAAACCAAAACCACAAGAGTATGCCCCAGCATTCGCAAAGCTCGTCCAAAAATATAATGGCGATGAAAAAAAAGCAGAAGCCGAATATTCTCAATTAATACAAACACCATTTGGACAATATAAATTGAAAAGAATGGCTATGGAAATAGGTGACAAAAATACCGACCCAAGAGCATTTCAGGCAGATAAATTAGGTGGCGCTCAAATGTTTGGAGATAAACCAGGATCAAATCCATTTTAACTGGCTTCGTCTTCAACATACAAATTTTTTATACTTTCAATAAACTTCATCGGGTCTTTTGACTGCGCAAGTGATTCTCCAACACATACAAAATTGGCATCAACTACCGGAAGTGGACCAAACGGATGAATATTTGGAATAATTTTGATTAAGTTTATTTCTTCTATTTTTTCTATTGAGTTCCAAAACGGAATTTCGTGGTCAGAGCAAATCACTCCATCTATATTAGATTTGTTGGCAATGTTAAAAAATCTCTCTATTGGATAGCCACGATAAGTTTCTCTAATTTCAGAAAAGTCAAGGTTATCAAGCATACTTACGCCGATAATTTTGGTTTTGTTTCCAAACTTAACGCCACCTTTAAACGCACCTTCCCTTGCGTGTTTAATCATTTTGACACCACCAGCAATATGAACACTAATCATATCTGCACCTGCGGAAGCCAATCGCTCAGCCATATTCATTACTGTCTGTGGGGCATCATGCAACTTCAAATCAACAAAGACATTGCCAAAATTCTTTAAATGATCCATAATATTGACGCCATATCGCATAATTAAATCATGGATTCTGAACCCCCAAACATTATCTTTCAGGGTTTTGGCGATCCCGATTGCTGTTGTTTGATCCATATTGTCCAGAGTGACAATGATCTGATTCATGGAGTTCCCTTTATGCTGATAACCAAAACAATTAAGTCCAGTAGATGCATTTATACCACAAAAGAATGGAAAAAGGGAGAGCAAATTTTGAAATTTGAAGGAAAAATTGTTCTTTCTTGCATCGCCAGCGTACATCACAGTTTATCAATAAATGAATTTTGGTCATTTGAATGGCCATTGGATCATATTCAATCTCATTTCAATCATTCCTGTGATTCAAACTGTTTCATTGTTTTTGAAAACGATATCCCAATCCTAACCGCCAGAAAAGACATAGATTGCGATAAAGAACTTTGCTATAATTACAATGCAGTAGATTATAATAGATTATCAGACATGACAGCATTTTGCTGTAATTGTAGAAGTAATAAATGCGTAGAAAATATTAGAGGTTATTGCTATTTGACTGATAAGCAAAAAGAAGAAATTGCAGACATAATTTCTCCCTTTATATCTTCGTTACTTTCTTAAATGCCTCTTCCCAATTATCTTTTAACAATTTAATGGTCGGATACCAGAAACCAATTCTCCATCTTCTATCCTCCCACTTATTCCCCAATAGCCCATATCCAGGTACGCCCATAGCACCAGCTAAGTGTAATGCGGCTGTATCGACTGTAACAACCATGTCTAAAGAATTAAGTAATTTTGCTACATCGTAAAAATCTTCAATCTCTACACCTTTCAAGTCCATATCTTCACAACCCTCAATTAAACCAAAATCTTGAATTGTAGGTTGAAGTAAGAATAAGTTAATACCACTACTAACAAGAGACTTAAAATGCTTGAGTGGACAATTACGATCATTAGTGCGTTTGTGTAAAGGACTTCCTTCCCATGCGATACCAATGTTATAACCAGGAATTAATTCTGTTTTTTCTGAAATGATTATATATGGGTCTATTGGTATTGCGTAATTTGGTATAATGTTTCTCAAGTAGAAAGGCATACTAAAACTTAAAATATGATAGTCGTGGTCTGGAAGTGGTACATTATCTCTATCAATTCTACCCACGCCCAAAGTGTCTATTAGCCTGTGAAGGCTCTTTGGAGCGTGGAGAAGAATCTCGCAATCCATTGCTTTGAAGGAACGGACGAAACGCAAAAACTGAATTTGGTCGCCGTAACCTTGCTCACAGTAAATAATAACTTTCTTTCCTGATAAATCTTTCTTTCCATCCCACTTCTCACTACCTTTATACATAACCCTATAATATTCCATGTTTGGGTTATTGTCTCTTTCTATATCTAAATATGGTGTTAGTGTTTTCATAATTATGTAATAGTAACATCCGGCTTAGGAACAGGAACATTTCCTTCACCTGTAGTAATATTTTCTTGGAAGCGTTCACAAATAATTTGTAATCTCATTGCTCCCCATAATTGAAACTGTGTCAATCTAGTATCAACAACAACCCAAAATTCATTCAAGTGTGGTGTTTGAATACGACTACCACGCTTTGGAGGATGTCCTATTGCACGTAAAACCGCCCTATAATTACATTCAAACATTACATCGCCTACACCATCAATTCCAAATGCTGTAGAAGGGTTTTGTGGCTCAATAGGTTCATAATAACCAATTATTTGAATTGGTACTGGACTCCACAATTTCCCACGATCTTCTAAATATAACTTGTCCATCGTTTGAAATTGAATGAAAACTTCATAATAAAACAATGGAGAACCACCAATCCTAATAATTTCCTCATCATAGGAATTAAGTAAATCAAGGTCTGGACTTAGAGGATCAAACTGAACCAAACTTCCGTAAGGTTGAAAGGGAGTTCCATTTGGATTAAAAATAGCCATATAGTATTTACTCTTGTTGAGGTAAAGAATCTTTAATATCTTGTTTCTTACCAACTTCATTACCTAAACAAGTCCAGCCCTGCCTACATTTTCTAGCAAACAATTCAAGATAAGGACCAGGACTAGTTTTTTCTACCAAACTATAAAAATCATTTGGTTTTTCTGAATGTTTTCCTCTACTCCAATTAAAACCAGTTCCACCAGTTTTTCCAAAAGCATTTTTCCTTCTACCACCTTTACGAAATAATAAACATTGCTCAGTGTTACATTGGAATTGACCACATCCAAGTCCAGGTTTATTCCAAGTTATTACTTGAACATATTCTGGGAAACCCCAAGCTCTAGCAACTTCAAATCCCCAATCCATGTGTTGATTAACGACCCATAAATATAAATGAGCTTGATTGGCTGATGGAACACTAATCGTTTTAATTTCCTCTAATGACATAGTTGGATAAAATCTTTGTGGTCTTGCAAGATCGGTAAATCTACTTTTCCAATTCTTACCAAGAGCCACATCCCAAGGAGGATCAGCGACAATAGTTCTAAAGTTCCCTGTACTAGCCATTGCCATTTCAACGTATTGATTAAATTTTATCATTTGGCCCCCAATACAACATTGATTTTTATCTTACCGCCAAATCCTTCTAATAACGTTATGGGAGCATTTGGGAATCTTTCAGCAGCCCATAAAGATGTTCCTGCATGGTTAGTAATGTAAAAACCAAAAGTAGTGACAATGTTATCAAATGTAAATATTTGCTGTGGAAACTTAGCAACATAATTAGTAGTGAAAGGATCAATCATATATGTCCAATCACTAGGACTAAGCAGTTTTGGTGTATACCCAGGAAATATTACTTCTGAATAATCTGTAATGATATCAGTTTTACTTGGGATTCTGTCATTCCAAAACAAGTGAAGTAACGGCAGGTCGGAGTTAATAAGCGTTTGCAAAAAATATAATTGACCTGTTTGTGTGAAAATAAAACTCATATTTTATTTAGAGACGCAATGTAAATATAATTATGGCTATTAAGAACAAAGATGGAACGATATTTCAATTACAGAAACCTAATCCAATAATGAAGGATCAGGAATTTTGGGATGATTATATTCTACACAATTTTAATGGAGAGACAGCTGCTATAGAACGACCAAAAAAGAAGTATCAAAATATAGAAGAAATAGAGCCACAAGAAATTAAAGTCCCAATAAAAGAAACACCAATAGAGAAACCAAAAAAGAAAGAAGAGCCTAATAAAGAAGAACCTACAAAAACTTTATTATATTGTATGCCAGCAACTATTACAATTAAACACGATAAACTCTATGGGGAAGATCGTGTAATCCCCGGCTATGGCACTCAGTTCACGCTAGAATCAATTATAATTGAAATGGATGACTTAACTTGTAGGTTATGGGTCAATACAGATAAGGTTACAGAAAATTCAATTTTATATATACCAAAAACTATTCGTTGGTGGAAGGTAGAAAAAATTACAGACGATAACAATGGTTATGTTATCGTCTGTATGCCTTCTCCTATTCAACCTTCATTTTCCAACTAACGCAATGGTCTATATTGAGCCATAGGATATCCAGTAATTCTTGGAATAATTCTTGGAGGTTCTTTTGTTTCTATATCTTTAATTCCTGACGTTAATGGATTACTATGTCTATACATTCTTTCTCCTGACATTTGTTCTCCTGACATTTGTTCTCCTGACATTTGCTGATTCCATACATCATTATTACTATTATTTACAGTAGTCACATTGGTATTAGAACAAGCACATGATGGAATGGGATTGGTTTGTGGCATTGGCCAAGACCCATCTCCATTATCGGGCCAATAAGACCCATCATCAGCATAATCGCCCATTCCCATGCCACTCATGCCATCACTTGGCATCCAAACAGGTGTATCACCACTCATACCATTCATGCCACTCATGCCATCACTTGGCATCCAAACAGGTGTATCACCACTCATACCATTCATGCCACTCATGCCATCACTTGGCATCCAAACAGGTGTATCACCACTCATACCATTCATGCCACTCATGCCATCACTTGGCATCCAAACAGGTGTATCAGTATTAGTACCATTCATGCCACTCATGCCATCACTTGGCATCCAAACAGGTGATTTCATACCACCTGTTTCCTGTGGAAAAGTCATAGGAGGAAACGAACTTAATATGTTTTTACTCATTTATTATCTCCTTAATTAACTAACTGTTGGAACACAAGAATAATGAAGAGTTACATCAACATTATCATCACATGGCCAATTTGGAAGTTTCATTAAATCGACTCTCATAAAGTTTGGAAAACTTGCTGCACTTTTAACAGTTGAGCCATTTCCATCAACAAAACCATTATTAATAGCATACACCATTAGTTTTTGTGAAAAAATACGACTCCCAGTAACTTTTCTACAAGGGAATTTAACTAAAGAAACACCAGAAGTAAAACCTGGAGTTGTTGTAGGAGTTACACTGAAAAGAGGAACCGAATCATTTGGAGTTGCATTTTTAGAATCAATTGGCGTATCAACTACGCTTGTATCTATGCCGTTAAGCTGAACAACAACATAACCATCTTTGCTTGTATATGTCGTAACTTGATCCGTAATATATGCAGAATCAGTTAAACGAGAATTATTTACAGCTAGGTCTAGTGTACCTGTATCAGATGGATTAGTACTTATAATTGGAGGATCGCCTGCAAATGTTAAAGCTGGAGTTAAATCAGTATAACTAATAGTATAAGTTAATGTTGCATGGTATTGATTAGAAACATCAGCATCACTAAGCAAATCTAAACTTAAATACATCAAATCCCAAGAGCCATCAGGCTGAATAAAAACAGATGGACCAGGAACTCCGTCATTAACTGCTATAAAATATTTCTTAGAAATAGATACTGAACCCACTTCATTAGTTAATAATACCTTATCAGCAACAGCCCAATCATTAGCACTATTAAATTGAGGAACTCTAATATCAAGAGTGCCAATATTCAATGCAGCTGTTGTTGCGTTGGTATTTGCCCACGAATAACTTGTAAGATCAATTTCAAATACACCCCATTTATTTTGACCCCATGTTGGCATATAAGCCTCTGGATCAATTGTAATAGCTACCTTATCAAAATTTAAACTTGAATTAGGACTAAAACCAGAAAGTTGTGCGGTTTCAGAACCTTTTAAGTTGCGTGTTGTAATTGTTGTCATTTATAAACCTTTCAATTTTTGAGTAGTGATATTTAAATATAGTTTTGCCAAAGTATTTATTCTTATCATTTGGTTATTATTTTCATTTAGTTAATAAAACCTGATAACCTGCATATTTTATTTTAAATCCTTGAGATATTAACCAAGGAATTGCTTGTGCGCCCTTGCCTTTCCATTTACAATCATGATAAGGCGTATCATCTATTAAAATAACTGCACCTTCTGCAAGATGCGGCAAAGCTAATTTTGTTTCTTCTAAACAATTTTCTTCATGTCCTGGCAAATCGGCATCATGAGAATCAAGATACAAAGCATCAATTTTTGGTCCCTTGTAGTTCTTTAAAAAATTCCAACTGTGGCTTAGAACAACATCTACTGGTAATCCTTCTGTTTTTGATTTTGCAAACTTGCAGTTAGTTGCATTAAGATCAACAGTTGTTAATTTTCCACCATGATTAAGAAGAAATACACCTAAAATATAACTAGAATATCCTGCTGAATAATCTTCATCAACTCTAATGCATCCTGTTTCAACTACAACTGGATTCTCTACACCTTTAATGTGCTTTAGGAATAAATCAAAACTTCTATTTCTGTCTATTGCATAATCATTAAATGAGCCTCTGCATTTAGATAAAAATTGTTGTAAAAGCAAATCTGGACCTTTGTGGTTTAGGTACTTATTTTCATCAAACATTTTTTTTGCTTGTTTGACAATAAATTCAGAACTTATTTGTTTGTTTTGATCTTCAAGTATGTTAAATTCGGCTCTTCTTAATTTTGTAATATCATTCGCCCACGAGCCTACAATATTAATCAATTCTTTTCTTGGTAATACAAAATGGGATGGATGATGTTTTGTCCACAAGCCTAAAGTTGGCATCCTAGCAAATCTTGAAAAATGCAAAACTCCAGAATCAATACCTAGAAGAAGATTAGATTTTTTCATTAAGTAATATAATTCAATAACACTTATATGCCTAAAATCTTTAAGATGTTTTACTCTAAAATTTTTGCCTTTCCAAACTCTATTATCCCAATCTAAATTAATAATAGTTGCATCTGTTTCTGATAACAATCCTGTGACTATTTCTGCCTGTATTTCATGATTTATATTTTTTGCATCCGGGCCAGTGTTACCCTGAAAATGACAAAGTATTATAGGCGAATTGATTTTAGATAGATAATCATCTATAATTTTTTTATCTTCTTCTGTGACGTACTTATCAAGATTAAGTTCTACTTGACAATATTCCTTCCATAAATTAGAACAATGTCCAATGTCTGGCATAGGAGATTTAGAAATATTACATGATGCTTTATTTCCAGCCCAATGATTTATTGGGGTAGGTAATTCAGAATATACATGTCGCCAATAATGATGTTCTAAATTTTTACCATGAGTTATAGAAGCCCCCCCAGCTAAAAATAATGCTTCTTTTTCTTTAGTACATTCTATTTTTATTTCATGACCTCTTGTAGTGTAAAGAGGAATTTGATGGGCAAAATTACTGCAATCGCCAAGACCGTGAATAAATTTACAAGAAACCATTTTAATCCTTGTTAATAAGTTAAAATTCCGCCAAAATAATAGGAATCAATAGCATTGATTACATTCTCTACACTTATCATAGTCATACATTTTGGATATGGCTCAGAAGCAATATTGAAAATTGGATAATCGCAATATTTATCTATATTATTTTCCTTAACTATTTTTTTGCGCCAACATCCACCTTCCAAACAACATGGCAATCTACCTTGCATTGTTAAATAAGCCTCCGTATTATATCGCTCCCATGTTGCTGGTTCCATTCCAGAAGCAATACACACAAAAGGTTTTTGAAAAGCAGCATATATGTGATGAAGAAACGAAACTCCACCTATACCAGCCACCGATTTATTAGCCAATCTTATTAGTTGTCTTGCGGTTGTTTTTCCTATTAAATTTATTACTCCATTAAGGGGTTTGTGATTATGGTGAGCTTCTCCAACTTGAACAAATGTTATTTTCCCTTTATAATGATCTACCACATCCTGATAAAAAGGCCAAGCTTTTATAGTATAATCAGATTTAACACCAGAACAAATCAACCAAAAATTCCCCTTATAACCAGTCGTCTCCACAACTTGATTCATCCATTTTTTTTCTTCATTGCTTAAATATAAAAAAGGTCTATTGACATTGCATTCTATTTTTATATCAAGTTGCTTTTCTAGAAATTCACAATAACCCTGTATGAAATGAACATTTTTTTGATTACTCTGGTGAATCAAAGGATATTCCATTTTTATTTTTCGACCACTTCTATGACGAATTATATGAGGATTATTTTCGTAAATAGAATCACAACTAGTTTCAATATCAGTTAGATATTTATTTGGGTGTTGTTTGTGTAAACATTCTATAGCCGCAGACATAATAAGAATGTCGCCAGGACATAGTTTGTTTACTAAAATTATTCTTTCTTGATCCATATTCAATAATTGTTTTTAGACTAATTACTTAAATAAGTAATTAGTCTAAAATTTAATCAGTATTAAGAGGTAATTTCCCAAGTAACTGTTCCACTACAAATTATGCTACTTGGTGTTAGATTTCCTGACAACGACAGAGGCGAACAACTATTGACTGTCAAATTACTATCGCTACCGTCACCCAAAGATAAGTTGTAAACTCCCCCAAGGCATCGCAAAATAATGTCCCAATCTGGTCCGCAAGAGCTTACGATTCCATGCCACCAACCAGCTACAGGGTCAAACGTTAATGTAGTAGTTGCCGCATTGTAACAATCACAATCGCCAGTAAAGGCTATTACGCTTGCGGTTAATGTTCCTGGCAATGGATCACAATCACACCCACCAGAATTTGAACTTAAATCACTATAACTAGAACTGGAATCACTTGAACTGGAACTGGAACTGGAACTGGAACTGGAACTAGAACTAGAACTGGAACTAGAACTGGAACTGGAACTGGAACTGGAACTGGAACTGGAACTGGAACTGGAACTGGAACTGGAACTGGAACTAGAACTAGAACTGGAACTAGAACTGGAACTAGAACTGGAACTAGAACTAGAACTTTTCAAACTACAACCAGCAGCTATACAATCTGCTTCTGTAGCATATGGGCCACTGATAGCCGTATGTCGTTCAAATAATCCGCCACCTACACCAACGCAAACTGTATCACCGATGTTACTAAACCAAGGTTCTTCACTGCAAACAACTGCGTCTGTAGGAATACCACTACAACCTGTACAAGCTGGATTTCCCCATCCACACGACAAAATGTGAGTGCACCACCAATCACCAGAAACAGGACTATTGCTACTTGAACTACTTGGATTACTTGAGCTACTTGAGCTACTTGAACATGCCGCAATAGTTACAGACGCAGCGGCAGCGTAATCGCAATAAAGTCCAGAATTTGGTGTAAGGAAGAGAGACAAAACACCACCATGATTACAATCAAAATCAGCAGCGTTTACCGTCCAAAATACAATTTGTTCCTGGCTACTTGTGTCATGCCGTAAGTCTAACGCTAAAACAAAACTGTCAGTTAATAGCGTTCCTGATGTAAAGTTATCAGATAATATTGCTCCAGCATTAGCCCAAAAAAGCGATAAAGTGTAATTCCAGAAATCACACTGGGTTCCTGACGTAGACCAACCACAACCAAATCCATCCCATATCAGTGTAATAAGCGAACCAAACAATGATTCACAGTCTGGACAAATGCCGTTAACAATTCCAGTTAATCCTGTTGGTAAGCAGAATGTTGGCGTAAATGGTTCTGTGCAAGGACAATAACCACCGCTACTACTACTGCTACTGCTGCTAATTTCGCAACAATTATTAAGACAATAATTTTCATTATCGTAAGGACCACTATCAATAGTCCATCCGTTTGCAAGATAAATTGCTAATTCCTGACCATCTAAGAATAAACAAACCGTATTGCAAAGAAGACTACTATGGCTGCTATAACTACTATAACTACTATAACTACTATAACTACTATAACTACTATAACTACTATAACTGCTATAACTGCTAATATCACATCCAATAGGTGTTATTGTTATTTCTTCCGGCCAAGTTCCACAATAAACTTCATCAAATTGATCTTCAACCAATGTATTAGGGCCACAGCAATTCCAATCCGCACCAGAAATAACATATCTTTCAGCACCTATTGATGTTAATGTCCAAACATCATTAAAGAAATCATATCTTAAAATCCAATATGGATTTCCTTGAGTGCAATCGCTAGGATTGCCTTTTTCTTCAGTTTCCCAATGGCAGTTAACAAGACCATTATTGTAAATTTCTGGTTTATACACCAAAGTATATTCTTGATTCCAAGGCCCACAACAAGGACTATCACTTCTATCAGCAATATCATCCATAGCAGGAACGATCCATTTTATTGCAGTAACTTTTGGATGACAAGGATTACAATCTATTATATATTTTGCGGGAGGCATCATACAATACCACTTCCAGCCTATTGTTGAACTTGAGCTTGAGCTTGAACTTATAGAGCTTGAGCTTGAACTTCTAGAGCTTGAACTTCTAGAGCTTGAACTTGAACTTACTTCTGAACTACTCAAACTACTTAAACTACTTTCAGAACTCAAACTACTTAAACTACTTTCAGAACTCAAACTACTTAAACTACTTTCAGAACTCAAACTACTTAAACTACTTTCAGAACTCAAACTACTTAAACTACTTTCAGAGAAGCTGCTCAGGCTACCCAAACTTCCACTACTCAAACTTTCTAAACTTTGTGAACTTAATTCACTACTCAAGCTACCACTACTCAAGCTACCCAAGCTACCACTACTCAAGCTACCCAAGCTACCACTACTCAAGCTACCCAAGCTACCACTACTCAAACTTTCTAAACTTTGTGAACTTAATTCACTACTCAAGCTACCACTACTCAAGCTACCCAAGCTACCACTACTCAAACTTTCTAAACTTTGTGAACTTAGTAAACTACTAGAGCTACTCAAACTGCTCAAGCTACCCAAGCTACCACTACTCAAACTTTCTAAACTTTGTGAACTTAGTAAACTACTAGAGCTTGACGAACTACTAGAACTTAATGAACTACTATGTAAGCTTGACGAACTACTAGAGCTTAATGAGCTACTATGTGAGCTTGACGAACTACTATTTAGTTGAGGTGTGCCCGGTCCTCTTACTGCTGGGATGCATAAATTTGGACTTGGACCTTGCATAGCAGCACAAGGAGCATATAAAGTTGGCACAGCAGCACTACAACCACAATTTGGTGCAGAAGTAAATGGAGGTGGCCCTTCCTGAGAAACACAATTAGAATTAAGCGGTGTGGCTACACCATTATTAACATTTGGTAATACTTGTGGCTGTGTACCATTTAGGCTACAAATAGGATTACCTATTGGTGGCGGACCAATACTCATGCAAGGTATATTTGTGTTATTTGTCGGTATTGTTGTTGTACACGTTGTAGGTGGAGAACAACATCCTTGTGTAAAATTCTGGAATGTTCTTAAATTGTCACTTATTCCATTTATTAAATCTTGTCCCGGAATCTGTGGCGTTGGTTCGGAGAAACCAATCATTAAACTCAAACCATCAAGTTCTATAACAGGCGGCGGCGATGGTTGTGGTGTTCTTTGCAATCCTTGTGTTCTTGCTGGCCTAATTGCTCTTACGGTAATATTAAATGTATTTACAGCTGCATTTATGGCTTGACAAGCAGCAGCAGGAGTCATACGATTTTCTTGACTTGTTAATCTGGTTATGACATTATTTAATGCATTCCTCAGAGCATTCATTGCATCAATACCAGCACTTCCAGTTTGTGTATATGAAAAACCTGATGAACTACCTATTCTAAGCAAAAATGCTCTAGCCGCAACAAGAACTCTATCTTCACAAGTAACAGCTGAACCTCTGATAATAGCCATACATTCTGCAATAGAAGCATTAAATGCTTGAAGGCTTGCAGGTGGAATAGCTCCATTAGGCAATGTTTTTAATAATCTATCAGCTTCATATAAAGCATAAGCAATAGAAGTTTTGTTATCTATTAAATCAGTACCACTTCGCCTCAAATCATCATATATTTCATAGACTGCATTTCTATTACTTACCCATAAATTCCAAGCTAATCCTTGAATCGCTTGGCCAATAGTTGTTTTACATGCTGCCGCTGGATCATGCATAGGATCACAATCCCTTATAGCATTATTAAAAGTTGCAATACCCCTATCTACTCTATCGCTTGTGGAAGTACGAGCAGCTAACGGTGCTTGATGATAGCCATTTATACTAACTTTCATCAAGTTCATTATTTCTCTTGCTGACATAACTCCAAATCCAGCCCTAGTTACTCCGTTAGAAATATCACGACTTAAAGTTCTTAAAGCATCCAAACTAGGTGTTTCCGCAGGTCTGGTCATGGAAGCTCCGAAAGCATACCAATTAGTTATAAATGCATTAATAGCATCAACTAAAGTTGCAGTACAAGGAGTCGCTCTTGCTCGTTGTGGGGTTATACTGTCTCTAGGAAGACAAGAAATAGCAGCGGTCCTTAAATTATCCATTATAGGCGGAAATCCATTTACAATATTTAAAAATCTATTAGAATCTGGTCTATTAGTTAATGGTTGAAGACCATCGTTAAATGCTAATAATGAAGTTAATACTGTAGAATAAGCATTTATTGGAGTAATAGTTCCATTAGTTAAACTTGTGATATTATCAGTTAATACATTTCGTAATGCTAGTTCCTGTGGCCCAAGCGGATAAGTTGTTGATAAGAGTTGCGCACTATTAAGATCCCACTGACGGAATGCATCTAAACATGCCTGTAAAGCATTTCTCATAGTAGTTGTGCATGGATTATCCAAAGCAGCATCTCTACACTTGTTTTCCGTCTGGGATATTGCATGAGCAACTCCTCTTTCAACTCTACGAGCTAAATCATTCCAATCACCAGAAGAACTGCCTCCCAAATTAGGAGCCCGCATTTGAGTTATGGTATCATTAGCCATAGTTCTCAATTGCCTCAACATATTAAGTAAAGCAGCGCAACCTGCTGGATCGCAATAATATGCATCAGAGTTAGATTGTTCTAGTCTTGTTCCTCTTCTCTGCGCTATTACTTCTGGGCTATTCCAATCACCAATTTTACGACAAATTCCGTTAGATGTACTTACTAGCATTTCCCAATAGCCTGGACGACCTTGAGCTCCATTAAGAGCACGCTCAATTGCTTGCAAAACATCAGTACTTTGAATTTCTAATAACAACTTATCTCTGGTACTGCTTATACTTAAATTAAAAATAGCGGCAGCAGCTAGGCAAGGAGTTACCATATTTGCTAGAAAATAAGTTGCATACCAACTTGCTACATATGCAGTTTCACTACTAAGAATAGCAAATGATGTACGTGCTATAAGAATATTTGTGCCTGCTGCACCTAAACTGCCACCTATTGTTCCTCCAACTGCACCTGCTACCATTTGGCCTATTATACCATTAATTCCTAAAGCTTCAGCAATTTTTTGACCTAAATATGCTCCAGCAAAAGCTCCAATGAAACCACCAATGAATTGAGCATTGCCCGCTGTTGCCATAGCATTAAATCTTTGAGCCGGAGTTCCGCCTACTGGGGTTAATACAGTAGATGTAATACCAGTTTGTGGATTAGTGGTTTGTGTTACTGCACTAAACAATGGTCTTACATTCGGAGGTAGATCAGCAAGAGTCCTTGGAGGACCAACTGTTCCCCATTCCGTACTAAAAGTTGCTGCACGCCCCGGCGATGCCGCTGTCTGGCATACACCATACCCAGGCACAAAATCTCCAGGTACAGCTGTAGCAGGAGTTGCTGCTGTATACTGCAAAACAACCAAATATCCCTGTGTGTTCCAGAATATCTCACCTATAGGCACAACTACATCGCCCGGCCCGCCAACTACGAGAGCACCACCACCAGGATTAGTAACTACAAGAGGTCCGCCAGCACCACCACCAGGATTAGTAACTACAAGAGGTCCGCCAGCACCACCACCAGGATTAGTAACTACAAGAGGTCCGCCAGCACCACCACCAGGATTAGTAACTACAAGAGGTCCGCCAGCACCACCACCACTAAGGCCGGCAACTATAAGAGGTCCGCCACCAGCACCACCTAGTCCGCCTCCTATAACGCCGCCGGCACCACCACCGACAATGCGCAAAGGATTACCACTAGGTATAGTCGGGCAATTTGTTCCTGTTAAAATAGGATTTGTTGGTGGTCCTATTGGCAATGGATTATTGATACTACCAGCTGGGGCATTTGGATTATAAGGTAATGCTCTACCAATTATTTCGCCATTTACATCTATTAACGTAGTAATTGCTCCACCCTGAGCAGGAGGAGTTTCATTATCAAATATTACCAATCCACCACCCTGTCCACGAAATGGTTGATTATTAGGACCAAGAAGAATATATTGGTAAGTTGGCAATCTCCCATCCATTCTAGCCTGAATTTCGTCCAATTGTGCTTGCGGCGTTGGCCGTGACGGTTGTGGAGGTATTAATTGAAGTCCATTGCGTAAAGTCTCCGGTATATCTAAAAATCGAAGATTATTAGTGTTAAGAGCTTGTTGGAGCGCCGCTTTCCAAGCAGCCTGTTGTATGGCATTCAAAGAACGAAAATCTGGAAAAGTAGGAGCCCTTCTAACTCTAGCAGGAGGAGGGCATGGTAATGCATTTCTACCTCCAACTTGTGGAAGAATATTATTAGGATTAGCAGGAGGAAGATCACCAGCACCCGGAAGAATATTATTAGGATTAGTAGGAGGGAGACTGTCGAATCCATCATCCCCAGCACCAGCGCCACCACCAGCACCAGCGCCACCACCACCACCACCAGCGCCACCACCACCACCAGCGACACCACCAGCACCACCACCAGCACCACCACCAGCACCACCACCAGCACCACCACCAGCACCACCACCAGCGCCACCACCACCACCAGCACCACCAGCACCACCACCACCACCAGCACCACCACCACCACCAGCACCACCTGGCAAAGATGGTGGATTATCTCCTGACCTTATTACTCTTAAAGGGCTACCTGCTGTAGTAGAAGGTTGATTTTGTGCAACATATTGATTTAAACTAATGTTTTGGTTGCCAACTCTAATAGTTGTATTAGAAAAATAGTCATTTATAGGAATACCACTACTATAAACATTATCATATACCATGCCATTGTAAATGGTGAAAATATGCGTACTAATTACGTTAGTGCCTACAGTTGTACCGTTGGGCAATGTAATTTGTCCCATTACAGTTACTTCAACTTGAGTAAAAGATGCATTGTTTTGACGTAATAAATTTGCTATAGCACCGGCAGCAGGTGTGCATTGTCCTAGCACCGGACCATTGCAGGCTTGTTGTATTGCTGTTTGAATTTGTTGCGAAGTTACAGCGGGTGTACTACATGGACCAGTAACACCACCAGGCACATTGCCACCGGGATTTATTGCAGGAGGGCATGAAGAACCTGGAGTTGCTACTCCAGAAGTAATACTAGAAAATTCTGCCTGTGCTCGGGCCGCAATATCACGTAGGGATTGAGGAAGATTATTTGTATTTACAGGTATAGCATCTCCACCAGCAATATCAGGAGCAACTTGCCCTACATTTCTCCATGCTGTAGCTCTTCCAGACATCAATCTTATAGTTGCAGCTGGGCCTGCATTGGGATTTGTAGGTTGCAATCCGGCTGCTATAATTTGTGCATTTCCCTCTGAAACAGTAATACCATTTCCTAAATCGTGTGCCACAGTCATAGCTGTAACTGTACCAACAATACTGGATAGTTTCTTAAAGCAGGATTAGCAAATATTTGACTTCTAAGTGTGACGAATCCATTTAAATCATAAGTTCCATTAGTAATAAAATTTTGATACATCCTTATTAGTTCTACTATTTGGGGAGGAGTACCACCCCCTGGAAGAACATTATTAGGAGGAGAAGGAGGAGGAAGATTGCCACCTCCACCACCCGGAAGAACATTATTAGGATTAGCAGGAGGAAGACTGTCGCCTCCAGCACCAGCACCACCAGCACCACTAGGACCACCACCAGAACCACCACCAGAACCACCACCAGAACCACCACCAGAACCACCACCAGAACCACCACCAGAACCACCACCAGAACCACCACCAGAACCACCACCAGAACCACCACCAGAACCACCAAGACCACTAACATTGACCCAAGAACCAACTGGTTGTCCTTGAGTATTATACATTTGAATTGCTTGAATATTAGCATTTATAACGTCAACACCAATTGATGTTGTAACTCTTATATCACTTCCATTTGACCAAACAAAATTATCAACTGTTCCTGTACCTTGCATAGGCCATGTTAGACTATTTTGCGGGATTGCACGATTAAACATGCTTAAAAACACACTTCGTGGTATTTCAACCCTTATAATTCCAGGTTGTCCATCGGGAGGAATCCTTCCTTGATTAAAATTGAATGTCATTTGAGATTGAGCTTCACTTAAACTCTGAGTGAAAAACAATGAAGGATTTGTACGATCAAATCTTAAATTTGTCAGAGTTCTTATATCTCTACTAGCAGTATAAAGAACAATTCTATCATCACCAGCACCACCAGCACCACCAGCACCACCACCACCAATAGGCGGTAATGTAATGCCACCCCTATTCGCTCTAAGTCTTTGCAACGCCTCCATTAAATAATTAGTTCTAGGGCGAGGACCAATATCTCTCAATGTATCACCGTTCAGAAATTGTGTATCTTCTGAATTACTGCATCCAGGTGGGCTCATAAGCGATAATCTATTTTGAGGTCCAGCATCACCTTGCGTTGTTGTTGGTGAAGTTGTTGGTCTTGGAAAATTTATAACTGTCCCACCTGGAAATGATGGATTTGGAGTTCCACTTCCAAATGACAAAATTGATGGCGGCGGAGGAGTTGGTGGTCTTCCAACTAATCTAAGTCCTGTAGCTGGACCGTTTGCTACCCAATTAATACCATTCCTATCCGTACAATTCCAGCCATTATTTTCTAGAAATGTTAACATTTCCTCACAAAAACTAATTAGTGTAACAGCCCTAGAGTTAGATGTTGTTGCCGCAGATGCCTCAACGAATGCTGCTCTAAACTGAGCGATGTAAAATTGTGCTGATTGTTCAATTAGTGCCATCTATTTCCCTTTCAATTAATCTTTATATCAATATGTATGATAGAGTGTTGATACCTAAATATATTTTATCGAAATAATTACAACTGTATATCACTAAATAATATCATGTCAGATAAATTTTTGAATGATTGCGCAGAACCAAATCCTATTGAGCCAAAATTAAACATCGACCCAGTAAATCCTCTTTGTGATCCTTGTGATACACATCCAAGTCAAAAAGACGTTCCCTTATTTCCTGATATTAGAAAAGACAAAGAAGGAATAGGACAACAAGCTAACTGTGATCCAATGCAATTTGGTCATATAACCGATGATTTTACTCAAGACCCAGACAGACTACATTCACCTTGGATGGCATCTTACATTCCACGTTATTCAAAAGCAAAACGTGGTTGCGACGAAGCAGTAAAAGACTTATTTGAAGATGTAGTTGTTATTGATGAACAGGGAACAGCACACAAGGTTCCTATTATTTGGGCAACTCAAGAACGTGCTGTAGCTGCAATCATTCAATCTAATGTTCGTAAAGATAACAGTACAGTTGTAGACAGACTCAGATTGCCCATGCTAGCTATCAATGATACAGACTTTACAATTAATAATTCAAGATACATATATCATCAAGCTGTAGATTACCTAAGAGATAGAAGGTCGGACGGAAAACCAGGAGTTACTGCTAGTGAAAAATATGAACGTGATACAATTTTCGGTGTCACAAGAGGTCTTCCAGTAGATATTGGTTATACTTTATATGCTTGGACGCTTTACAAGGAAGAGATGAACCAAATCTTAGAGCAAATTGTATTAAAATTCTCCCCAATAGCATATATAAAAGTGCAAGGCGTATATTGGGAGACTATCGTAAAGTTAGAGTCTATAGCCAATAATGAAAACGTGGAACCGGGTGGTTCTAACCTTAGAGTTATTAAATGGCAGTTTAACTTAAAGGCAGAAACATTCATACCACAGCCAATTATAAAACAGAAGTCTGTCCTTAAAACAAGGATTGAATTTGTAAATGGATTGGATGAAAAAGAAATAACAGAAGTTTTGGAAAGACTAGAAGACTCAACAGACGGGTTAAAACAAATATGATTGAGATAACAAACACACAGCGGGGTCCGATTCAGATTATGGTTCGCTCGAAACGCAAACTACGATCTTTTACCGTATTAACCATTCCTGGCCGTGGAGCAGGTAATAATAAGAAAGTTATCGAAGATGAAGCCGCAACCGATAATATTGAACAGGTGGAAAGTCACGGCTTAATTTCCACAAAACATATACGAAACAATCAGTAAGTAGGGAGAGCGAAATATGGCATTAAATGGTTTTCCACCGTCAAATCTAATTAGTCCTAGTGTTAGAATTGCAGAAGTGGATTTAAGTTTTCTACCCGCTGTACAAACGGGTCATCGTGCTGGACTAGTTGGCTTTGCTAGCAAAGGCCCAATTAATATCCCAACAATGGTTAGCACCATTAATCAGTTGCATAGTACGTTCGGGTTTCCACATCCAGATGTAGGCGATCCTTACTTAGTATATGCTGCTGAGCAATATTTGCAATATGGTAGTGAACTTTTCATTGTTCGTGTTGGTGTTACAGACCCAGTAAATGATGAAGCCGCAGTAGCAGCAAGTGTAGATGTATTAGCTTCTGGAACAGCAGTTCAAATTGAATCAAATATCACAGGCGACTATAGTTTTGCTGATGATGTGTTCTTCCGTTGGAAATTAAATGGAATACTATCTTCAAAAACTTTAGTTGTTCTTGCGGACAACAATAGAGCATCCCCAGATACAGGCAATCCTTGGACTGTAACAGATATTGTAAATTACTTAAACAGTCAACTTGTTTATTCAATAGATGGCATTAAGTTTTATTGGACTAATCCTGATTCTGTTACTGGCGCTGCAACACTTTCAAGTGAAATTGCAGTTGAATCAGTGTTCAGTTACGGCCCATCAGCATCTATAGAATTTGTCTCTGTACAAAATTCACTATATGGTCCTATGTGGGATTTCACAAGTGGGGCTTTCGTAGCAGGCATTACTGGCTTAGGCCAAGGTATGACTGCTGCTTCTTTGACCGGAACCATTGATAGATACCCAAATAACTCTTCCCAAACGGCAGGAGTATTTGATTTCACTGGTCTAACTGGATTAAACCTACAAATCGTAATTGATGGAACAGATAACATCTTAATTGATAACGTTGTTCAAACAGTTACCCTTGATGGTGACGCTGATAGTATTGGTCAACTTGTAGATGAAATTAACGCTCAACTTCCTCAAAATGCCGGAAGTTTGCCAGGTGGATTCGTAGCTTCCCGCACTGGTGATTTTCTAACGTTGCAAACTTTGCACTCAGGAAGAGACGCAAGATTATTAGTTAAAGCAAGCAGTACAGCATCAGCATTGTTTGGTCTTGATAACCATACCCATCTTGGAACAAGTCCAAGTGGTGTAACTGGTTCACCAAACTACAATGATGGAATTGTAGTAGGAGACGTGAATAGTGGTGGAATAGTATGTTTCACACTAACAGCAGATAGCCCAGGCATTGATGGAAATAGCACGCAAGTTGTTATAAACAGTAGTATTGTAGAAGGAACATTCTCATTAGGTGTCTTTAGTTATGGAAGCCAAGTTGAGCAATGGGGTGGTATCAGTAAAGACCCATCTAATACATTCTATGTTGAAGCATTCTTGGCCTTGGTATCTTCGTATATTAAAGCTATTGACAACACAGATACATTAGCACTACCAACAAATGGAACATATACTTTGGTTGGCGGCACTGATGGTATCCCAGCAGACCCAGACGATCAAGATATCTTGCTTGTTGGAAATTCTGCCGGTTTGACAGGTCTTTATTCTCTATCTGATCCAGAACAAGTGAATATTGATTTAATAGCACTACCAGGACATCCTAGCACAAATAACATTTTGTCGCTACTAGACTTCTGTGCAAACGTTCGTGAAGATTGTTTTGCTATCATTGAACCACCATTTGGACTTTCTGTAACAGAAATTACTCAATGGCAGAACGGTGTTCATCCGCTAAATGATATAAGATTTGATAGCAACTTCGGTGCGCTATACTGGCCTTGGGTTAAGATACGTGACACGTTTAATCGTGTAAGCGTATGGGTTCCACCAGCAGGCGTTGTACTTGGAGCATTTGCTAACTCAGACAACCTAGCTGCACCTTGGATAGCACCAGCAGGTACAACCCGTGGTATCTTGACTACAGTTGAAGATGTATTCACACGTCCATCGCAAGTAGAACGTGATTCGATGTATGGAAATAGAAATGCAGTTAACCCTATTATTTCATTCCCTGACATTAACGCTTTCTGTATCTTTGGACAGAAGACACTACAACGCAGACCATCAGCACTAGATCGTGTTAACGTTCGTCGTATGTTGTTATTCATCGAAAAACAGATTAAACTACGCTCTAGAGCATTAATTTTTGAACCAAATGATCCAAAAACATGGTCCAGGTTCATAAATATGGCTACACAGGTCTTGACCACAGTTCAAAATGGTCGTGGTATTACAGATTTCAGAGTCGTATGTGATGCTACAATAAATACCGCAGACACTATAGCACGAAATGAGTTGCACGCAAGGATTGGAGTAGTTCCAACTTACGCAATAGAGTTCATCTTTATTGAATTTGCCTTGTTTGCATCAGGAAGTAACTTCCAAGAAAGTAATACGTTTTAATTAGGAGATAATAATGCCTTGCCCAAGTAATTTAATAGGTGTAGATTCAGCTGTATTTTCACCAGGAAGCGGCCCAATTAGTATGGGCATTGGTGCACTTCAAGCTGGCAATACGCTCATCAAAAGGAAGTTCCGCTTCCTGTTTGGTATTCAGTATTGTTTAGGATTAGCAAATGGTGGAAGTCCTAACTTTCAAGTATCAGCATCATTCGTTAAATCGGCATCACGTCCTGATATAACGATTGAAGATACTGAAATTAACTTCCTTAACCAAGTTTCGTGGATTCCAGGTAAAGCTAAGTGGGAAACAATTACTGTAACCTACTATGATGTTGCAGGAGCCGGTACAGCAGGTTTGTTTAGTTGGTTGGCAACTGTATATGATTTTACCAGTTCATGCCGTTATATGTCATCTAAGATTAATGACTATGCTGGTAGAGCAAGTCTTGTCATGTTGGATGGTTGCGGTAATCCTCTAGAACAGTGGATTATGGCAGATGCATGGCCAAGTGCTGTTAAATTCGGGGAAGTCGCTTATGATTCTTCTGATCCAGCTGAGGTAGAACTAACACTTCGTTACTCAGATGTTTCTTACCAATCATTCTGCGGTGGTAATATTACACCTTGCGGTTGCTCTCCTTGCACCTTGTAATATTTTTTATAAAACCCAAAGGGCATCATTTTTGATGCCCTTTTCTATTATATACAATATGTCAATTCTATCACAACTAGGCGATGATGGCTGTCAGAATGGTTCAATGGGCTTCAACTTTGGCCTTGAAGACCCTACTTGGAAAAGGCCAAATCGTTGGCTTTTTCAAATTCCAGGTATTTCAGCTGATGGGTCGCCTGCACTTCCGCCTAAAAAAAGTGCTAGACCTAGTATTAACCTCAAAGAAGAAGCGTTTCAACACATATCAGAAGTTATTTATTTTCCGCTTAAAGCAGAATGGAAAACATTAAATCTTACCTTGTATGATATTAGATGCAACCAAAACGTTATATTTACTTGGCTGTCTAATATTTATAATCCAAGTTCTTCAAACAATATAACATTTGCTATGCCATTAGAGGGTAATGGTGTTTTAAATGAAACAAACGGTATTAAAATCCCGAGATGCATTTTAGAACTTTATAGTGGATGTGGTGAAGTTTTAGAACAATGGGTTTATGAGAACGTTTATCCATCAGAAATTCAATGGGGAGAATTAGATATGGATAATAACGCAGTTGTCATGGTAGATTTAACACTAAGATTCGATAGAGCCTATTTTATTGCAGGGTAAATTCTTGCTTAGCGATCATACTATATTATTAGTATGATTACCATTCGCAGAACTAGAGACATATTTGCTATTGATAAGACTTTAACAAGGCATTTATGGGATTTTTGGGGTATTCCTAAGCCAGATTGGACTACCAGTAAGAGTTATTGGTGGTATGGTTATGATAAATATGGATGGATGGCTTATGCAGCTATAAGGGTTCACGACGAAGAAAGCATGTATCTGGGACCAACTTATGTAAAACAAGAATATCGTGGGCAGGGATTACAAACAAGATTTTTAGAGAAAAGAATAGTTTTAGCTAAACAATTAGGATTCAAAAAGCTATTATCATCTACATCTATTGACAATTACCATAGTTCTAATAATTTAATAAAACACAAATTCTATTTAAGACCTGCTTGGTTTGGTATAGAACCAGGATCATTATATTGGCAAAAAGATATTTAGGAAATAAAAAACCCACTTAAAAGTGGGTTTGTTTTTAGTCATCTTCGCCCAATATGCGGCGACAATCAGCTAAAGCATCCTCTAATTGTTTCGTTTTCCAAGTCAAAACTCTACATGCCCCTGACTTGTTAAGCCGACCTCTTTTAGTATAAACCTTGCCTTCATTATAAAGCAATGCCTCAACCAGTTCTCCATAACCATTTTCTATTAACTTCTGAATTAATTCAGTTCTTTCTAGAATTTCTACCATATTAGCCATTAGTTATTTCCTCGGAGTTGAAATTAATATAGTAACCAAACTATCTCTAAGCAAAAAATTAATCATAATTTTCTGGTCTTTTATAAGAGTTAGTCTTTTTCCTTGATTTTAATGCATTAAGAAAGGCTTCATTAACCTTTTCGCACAAATGCTCATGATATTTTATTTTTAGTTCATTGTAGTTTTTAGCAGTTCTGTAAAGTTGACGATAGTGATTAAGTATGATTGTTGTACAAAAGTTAAATGCCCTACCCTTCTCTGGATTAAAACGATGCAATTTCTCAAAACATATCATTACACCTTCTTGTAGTGCATCATCTTTATCCACTAGTTGAAACCTAAAAGCCCGTATAATATTTTTTGCTAATAGGTAAAATGCCTCGGTGAGTTCCAATTCTGCAACAGCAAATACTGCTGGAGCTTTTTTAATATTTTCTTTGGCCTCCTTAAATCGACCAATGATTGCTTCAAATGTCTTGTTATTAAGATATTCTATAGTCATAATCTCCTTTACAAAAATACCTATGGTATATCTGCTGTTGGTTAAATTTTATTGGGTGTATTTGGGTATATATTTATTAATATATCCCTTTTAACTATTATTATAGTAAAGCAAACCATTATAAAACATGGAAATTTATCAAATATATATTGACTTCATATACAACCCTTTATCTTTAAAGAACTTACGGAGATTAGAGGAATATTATAGAAAAAATAATATGTTAAATGAAGCTAATGCTTTTGGTAAACTAATAACAATTAAAAATGATAACAACACAAATTCTAGTCAAAAATGATGAAGACAAGATCGAAGAAACAATAGAATCAATTCTATCAATAAAGTCATTTATTACAGTTGCAGATTTAGGGTCTACGGATAAAACTATTGACATTTGCAAAAAATATGGCTGTAAGATTATGTCTGTTAATGGTACTAGAAGTGAAATTAGAAATAAACTTTTGAGTATAAGTGAAACTGACTGGCAGTTCTATATTGATCCAGGAGAAATATTATCTTCTGGACATGATTTTATGAATTATATTGAGGGCAAAGCAAAAAGATTTTATGTGGTTTATGATGACATTATCAATAAAGAAGTAAGGGTGTTTAACAAAAGCTATAAGTTTATAAATCCGGTGTATGAAATTTTGACACCAGATGATTCAGAACCAATTAATGTTTTTATATCTTCATCTATTCAAAATAATTATATAGATGAATTATTGCTATGGAAGAAAGAAATGCCGCATGTAGCAGAGGTTGATTATTACTTAGCATGTCAATATTTAATGCTTAACAAAGAAGCAGACTTTTTGAGACATGCTCAGTATTTCTTATTTCAAAATACAAAATCTCTTTATCAAACAATAATGATGAGATATTATCTAGCGCAAGTATCTTCAAACACGGAAGAAGCAACTAAAAACATAATCTATTGTTTAGCACAAAAACCACTAATGGCAGAATTTTGGTGCCTTTTAGGGGATTGCTATAACAAAATGGGAATGAAGAATCACGCTAAGGAATTTTTTAAAACAGCAATAGAAATGGGTAAAAGCCGTCAAACTGATGACCTTTACCCAATAGAGCTTTCTAAGTATAATGAATATCCAAACAAATTATTGAGTTTGTTGAATTGATGCTTCTATTGCTTCTTTTTCGCTAACAACTTTCTTGTTAACTCTTTGTAACATCGTATTTTCTAGTTTGGCAAGTGCTAATTTGCATTTTTCAAGATTGTATTGAAAAACAGAAAGTTCTTCCTTAGAAGCCGTATCAATATCCAATGCAGCACCAGTTAATTTGATTTCTGCTGTAAGGATAGCTAGATTTAGCGTGTCCAAAGACTCTATGGCTTGTTTCATATCCATTTTAATACTCCAATTTTAAGATAGCAATCCGTGCTAGGATATATATTGTTTAGTCTTATTTTTCCACTAAAATAAAACCCCTGCATCATTAACCAATAGCGTAACTTTATCTTGAAATCTGGTTAGTGTTAACATTTTTCTGCCAACTGGAAGTTTATTAAGCTCATGAATTAATTCATGTGTAGTTGTATTAATAACTCTCCAATTCAAACTATTATCCTTAGCATTTTTAATGTGTTCTTCTACAGTTTGACTATTAACATGAAAATGAACTTCAACATCATTTACAATAGCTGTAATCCTATCTTTAAATCTAGAAGCGGCTATTATTCTTTTACCATTTGGTAATCTTTTAAGTTTTTGCTCTAAATCATTGACACTACAGTTAATAACCATCCATTCATTTTTAAGTTCCGATTCTTCTTCATCTGGTGTCTTACATTCTTTATTTGGAAAATACTGCTGCATTCGATCCTTCATTCGCATTAAATCTTTTATTAATCCAAGGTTACATGCGCAGCCTGGGTCTTTAAGATATCTTTCTAATGCGACTTTATATTCTGGAAATAAGTCACGAAACTTTTGGCTCCATATAGCTGCTTTCACATCTAGTAAGGTTAACTTACTTTTCTTCATTATTATCCTCCCAAGAATCAACTGAAATTAAATTTGTCATATGCATTTTTTTAAGACCAACAAAGTGAGATATGAAACTTAAAGCCATTCCCCATAAGATTAAATCAGGCCAATTATCAAATAGTGGAGATATTCTATAGATTAAATATACAACTATACCACTATAAACTCCGTTACACTGATAACAAGTTAACATTTCAAGAAATTTATTACAAAACCAATTATTCTTATTTGCTAACCAAAACTTAAATGGGGCCATAATACTGCCATCGGCTAGTATGTGGCTCAAACCAACGCCTGCACAAATTAATAGTATAAAGTTTAATAATTCAATCATAATTTCATCTCCAGACGGATAAATAAAGTTGTTCACCTTCTCTATAGGCAAGTAATGCCTCTTTCAAGATGGTTTGAGAGTTTAAGTAGTTCTCCGCATCATAAATTGAAATCTCCATATGGTTTACAACATTGGCATCAATTTTCTCTACTTTTACTTCTTCATGAAAATAATCACTCAATACGGAAATGTCTTCTTTGGAAACTTTGTTTACAAAATCAATTAACATTTTCTGTGCCATTGGTTTTAAACTAGATTCCTTTTGAGCGATTGCCCAATTATAAAAAATTGTTTTAAAATTAGGGAGAAGTTTTTTCAACTCCGAATCCATAAAAACAAGTTTTTCAACATTTTGAAACGTAATTATCTTAGTCATTACTTTAATAGAGTTATACAAATTGGAGTTTTTATATGACTGATGAAAAATATACACAATCTCGCAAGCCAATTAATCCTTTGGATAATTTTAATTCAGAAGATGCTGCTGCTGTTATGGCAAGAGTAAAAGAACTAGAAAAAAACGTTCCTTTACTTGATCCAATAACAAGACAGCCCCTTCCTGGTGATGCTGCTGCAAAAGGAACACAACCTGCAATGCCACCGTTCATGTCTGGTAATGTACCAGCAGAAGTAGCACAAATGTTTGCTAAAGATAGCCGGGCAAATACTCCTACGTCTGTAGAAGCTACACCACGTCCAGTAGTAAAACAACTCACAAACAATCCAAAACTTAATGAACTTTTGGAAGGATTAAAGCCTGTAACTGGTCGTTATGAAGAGTGTAGATTGCCGTCTCTTTCAAAATTTTATCTAAATGGTGAAGCTCCAGAAGGTGGTTTAATTCATCTTAGACCTATGACTGGCGAGGAAGAAGAAATTCTATCAACACAAAGATTGTTAAAAAAGGGACATGCTATTAACATGGTGTTCCGTAACTGTGTTAAAGAAAACATTAATCCAGAAAAATGGCTCACTGTTGATCGTACTCACGTTCTAATTTATCTTCGTGGTATTAGTATGGGGCCACAATATCAGGTAGAATTAAAATGTCCAATGTGTAATCATCGTCATGAAGCTGTATTGAATCTTGACCTACCTGTAAAGTATTGTCCAAAAGATTACGGAATAGATAATTTAAAAGACGTTTTGCCAACAACTAACTATAAGTTTAGTTTTAGATTGCCAACTGTACATGATGAAGCTGTAATGAATGATTATATGGATAAGAAAAAGAAAAATGAAAACTCTGGTCCTGATGACACCTTTGTTTATCGTACAGCACTTCTTCTAGAAGAAATCGAAGGACTAAACGATCACGCTTCACTTATGACCCTAATTGAAAGACTACCAATCGCTGATGTCGCTTATTTAAGAAATATTATGAACGATATTCCTTTTGGTGCAGAAACTAAGATTACTCAATGGTGTCCAGGTTGTGCAGAGGACTTTGATGTTGAGCTCCCAATCGAAGCAAGTTTTTTTTTCCCCCAGCGGAAGAAGGAAAGCCGCACCCGTCAACCCAACTAAAGAAACAACTGCTAGAAGAGCAGTTCTTTATGTGGTATAACTATGGAAGCCCGCCGTGGGAAACAAATAAATTAATTATTTTTGAGCGCAAGTGGTTCATAGATAGATTTGTAGAACAAAAGAATAAAGAAGCGGATGCTCAAGAAAAAGCAATGAATAAGAAGTAAAAGGAAATATAATGGCGAATAAAACTAGAAATCAAAATCCTGTTGTTGGCGATACTATAACACTCAAATTGATATCTCGTAATTCTAATAATTTTTGTGATCTATTTAATATTGACCACATTGATATTGTTAGAGTGGATTGTACGGCAATTTGCGATGGAGAAAAGAAAGAAACTAAAGAAGTTTTAGTAGAAACAATACCAGGAACAGCTGTAGAACATTGCAGTGAAGGAACTTATGATATTGATTTGGTTACATCTGCGCCTGATTATATAATTGGAAACTATCATGACGTTTGGTATGTGACTTATAAAGAGGGTGATGTTCAAGTAGCTCATAAGCAGGACTTTAAAATTAATCCTGACTTATGGATTTTGAGTAGTACGCCAGTGGTTTATAGCTTTGACTTTAGATTCACTCCAAACCGTATTAGGCAAGGGTCTAAGAAATGGCTTATAATTCAGATCGTCCCTAATGTACCAAGAGCTACAGACCTTCAAAAGTATTATGAGAACATAGCAATTTCTGCTGACTTAAAAATCAGCATAGAACAAAATTGCGGTCCATGTATGCCAAGCGAACAAGACCTAAGATTAATTGTAGATGCCGAGCCCGTTACAGAAAGAGATAAAGTGTTCTCATATTTCCAGATTGATACTTCTGATTGGGACTGTGGACTTTATAATGTATGGTTTGAATTGGATTTCGCTGGCAATGTAGAAATTAGTCCTAAACAACAATTCCAGGTATTTTGAAAGGAAAATATGAGTGATGATTGAAAATATAGTAGTTATAGATACAGAAGGCACAGCACACACTGTTCCTATTTTTTATGGCAATCTAGAAAACTTATGCAACGAAAATAAAAGTAATAAAATTCAACTTCCTCAAATTGCTGTTGATGTAGATAATGGAATTTTATTCGCATGGACACTATATAAGGAAGATATGAATCAGATTATAGAACAAATTTTTACAATACTAACCGACAAAAAAATAACTTCCGTAGCAAACAATTTTGACTTACCAGAAGAACACGGTCATCTTAATCTTTACAAATTTCAAGTTAATTTCCAAATGTGATCGGTTTAGATGGACGGGCAGAAACAAATAAATTGCCTGTAAATCTTTTCCGAATCGCTTGGATTTCTTCTTCGCTAGGGGTGGCGGCTTTTGGCTGAATCCACTCTATAAAATTTTCCATCTTTTCGATTTGCTCTTTGTTTTTCTCTGGGGTTGCTTCTATTGCAACGCCAGTAGGTCTTTTCGATATAAACCAAATTAAATTCATTTCGCATCTCCAAATGTTAGTTCTTTTTCGATAAATTTTATTTCTAGATTGCATCCGTCGAGCAATACACACCAATATGGGTCTGTTGTGAATTTCTTTGCTCTTAGTTGAGGTTTTTGATCTGGTCTTGGTTTTGCGAACTCAACTTTAGCTTGAGCGTTATACCAAAATTTAACTGGTCCATAAACAACAGTCCCTTTGACATTCTTGAGCGCTTGGCCCCATTTATCATCTGGGTGTGTTGGACCACCAATAGAGTTTACTGTAACTTTTTTGCCAGAATCATCAAGAAGTCCAGCATCATCATAGATTGGTATTGAGTTGAAAGGCAGGTTCGTTTTAGGGGTTTTGTTGCTCATATACTAATATAGTATTGGTTGTTTTATTTATGATAGGGGTGTTTTATTAACGAAGATAATTACGAAATCGAAGACTTATTGAGCAATTTCAATAAGAAAAAAGAAAAGAAAAAGAACACCAGCAAAAGACGTGGCAATGGCGGCGAACTTGAATTATCCAAAGTATTCTGTGAGAGATTTCCAGATAAGAAATTCTTTCGTTCTATTGGTTCAGGTAACAGATGGAGCCAAGTTGATTTAAGCGAAGAAATGAAGAATGCTTTCACGGGTGATATAGTTTGTCCTACGAATTTTAAATTTGTGATTGAATGCAAGTATGGATATGCCGATATTGAAATGTGTGGAATCTTTTCAGGTCACAAACAATTTGATGAATGGCTAAAGAAAGTAAGAAGAGATGCCGATAGTCTAAAAAAACACCCTATCGTATGTTGGCGCAAACCACACTATGAATGGCTGGCATTTATACCTTATGAATTGTTTCTTAGCCAATTTAAACAGCCTACGATCTTTTTAAAATACATCAAAGAAGAAGAATGGGCTATTATTCCCTTAAATAAGTTATTGGAATTGCCTAATGATTTTTGGTTTGATGTCTCACAAGATAAGATTTAATCTCTCATCATATTACCATTTCACCAGCAATAAGTCAATACAAATAAAAGTAACCCCACCTTGGTTTACTAAGGTGGGTAAGTAGTTATTGAGCCTTTTAGCTCTTTAGCAATTCAAGAGTTTTTGTGGCTTCTTGTCGCATCGTTTCAAGATTATCCAGAATGATGCTAAAGCTACGATTGGGTAGGGCATTTGCAGTTGCCTTTCCATTTGCTTCTTCTTTGATCTTCTCAAGTTTCTTGATAAGATCGGTGATGTCATCGTTGAAAGTAGTCAAGTCAAGAACTCCTTCTGTTACAAGTTCTGATGATTTAAGGATTGGTTCTACATATCCAGCAGGGGTTTCGTAGTCCGTTTCATCACCAGGGTCGTGACCTACGCTAACCTTAGCTTCTACCCTTCCTCTAGTCCCAAATCCATAAGGACTTCCTCCCTTAATTTTTTTTTTATCCTCAATAGCGTCATCAGCACTGACGCCAAGGGGAACCATGACTTTTTCCTTTTCATCACTCTTGACAATATCGTTATCACCTAAGCGAGTGATGATCTTTTCCAACAAAGGTCGTTTCATTTCCTTTGAAAGTTTAAAGGAAAGTTTATCGTCGTCTTCCTCTGATTCCTTCCAGTCGATGTACTTTGTCTTCGTGATCTTGAATTTGCGGATATTCCAACTGTTATCTTGTATAACGCCTTCTTCGTCCGCAACCGCTTCCTTAGAAGGGTCAAGATTCAACAGCCAAATTTGATACGAAGGAAACTCGATGATGACTTGATCGGAAGGAATGTAATCTACACCTTCCTTGTTATTCTCTTTCTTGAGAATCGGTGTTGCGTCCAAGGCATTTCTCCAAATTTCTGCCGTGGAGCAATAAAAGATTTGCCCAAGAGTTTCACGCATATCAACAACGTGCAGAGGGCGATCATCGTCACGGAACAACCACAAGTATCGCTGGTTATCATCGCCACGCTCAGCAATAGCCACAGCCATTGCACCATAGTTAACTCTGGAAAAGATTTCTTTCAAACCTGTCAATCTTTCCGCAAGAAACGGAGTTAGTGTTGGAAATTCTTTCTTGAGTTCTTCTTCCTTATCCTTTGCGATAATTTGGGCGCTCTCAAACATACGCAACAGGATTTCAGAATCACATTCACTTTCGATATCATATCGACCCTTGAGGGCAGTGAACTCTGGAATCTTGCCATTATGGGTGATAGCAACCCTACGATCATGTGACCAGTGAGGGTGATTGTTTTTATTCACCCGTTCAGGACCACCACCTACAGAAGTTTGACGACAGTGACCAATGAATAGGTCAACATCGCTATTTTTTTCAAAAACTTTAGTCCATACATCCTTCTTGACGTATTCAGAGGACTTAACTGGTTCTTTGTCAAATATGATTGAAGAATCACCAGGATGGGTAGCATAAAACCCAGTTGCGTCTGTGCCACGAATCTCTGTCTTCAAGAAGAGATTGTGAAGTAACTCGTAAGTTACCTTGGGATTTTTACTGCGACCGATAAAGCCAAAGATTCCACACAAGGTAGTAACTCCTTTGCCAAATTGATTAGGTCTTAAAGTGTATCAAATTCCGTTCAGTAAGTCAACAGCATTTTATGCTTCAAGTTCTGAACCTTGAGAAATTGGTTCAGTCTGTTGTGGTCCAGCTTCATCTTCGCTTCCAAGGTTGTTGACTGGAACTTCCATGTCGTTAAGCATTTCTTCCAATTCCCTTTGAGCAGATGATATTATTGTAGCGATATCTTCTTTTTCGTCAATAGCTTTGCACAGAGCTACACCAATTTTTTGTAATGTTTTTAGGTATTTAAGGTCTTCATCATCCCATCGACTGTGCAAAATACGCCGAATCTGATTAATCAAGCCTTGAGTAGCCCTAATCATCTCTCGGTTGCCAATATTTGGAGAGTCATCGCTAAGTGCTTGCATGGCGGAAAGTAAATCACCGCTTTTTTGACCAAGATAATACTTGTTCTCTGAAATCAGAAAATCTTTAAATTGAAACTTCATATCTTTTATTTAGTAACCTTCATCGCCGTTTCTATTATTATCTTGCCGTGATTCCCACTGTTTAATTTCTTCCTCTGTTACCTCAATGCAAGTTTCTACCTTGAAATCAGGTAAAGGTGAAGATAACTCATCATTTGCGATAGCCATAGCCTTTTCATCTGATAAGGATGGATTCATTTTCAAGGCTCTTAGGTATCGCTCAAGACGATAAGAATATGTGAGAGCTTCATCAGGGTCCAAAGCAATAAATGGAGATGTTTTTGCAAGTCCATTGGTAGTTACCATATAGTATCTTTTTTCAGCAGCAATCATATCAGTTCTCCAAAAAGAACAATTAGTCTTCTAATAAAGTGGATTCTGAACCTATCTTACGGTTTATTTGCTTTTTGTCCATAGCAGCCGAGATTAAAGAGTGGAAAAGTGGTGCAGCATAACCAAGTCTGGATTTGAACTCTGGGTGAGCCTGTGTACCAATGAAGTAAGGGTGCAAAGACCTGTCCAATTCCATTATTTCTATTAATCCTGTGCCTGGATTGGTTCCGCTAACGTTAAATCCTTTTTTAGATAGTAAATCAACATATGCCGAATTTACTTCATATCTATGGCGATGTCTTTCGCTGCATTCCCTCTTCTTATATACGTTAGCAGCCAAACTATCCTTGGTCAATTCGCAATCATATGCACCAAGCCGCAATGTGCCAGATTTCTTTTTAATGTTTTGTTGGCCTTCAATAAAATGAACCAAAGGGGTTATTTCCTTGTTGCCTTTTTTAAATTCTTCACTATTGGCATTGTCAATACCGCAAACATTACGTGCAAATTCTATTACTGCGCATTGAAGACCTAAACAAATACCCAAAAATGGAATTTTTCTCTCCCTTACATACTGAATAGCCTTCATCTTACCTTCAACGCCACGAATGTCAAACCCACCAGGAACAATAATGCAATCAACTCCATCAAAATATTTAGACATTCCTCTCATTGTTTGGCACTCTTCCAGCTTAGATGCCTCAATCCATCTTATGTTTGTTCTTGTATTATTACTGACAGAAGCATGGTAAATTGCCTCTTTCAACGAAATGTATGCGTCTGAGACTGCTGTATATTTGCCAATAATACCAACAGTGATATCTGGCATATCTGTTGCAGCAATGTACTTTTCGACCAAATCTCTGTATTTGTGGATTCTTACGCCTGTTCGCCTAAGATGAAATTTATCAGCAATCAAATCATCAACATGTCTATCATAGAAGGATATTGGCACTTGGTATACACTTGATACGTCAGGAGCTTCAAAAACAGCTTCCCTGGATACACCAGTTAGTTCTGAAACTTTTACCAAAACTTTATCTTGAACTGACTGTGATGTTCGACAAAGTAGAATGTCTGGCTGGATTCCAAACCTTTGAAGTTCAATAATTGACTTTTGGAGTGGTTTTGTTTTGAACTCACCAATCGTATTTTGCCACAAAATGGGCGCTACGTGGACAATCAAAACATTATCACCACCCATGCGTTGCCGAATTTGTTGAATTGCCATCATGAAGTGGCCAGATTCTAAATCGCCAACCGTTCCGCCTATTTCACAAATAACAATATCACATTCTTTCCCAAGATTCATGAGTGTATCATTGATCTTATTCGTAACATGCGGATGAATCTGAATTGTTTCGCCAAGGTATTTGCCTTCCCTGTCTTCGTCAAAAATAGAAGAAAACAACGTTCCACTTGTACAAATGTTCTTACTGCCAACTTCGATACCAGTGATTCTTTCGTAGTGTCCAAGGTCTAAATCAGTTTCAGACCCATCATCACAAACCCAACATTCGCCGTGTTGGTATGGGGAGAGGGTTGAGGCTGATATATTGAGGTAGGGATCAAATTTTATGATTTGAACCTTTTCCCCTCTCATTTTTAGTAACAATCCTATTGAAGCTGCTGAAATCCCTTTGCCACATCCACTAATAACTCCACCTGTCACGAAAATAAATTTGCACATTCATGGCTTCCGTTCATTTAATAAACATTGATTATTGATAAGGCAATATAAACAAAAAGCCCTTGAAAATCAAGAGCCTTTATGATTTCTAACTCAAATTATATTTTAGCTTTGTATGCGAACATGACTCCGCCCCAAGAATATGGGTTGCCGATTGTTGGGCGGAAATCTACCTTTTTATGCTTATTTGCAATTTGATAAGCAACTATTAGACGAATATCATTACTGTCACCAACATTTGTGGCTGTATCTTGTAGTAAGTTCCAATCATCAGGGATTGAAACACTATCTCCATGAGAAGCACCACCGATTGCTACTGCCGCTACAACTAACCAATGTCTCCTGCCAATATGGAAATCTCCTAGTTCAATAGCAGCACTTGCAGTTGTTGAAAACGCAGAAGCATGTTTTTCTACCGAATTAAGATTATACCACTCGCTTGCCATTATAATACGACGCTTACTTGGTTGATGAGAAGTTGTAATGGTTGTTGCACCATAAGGCGTTTTAGATATATGCGAAAATACATCTAAAGCAAAACCACTAAATAAAACCTCTTTAATAAGAGTATAAGAGCCACCTAAAGTATCACCACAAGTAGCTGGCAAAGCAGGAGGAGTGTCGCCTGGGCCGGATACTTGAATTACAATAGTTCCATAATTCTTAGCACTAACCTCTGTTGGTGCTGTTTCTCCACCTACAGAAAGTGCAGTAGCCGTTTGATCCGAAACATCTATAGATGGTGTTGGCCCAATCAATCTATCATAAAAAATATCACTTGACATAGTATAATTTCCTTTACATTTATATATTCAAGCTATAACTTTTTTAACTATCATGCTTCACATGATTTGCACGCTAAAATACTATTTCTCCCCAACTCTTGCGCTGGATTAGTGCCTCTTTGATAATAAAAAGACTTAATTCCCATTTCCCACCCTTCTATGAGCAATTTGCTAACTTCTTTTGGTGAGGTATTTGGATGAATAGTTAAATTTAAAGATTGTCCTTGATCTATAAACTTTTGTCTTTGTGCTGCCTGAATAACTATTTCTTTCTGACTAATTTCTCCAAATGTCTTAAAAACATCTTTCTCGTGGTCTGTCAAGAAGTCCAAATGCTGTACAGAACCACCCTTTATTAGAATACTACTCCATATTTCTTTTGTGTCTTTATCGTATTTTTTTAGAATAGTTTTTAAATAAGGATTTTTATAAGTAAATTTACCCTTTTCTAAATCTTTTGTAAAATAGTTAGAGTTCAATGGCTCTGTAGAAGGCGAAACTTGTCCCAGAATAAAGGAACTAGAAGTAGTTGGAGCTATTGCCATTGTAGTTACATTCCTCAAACCATAGCCTTCTAGTAATGATGGCTCTCCATACATTCTAGCCAACTCAGCAGATGCTTTTTGTGATTTATTCTTAATTGTAGAGAAAATCTTTGAGTTTAGGAATTTGGCATCCATTGACTCAAAAGCGATCATTCTAGATTGAAGGTAGGAGTGCCAACCTAGTACTCCAATGCCTAATGCCCTTTGATTTACAGCAAAGTTATAAGCACATCTCATAAAAGGAATATCTTTAACTTTTCTGATGTAATCTTCCATTACAGCATCTAGGAAGTAAGTTAATACCTCTACAGCATCAGTATCTTTCCATTCATCCCAATGTAATAGATTCAAAGATGACAGATCACAAACAAAACTTTCTAGTTCATTGCTTGCCAAAAAAATTTCTGTACAAAGATTACTTGCATGAATCTTAATACCTTTATCTCTATAAACTTTTGGAGAATTTTTATTAACTGTATCTGTAAAGAATAAGTAAGGATAACCACTTTCAAATCGTTTTTGGACTACTTTTGCCCAAATCTTTCTTTTATCCTTATCGCCATTAACAAGACCCTTCATCCAATCATCTGATATGCAAACACCAATAGATATGTTTTGTATTCTGTTGCCTTCGCTCTTGATACTAAGAAATTCGTTAATGTCTGGATGATCTATAGTTAGATAAGCAGCAAATGAACCTCTGCGAACGTTGGATTGAGAAACCACGTTTGTTACAGAATCAAATAGCTCCATAAAATGAACAGGACCGCTAGATTTTCCACCAGCACTAATACCTGCACCTCGGCCTCTCAAGTCTCCAAAGTAAGCAGATGTACCAGCACCATGTTTGGTCATCATTCCAACTTCTGCTGTTTTTTCTAGAATAGAGTTCATAGTGTCAGACACATATGACCCATTGCAACTAATTGGCAAACCTTTATTGTTGCCGTAATTAGCCCAAACAGGAGAAGCTAAACTAAACCAACCTCTAGATACATAATCTTCAAACTTGTCTGCGTAACCAGCAATGCCTAAAGTCTTTTCAGCACATTCTGCAATTTGTCTGATTCTTTCATGTGGAGTTTGATTATTGGCTAAGTAACCACGATCTAAAAATTTCCTTGACTCTTCGTTAATCCAATAATATTTTTCATACATTAAAATAATTCCTCTTCATTGAAACTTTGATTCTTCTTTGCATACTCTATTGGTCGCTTAAAAAAGAAATCCGTAATTGTATTTCCCAAAACCTCTTCATCCATCCATTCATATTCATCACACATATTTTCATCTAATTCAAAGACTTTCTTAAATCCTATTTGAACCAATGATTCATTAATTCTGCTTTTAATATACTCTTTCAATATTTCCGCACTAATCTTTTCGTCCTTATAGTCACCTAACATCCAATCGACAATCTTAGCTTCTGCTTTATATGCTTCCATTGCCTCATATCGAATTTTCTCGGCTAAGTCACCATCAAATAATTCTGGAAGTTCTTCTCTAATAACCTGAACTAACTTTATTCCTATTTGTGCATGACAAGTCTCTTCCTTCGCAGTATATTGAACTTGTTGCGCTGTATCCTTTAGAACATTTTTGTATCTATGAAACCAAGAGACGATGTAGAACTGACTGAATAAAGAAACATTCTCTACAAACAAAGTGAATAACACTAGCGCATATACGAATTGCTTTTGACTATCAGAATAGTTCTTTTCTAAATATTTCCTCAGATAGTTGACCCTACCAGAAATGATATCCAACTTTAAGTTATCTTCAAAGGCTTGATTTAACTCTAATACATCAAGCAACTTCTCATAAGCCCTATTGTGAACTACTTCGATTTGAGCCATTACCAAACCCATATCTACAATACTAGGATGGGGCAACGTATCTCCCAGTTTAGCCCAAAACTTCTTTACAGCAATCTCAATTTGACCAATAGCTGATAGAGTTTTAGTTATAATTTGTCTCTCTTCTTCTGTCAGGTCAGTTTTGAAATTTTGAACATCACTTCTGAAATTAAATTCATTAGGTGTCCAATGACCTTGCCACATAGCATTAATATAATCATTTGTCCAAGGGTAGTGGTCTGGTTTGCGGGCAATTTGCTCTTTAAAGATGTTCGACATAAATATTATCCTTACGATTTTTAGGTGAAGGTATTTAATACCTCAATGTTAAATTTTATTTTTGTTATTAAGCAAACGCAGGTAGATTATTTCTCTATCCTTGAAAAACCGTTTTCCTTAATGATTTTAATGGTTTCATGACCAGCTAGCATTTCCAACAAGTCTGGATCGTGAGTTGTAACTAAAACTTGTTTTTCTCTAGAGAGTTCGCAAATCATGTTGTATACTGCTACAATTCCAGGTCTGTCTAAATTGGTTCCTACTTCATCCAAACAAACCAAAGATGGGCATGTACCGGAGGTTAACATCATCACTTGCGCAAATGCTAGAGCAATTCCCAAATCAATTCTTTGATGTTCTCCACCTGACATGGCATTGTAAACAAATGGATCACCGTCAGCAGGATTACGTTCTATTTTCTCTTCTAGTTCTTTATTGAAAGTCAATTTTATCTTATTGTCTACCAAGAACTGTAACCAGTAACTAATTCTAGAATTGAGAATGGGAATAATCTCGTCAATGATAAAAGAACGAATGCCTTTATCACCAAAAGCCTTAACCCAAAAATCATAATAAGGTTTTATTGTCTCAATACCCTTAATATCATTCTTTAATTCGCTGTTTTTGACTAGAAGTTTTTCCAAGTCAACTTGTATAGTGTTTAAGATGTCACCATAAGGATCACCAAGCTCAAGCTCTTTTTGAGTCTCAGCCAGTTGGTCCTTCATGTGTTCCATTTGTTGTTCTAATAGCAATAACCCAGAAGAAGCATTTTGTCTCACAGAAGCAGAAAGAATACTTTTACTTCTTTCTAGTTCTTTTATTGTTCTATTCAAATCCAATTCACGAATTTTTGCATCATCATAAGCACTTTTTATCTTGCTTATAGCACTTTCAAGTTTCTTATAATCTTCTTGATATTTCTCTAAATTCTTATTAGAAACATTCAAATCTTCTGATAATGTTCGTATGTGTTCTTCATTATGCTTTAGTATGTTTTCAAAATTGCTCTTGTCAACTATGCCATAACATACAGGACACTTTCCGCCATCTTTTGAAATAAGATCACGATTACCAATTTTAATGTTATCTATTTCTTTCTTAGTTCTACTAACTGCGTATTGAAGTTCTTTAATAAGAAGCATGTTGTTTTGATTATCTTCCTTGAGTTTGTTCATCTTCTCTAATGCAAAATTAAAACCTTCATTTTTTTTAACCTTGTCGGCCATCTTAGCAGCAAGTTCAATTTCTACTTCTTGTAACTTCTTATAGTTGTCCGCAGAAGAAGAATCAACCATTTCCGACATTCGTAGTTGTATTTTACCGATTTCTTTATTCAAAAAATCAATACCATTCAACTTAGTGGTCTTCCATTCTTGTTGCTGGCATTGTATTTGCTTGATTTGTTTTCCAATAGTATCAATATCTTGAATTGACTTCTCATAAAGAACAGAAAAATTATCAAGTCTAGTTTGAAACTCTTTAAGTTTGTCTTTAGTAATTTTACAGTAATTATTATACTTGTCAAGAGATAATAAATTTTCAGCTATATTTCTTTTATCTTCTGCCTTACAAGCTAGAAACTGCTTTGTATTATGTTGACCGAAACAAACAACATTAATAAATGCTGTGTAGTTTAATTTTATAATCTTGTTAATTTCTTCTTGCTTATCTTTTCCGCCCTTGCTTTCATTAACTCCATCTTTCCAAATCTCTATGCTGTTTGGCTCTCTCTTGCGAATAATTGAATAACTGTGCCCGTCTAAGTCAAATCTTACTTCAACTTCTAGACCCTTCTTGGCCTTAATGTTAATTGCTTTCTTATGACTTAAATTCTTAATAAGTTCGCCAAAGAGAGCATAAACAATAACTTCTATCAATGTAGATTTGCCAGCGCCATTACTAGCATTTGGGCCTTGATCTCTATTTTCGCCTTTAATAGTTACAATATTGCCATATTTAGTAAAATCAACTTCTATCGGTTCCCCAATAGAAAGAAAATTCTTGGCACGGATATATTTAATTTGCAATGCAAATCTCCTTCCCAATTTTTAATAGCATACCTTCATCTAATTCATGCTGGATTGTCTTGACATATCGCTCTAGAACATCTCCCTCTACTAAATCAAATTTTTGATTTAACTTATCTTCTACTTGATTACTTTTGCTATGAATAAAATGAAAAGTAGCATCTGATTCTTTGATAAGTTTAGACTTCATTTCTAGAATATCAACCTGACTAATATCGTCAATAATAACATTAAAGAAGTTTGAACCCAAATCATACTTATCAACTTCTTCGGCTTTTATGATGTAATGCTTTGGTGAAAATGTGTTCTCAATGTATTCTACGCCAAATGTCTCGGTGTCGAAAACTATAATATGCTTCTTCTGATTAGCTTCGCCAAAATTTAATTGTAAAGTTGATCCAATGTATTCTACAACATTATTTAATTTTTGCGATCCATGATAATGTCCCAGAAAGACTTTCTGATAACCATCAAATAAATCTTTACTTACAGGCATCATATCATTTTCATATTCAACGGAAACTTCTGCTTTGATATTGTGATTAAAATTGAGAGTTGCCCCATCAACAGCAATATGACCAACTAATATTGGCGCTCTTGTATCAAAGTTATCTGCCAATATAGCAATCGGATTTTGTGTATAAGGCAGAAAATCAATGTCTATTCCAGCGATCTTTATTGTTGTTGGTTTATCTATGACGTTAACATAGCTGAGAGCGCCAATAGGAATAACACTACTGATATCAGCTTTTTCTGAATACCATAAGTCATGATTACCTAGAAGTAACCAGATATTTAAGTCAGAGAATTGTGTGAATACTTTATATGTTTGATGATAGGTATAAACTTTAATGTTTGTTCTATCTTGAAACAAATCACCCGCAAACACAACATCTTTAATGTTGCGCTCACGGGCTGTATTAAACACCCAGTATAAAGCATCTAGACAATCTTGTAATCTTGATTCTTTGCCTTTATGCGCATGTATATGAATATCGCTGAAAAATAATATTTTTGACATTGTTGATTTAGTAAATATAGATTATAGGTGTAATCATAATAGCATACCAAATCTAAAAATCAATATCTAATTTATTTTTGTAAACTAGTTTTTTCTTTATCCGGTTTTTTACTATAAACAGTTTGATCTTGTTGCTTGGTGATATTGATTTCATCAAAGAATTTTTTATACTTATCATCTTTAACAATTTTCTCTAGCAACTTCCAAACATCTGCTGCCGGAATAGATTTAATCTCAATAGGTGCTTGTTGTTGACCGCCCATTGGATCACCACCAGGAGGACCACCCATTCCACCACCCATAGGAGGACCACCGGGAGGAGCACCCATTCCGCCACTCATAGGATCAGCACCAGGGGGACCGCCAGCAGGAGCTCCACCAGGGGGAGCACCAGCAGGTTCGCCAAGTTCCCGGAATAAAGTTGAGGCAGAGAAAAACGATTTTGTTGTCATATCTTTATTTATCGAATTTTTTGTATTTTTTTGCTTGACATTATTCTTTTGTCGTGGTAATATGGAATCGTGATATCTTTGTCCCATTCAAAAAAGGGAAATCATGAAGCAAAATCTTACGGAAGCCAGACCGCAACGTTGGCGAGCTTTGGTGACATACAGCAATGGTGAAGAAGGTTTGCTCTGTCTGGGGCAAAACTTTAACCAAGTCCAAGAATACTACGATACGCCGTGGTTTGAACTCCTTGATGATGAGGAACGATCACGAGCGAAGTCAATTTCACTTCAAAAATGGCAAGGTATGCCTGATTCTGGCCATTGGGAAACACAACGGGATTTGCCGTTCCCGCAAGAGATAAACGTGCCGTTCATGCCTATCATGGTGAAACCGACAGTGTAAAACAAGAAAATTGCAAAAAAAGAAGGACCGGATGAAAAATTCCGGTCCTTCTACTATTTTATGATATGAGTAATTCATTCCAAAAAGTACAAAAAGTTGATCCATTCTGTGAAGTAACACTTGGCACATGGAAACCCGATAAAAAACAAACAAGTAAGCAATACTTGGCATTTCAACGCAGCGCCGAGGTAAATGTACCTGAAATGTACGCCCAAGATTGGCATGATCCTATTACATCTGTCAAAAAGCAGATTTGGGGCAAAGTCATTCTCAAGGAACAAAAGCTAATTAATAAGGAAACAAGTGAAGAGAGTTTCCAGAGAACAATCGACCCATCCCCTAATGGTGGCGCTCAAATTAAAGAAATTATTGTTTAATCCCAAAAAATAAACATGGGGTGAATCCAATCAGGATAGGTTCCTCTAGCAAAAATAGAGACGCCTATTACATCTCCTGTAAGATTTAACTCTTTGCGGTATCTTTCCATACTTCCACCTGTTGTAACCACATCCTCAACAATCAATATCGGATGCCCTGGTTTGCAATAAGGTTCACATGCCTTTGCAAATCTAACCGCCCCAGTGGGAACACCATAAACCTTTGAAAAGTTATACTTTTTACTAACCAATAAGGCTAAAGTGTCTAAGTCTTCTAATGTTAGTGAATCTGCTTCTATCTTCCAGTCAGTCTCTTTGCCGCTCTTTAATACAAAGTTCTTTTTCTGAAACAATGTCATGGTTCTATACCTTTTTCTAAAACTGTTACTTTATGACCTTCTTTTTCCAATATACTAACTCTTCTGCGAGAATGCTTGTCTAGGTAATCATTGATATTAAACATAAAATCATAATACTCTAGATTTTCCTTATCTTTAGCTCTACGCAATCCTCTACCAAACCTCTGAATGATTTGATGGTCTGCTTGTCCACCAGCAGCATTAATAAGATTATGGCAAAAGACGTTAATACCCGTATTAAAGATTCCAGAAGTAGCTATAGCAACGACATCTCCCTCTTCATTCTTTAGTCTTTCTATAATTACCTGTCTTGTTTCTATATCGTCTTTACCACGCACCCACAAGGCATTAGGCATTAATTCTTGTAATCTATCACCGTGAGCCAATCTTTCTACAATAATAAGCGTTCTACCCGTAAGTTTCTTTACTAGTTTTACAACTAACTTATGGAAATATTCATTCTCTGCAATGCCTTTTGTTACAGCATCTAAGTAGATTTCATATGGCAACTTAGGTTCATTAACGTGATAGAATGTACAATTAGCAGTAGACAGAATTTCTCTATCAATTAACTCTTTGGTTGTTAATTTACCACTTTCTGTAGAATCTGTTAAGAAGATTGGCCCAAAATAACCTTTAACTTCAAACTTCTGACATTCATCTTTGCCGCCAAACTTGAATGGGGTGGCTGACATTCCTACTCTAACCCCGCAATTTTTAAGTGAATTATATACTCTCTTAGGAATCTTGCTCATCATTTCATGGACTTCATCTACAATTAAAACTTTAATTTTTGGTAGAATTGCCTTTAATAAATGAGCACTCTGAACCGTAGCACAAGTAATAAAATTTGGGTCTTTCTTCTTATCATATAGCCTTCCAACCCAATCAATACCGAGAGATTTGATTTCTTCATAGTTGGCGTGTACAAGGCTTCTCTTATTTGCTAGAATAAGCGTAGGCGTCTTTGGGGGTAGAGCCTTGATAATTGCCTTCATTGTATTGGTATTATGTGTTGGTATCATATGGTCAGTCAAATAAAGATGATCTTCATTATCAATTAAGATACACTGACAAGGTTTAGTGCCAACTTTTTCAATTTTTGATATAACTCTACACATCATGTTTTTTCTATTGTTTTTACATCTAATTTTTTTTCTAGTTAAGTTCAATAATGCACTTGAGTTTTGAATGCCTATTGAAATAATGTATGATATTTTACCGGACTTTTTCTCATTGTTATAAACATAATATGACTGTTTTGTTCTAATTCTACACATTCCACCAAGAGATTCAATTACCTCTTTAACATCTAGTGATAATTGTTTTGAACAAGTACAATATTCTAAATAACCATTTTGATCTACATATCCATCCGTATCCATTAATCCCTTAATTAATAACAATCTATTTTCTATTGAATTATATTTGAAATCTTTTGGTATGAATTTATCTTGTGACTTTTTGCCCATTAATTCATAAAATCTCATAGCATCAACATAGATGTTTTTTTGGTCTGTTTTTGATTTATAATTATTGCCTACTTTTTTAACTATCGCATAATCACATTTTGCAATATATCGTAAATGATAATCTTCTTGTAAAATTAATTTTACATTATTCAATATTTCTTCATCTACATTAGAAAACTTAATTGAATTTGTAAGATTGCCATCTCCAATTAATGCCCCCATTAAATATGGATTCATTTGCAATGGTTTTGTAGTAAAAAACACACATGTTGGAGTTTTTATACTATATTTTGGACGACCGGAAGGATTGTGGCAATTTTCAATAAGATATTTGGTGTCTTTTATCTTATCTTTCCAATCATCAATAATTGCATCAACTTTCCATAAATGATCTGCACAGCATTCTACTTTATCCCCATTCGTAAAAGTAATACAATATACATCTTTATCTCCTTGTGGGTAAATGTTTATTATTTTTGAAACATTTCCAGAAGGCGTACAGACATAATCACCAATTTTCAAATCTCCCATTTTTACTGGGCCTGATGGTGTATAAACCTTAGAATCTAATGGCTGTGCTTTGCCACTAGCAGTCGGAGATGTTATAAGACCACGCCAGTTGGTAATAACGTAATTAACATAATCTACTTGATAATCACGCAATTCGGCTACTGGATTTGGACCTTCATTGAGGTAAGAAGCATCTATTTTATCTATATTCCACTTAAATGGCTCTCTGGTGTCATTAATTGTATATTCTATTTTTTTAGTTCTAAGAACCATTTGGACTTCTGGCAATAGACCTGTTAGAAATCTTCCAGAATCTTTCTTGAAGAAATCATCAAATCCATCCCATACTTTCATCTTATAACGAACATTGTGAAAATAATTCCTGGCTCTAAATCTTAGCATTTTCCAAAGAATTGTTTTTATAGTTTCATTATCAGATAAAAACCAACTATATTGGTTTTCTATTTTTATTATATTGTTCATTTAATAAAGTTATACTATCACAATTACTGTAATTGTCAATCTTATTTGAAACTACCACTAAGTATTTTTGGATACCTGTTTTTAGGTAGATGCATACCTATCAATCTTATGAGTTTTTCTGTTCCTGGCACTGTAAAAACCACTACATAACTATTTCTAGATTTGTTAAGATGGCATGGTATATTGACTTCGTTAAAGAATTGTTCTATAATTTTATTACCTTCTAGTCCATAAGATTGAGTTCTTAAACAGGCATTCTTTTGTTTTCTGCCCATCAGTGTTCCCGAATCGCCATACCATACTGCAATACCAAAGTCCGTTAATTGATCTAGCCACTCCATACAAACTTGTTTTTGACCATTTGGATAACAAAACTTGCGAAGGTCTGTAAAGATAGGATGTGATATAGACCGCCATGTGCAAGTAGTTCCACTAATGTACATAGGAGTAGCCGCACCATACTTTGATATGCCACTAGCTTTATTTTTAAGCCATTCTAGATGCTTCATGCTATGTCGTATACAAAGATAGCTGTTTTTAGTGCCTTGACAAATATATCCATTGCCTAAAAGCGTTCCAAGAACGATCTGTTTCTGATTGTTATCCATTTGTATCACCATGTATCTATTACTTTACAAACTATTTATCCCCTTGACAATGCTATTTTTACATTATAAATCATATATAATCTTAACTCTATGGAGAACCGAATGAGCAATTTTAAGAAAAGTTTTAAGTCTTTCGCTGAGGCGAAGGAAAAGGGACTGGCTGATAATAACGGCTCAATTCCTAATCAGGACATACCAAAGGCAGATAAAGGTCCACACCTACTTGATCTAAAGAAAAGTCTAGCTGGCAGGGATTATAAAGGCCAAATGTCAACTAACCCAGTAAAAGGCACTAAAGAAGACCCACTACCATACAAAGGTGGTGAAGTAAAAGATCAAGAACAGAACAAACTTCTAGTTCATGACGAAGACGATGTTAAGTCTGGATTTGCCTTTAAGGGTAACAAAGTCCAAACACCAGAGAACTCTGCGGCTCTTGGCGAAAAGCCCGATATTCGTATAGAAAAAGTTAAAAGCCAAAAGATGAAATCTGAGAGTTTCATTGAACAAACCAAGGATTTATCTCCGGAGGGTTTTATAAATTTTTTCGTCGAAGGCAGTGATGAGCCGCTGCCAACAATAACAGACTTATACGGCAATCAATTCACCCCAGACCCAAATCAAACAATGCAATATATGGCTGCGCTCATGGTGAAAAATCCACGGCTATTAAGTCGCTTTGTTCGTGAAATGAAAAGACATGACGGTGGTATGGGGCAATTACTAAATGAAAACTTTAGTCATCCAGAATTTTATACTATGCTTGCAGAAGGTATGGCTGCACCGGAAGAAGGCCGAAAGCGTTGCAAGAGAATTTCTAGAGCTATGAATGAACAATACATGGATGCTCTTAATAAGTATGTAATGGAACAAAAGATTAATGAAGAAGTACAACCAAAAGTAGACTTAGCTTTTGAAGATGGTGGCCCTATAGGAAAAGGTCCACAAAACCCAAGTCAAAGTGCCCCAGCAAGATTAGTAACCCCTCAAGGTGGTTCTATGGGCGGGGGCGGAGGTCCACAACTTAATAATGGTGGTGGAAGTCCTACAATGCAAAGTCCTACTATGGGTGGTGCTTTCGGTGGCGGTGGTCCTATGGGAGGTGCTGGCGGAATGGGCGGAAGTCCTGGGGCAGGAATGCCTGGGGCTGGTCCTAGTGCCCCTGCTGGTATGCCCGGCGCTCCTCCTCCAATTCCTCCAGCTGGTGGCGGTGGACTAGATATGGGACAAGGTGTACCTCCTGGTGCTCCTCCAATGCCTAAACTTAAAGGCGAAACTGCTCACGGTAACATGATAGAAGAAATGGGCGGTTATCCACATATGTTTGCCCATATGAGTGATTACTGTGTTAATTGCAAAAAGAAATAATCATTCAATAATTTCAACTTCGCAATTACATTCCAACCAAACGTGCGCACCACAAGATAATGGCTTTTCTGGGTTATAGACAATTTCACTAGGCCCATTGATTTTTATCTTACGAGCATATTGATTAGATTTATAAGTCTTAACAGTTATAACTGGGTCATTAGTGCCATTCTTACGATTAGCTTTAATGATATGTTGGTTAATGTGTATTATCTTTTTCATCAAAAATCTCAACGTCTAGAGGAAGTGGTGCTTTTGAAAATCTTGTTCTGATAATCTTTCCACCACGGGATTCACTTAAAAATCTTGAAAATAGAAGACCATGTTTAATAGGATCAACGTCTGTAATACCTAAGACGTAATTACAAAGAGAACCAACACCGGAACCACGACCAGGACCAACAGCCTCATGTCCTGTTCCCCATCCTAGATATTTAGGACAAACCCTTCTGGCTTCATCTGTAAACATCTTTTGGATTAAGAAGTAACTTGCGAATCCCTTCCTTAGAATCAAACTTGCTTCTTCCACTAATCTATCACGATATTTCTTCTTAGTATACAAACCTCGCCACTTCAAACCAGCTTCTATTTGCTCTAAAAACTTCTCTTTTTCATTTGGTAGTTGTGGCAGCTTGGCTTCTCTATTAATTTCAACGTTGCTTGCTTTTTCGCATATCTTAATTGTATTTGCTTTAGCTTGTTCAAATAACTCTAGTGGAATAACATCTGAATACATCGAAAGCCACTTGTCATTCATTTCCTTTTCGGACTTCATCCATAGGTTACTATCTTGTAATTCAAAGATGTCTTGGTCATCATCACCCTTTAAAAGTTTATTCTCTATTTGTGCAATGGTAGTACCCTTTTGGATCATCAACATATAGCGTTGATACTTGCTATCTTCTTGATTGCAGTAATGGCAGTCGTTAGTAACAATCAAAGGAATATGGTATTTATCGTGTGCCTTAATGAGCCATTCATCATATGGCTTCTGCTTACTAAAGTCCAAAAGCATCAATTCTAGAAAGAAATGCTCTCCAAACATTGCCATATACTTCTCTAACATGGCTTCTGCTGCATCTGGTCCGTAACGATCAAATGCTTGCCCAATTTCTCCCATATAACAACAAGAAGAGAATGTAACCCCTTCTTTGTGTTTCATTAGTTGTTCGTGGGTAACTCTTGGCTTGTAGTAGAATCCATTTATCCATCCCCAACTGGTTAATTGGACAAGATTAGTATATCCAGTTAAATTGTGAGCTATTGCCAATAAGTGATAAGACTTGCGATGTTCTTTTGCTTCATCTGGAGAAAGGTCTTTACGAGAATCTTCATTACAATGTTTGTCTTGAACATATAGCTCTACACCGTATAAAGGTTTGAGTGTATGTCCAGGGCGTTCTTCTTTAATATCGCCTCTTGTAATGTCTTCACAGCATCTAATTTGACTTGGCACTGATGCCATCATTCCGTGATCTGTTATGCAAAGATAGTGTTGGTCAATATGTCTTGACCTTTCTGCATATTCCCATACTTTTGCGTAACCATCAAGAAGTGAAAAATCGCTATGACGATGAAGGTGTTCGTATCCGCTTATTGTTAATGGCATTATATTCTCTTATTAATCTACAATCTTTATACCCTTAAATATAACATCTAAATTATTTTTTTCAAGTACAACTGCAAATGTAATGCCCGGAGGCGTGGAATATTTAGTTAAAAAATTTTGAGCTAGCTTAGTAATTAATTTCTTGAGTTGTTCATTCCAAGGACGATCTACCCATTCTTTTGATAAAACGGCTAAGGTATTATTTAGACTTTTTATCTGGATTCGTCTTGTCCAAGGATTTTTTGCTGTAATCATAATTTTTAATTTTTTCTGTCCATTCTTTTATTTTAGAACGGAGTACCGTAATCGGATTCATATACTTGTTGTCCATATTTATCCTTTAAAACTTTAATTGCATTAAATAGTTCCTTAGTGCAACGACAATCTTCAATAGCCATTTCCCATATAGATTCCAAATCTTCTTTATCTAAACCGCCAAGAAAACCTAACTCTAATTGAAAATAATCTCTTGCAGCTTCAATGTTTGTAGGGTCGCTGGTATCCATGAACCTATATTCTAAATCTGTTCCATCAAATTCTTCAAGATTCATATGACCAGTCGTAGCTAAGTTGACAAAATTATCCAATTTATCCGCATAGTAAGACATAGTAACCTCTATAAAGAAGAAAGATAAGAAAAAGGCAGGCAAATGCCTGCCCTTATTTACGTTGCTATTATATTATTTACCAGCTAGCTTGAAATCTTCCCAACTTAACTTGTGGAATTGAACTTGGAGTTGGGTTAGTTGGTCGCACATAAAGTCTAAACTGAATATTAGGTTCATTAACATTATTATGTGGGCTTGGGTTCGACTTCTGATCTTTTCTATCTTCGCCTGCTACATCTTCGATTGGAGAACTACGAAGAACCTTTTCGGTAGGAACAGCAACAGCATCATCAAAAACGAATTGAATACCTTGACGTTCTGCCCATGTTCTCATACGACGCATTGGGACATAAAGATTGAATGTTTCACCGGCACCACGAACAATCATGCCAACATAAGCGCCGTCAGCCTTGCGATAGATACCACCACCTGAACTACCTGGAAAGGCAGCACATGTGGACTGATCGTAAACTACGCCTCTCAACACACGACCTTGTTGACTTACTACACCAGTCGTCAAACTATTTGAACCAAGCTGACCTAGAAGAGAACCTACGTGTAACAAATCTGTACCTACTGGTACTATTCCCTTACTATCGAAATTAACAGATGATTTAACAAAATTCTTCTTGCGAAGTCTTAGAAGTGCCAAATCTTCACCATTATCTGCATCGCTATAACGAAGCACTTCGGCATCCATTATAACTCTACCTACTGATCGTCCGTCGTCATCATAGATTTCTTTAACAATCTTAGCATCTTCAAATTCGATTTTTGTACGAGAGCCGCCTGTCTTTGGGTCAATAATCGAACGAGTATGTCGCAAACCCTCTACAACGTGTCCAGCAGTTAGAATATAATTAACACCATCACGAGTCTTAATTACGCCTGAACCTTGAGAACGGCCTGCATGAATTGTAACACTAAGGTCTTGTAAATACTGCGGAATTTCATCCGGTGTCATCTTTTTAATTTGAGCTACTTTAGCTACTTTGGCTTTTTCTTGGGAAACTGCGGGAGTGAGTGACAGCCCAAAAACTGTTACTGCACCCATTAAAGCAATAGCGATATACTTAAAAATCTTCATTATTAATTATCTCCTAGGATTTTTGAATCGGTACATTAGTGTAGTATTGATTTCAAAAAAATAAAATATATCCCACCCATTTCAGGTGGGATTTTGTTTAGATGGCTGGTTCTCCAACTTCGACCTTTGCATTAGCATCTTCACAGTAGTACATAATCTGCTTGTTATCCTTGTTTTTAGTCAAGATGGCACATGGACCTTTCCAGATATAACTTAGCGCCTTCATAGTTTCACTGGTTTGGGTTGGATGCAAAGTTCTTCCGTCCCATTGGTGTTCCATTAAAAACACACGACGGTTCTTGTAGTTTGGTTCTACTAATTTAATAGTAGGTAAGCCACGATTAACTTTTTGCTGTAATAGCATATGCTTAATCTTCTTAGCATCTCTTTCCATGATCTTATAAGTTCCGTCTGGGAATCTTCTCCAAATAAAGAACTCATACTTATCACAAAATTCTTGAGTGAAAAATTCACTAATAGCAGTTACGTCATCATAATACTTGCGAACTTCAAAAATTTTGTCATGTCCTAATCCTAGCTTTTTATCCCAATTCAACTTCTCACGGAAATCTTCGCAATCATCGTATTCATTGCCGAATTTTCCCTTGTTCCATCTTTCCTCAATATCTTCTAAAAGCAAGTAACCCATCTTATATGGATTCATGGATTCTTTACCACCAAGAACACCAGCCTTGTGTGCTGAATATTCAACAATACCGCCATCCTTAGCTAATCCGTGCCGGGCCATCATTTCACTATCAACCTTAGACGCCCATCCCTCATTAAGCATCTTAGTCTGTCCTTGAGGAGCAAAATACATTGATTCCTCATACAACATACTAATAATGTCTTCTTGCCACGGTTTCATTGGAGCATTATCTTTCAAGAAACCAAAAATATCTTTATCAACACCTTGGAATAATCCAATGCTCTTCTTCAACTCTTCTTCACGAATCCTTTTCTTTTCAGCATCAATATAATCCTTAGTGTTAATCCATTCTTCCATGTGTTCGTGACCCTTTTCGACCTTCAAACGCCTTGGATGATTATACTGACGGCGAATCTCTGGAATTGGCTCTTTCTGTCTTCTCTTCAACCATGCCTTAGCTGGGTCTAGAAGGGTTTCAACAGACATAACCTTATCAATAAATTTACCGACATCTTCCTTACCCCATTCCGCTATGTACTTGCGGATACGAGTTCCGTGGTTAGCCAATTCATTCATCATGTTCTGGCTTGTCTGAGAGAAGAAAATGTTATTCTTAAAGAAGTCATTATGACCTGTAGCGTGAGCAATAACTGTTACGTGGTCAACCCAAGTGTTAGAATCCAAGCAGTAGATATAACATGGATTTGTATTAATAACCATTTCATAGATACGATGCATTCCAAACTCATATCCACGGGACAGTTCTTCATATTGTTCACCCCAAGACCAGTGAGGGAATCTTACAGGGAAACCACCATAAGCAGCAACCTCTGAAATTCCGTCATAGTCTAGAAACTCTACTACAGTTGGATAAAAATCCAATCCCCAATCCCTACAAGCCTTAAAAATACCAGGGATTTCCTTGAGAATTTCATCAGGAATCTTTACGCCGGGTATAGTATTGTTTCCTTTAAGCAATTCTGGCGTCTGCATTAAGCTCTGAGCCATTTGTATATCTCCAAAGATTTAAGTTATTCTTCTAATATGTAAGTTTCGTTCCAAACTCCCATATTAAAGTTTGGGTCTGGTTTTCCAACAACTTTAAACCCATTCTCTAATGGTTCAATATCACTTTTATCAAGATGACTAGACCTAATACAAAGATAACCCTTTTTAGTTACTCCATCCCTGTCAACATAAGGCACTTCCGCAATTAACTCTTTGTATCTTGGCGGATTGTCATATTGCCTTTTAACCCATCTGGCGGGTTTATAAACAACACCTTCTTGGGTATAGTTTTGGCCTAGCTTGCAACCATAACCAGCTTCAACACACTCCATATGACGTTTAAACTTAACGCCAGTCTTTAGGAGTTTGAATACATCGTTAGAGTTCATGCTATTTCCTCGATCTTAACCGTGCTACGACCAGCCTTGACATTCTTTCCAAGCAAATCTTTCAATGCCTTCTTAACAGCTTCATCACGATTTGCTGGGTCTTGATAATAATCCCAACTTGCGCCTTCTGGACGGTCGATTGCAGTAGTTCTGGTGTGTTCAGCAGACAATTTTCCACCTTCAAGCTGCTTATCAACATGGTGCTTCAATGTTCCATCATAGCCATGCGCTAGAACCTGTGTTAAACCAAACAAGTTAACCTTCTTTGGTCCAAGATCATTCTTTAATAACTTACTGAAATTTGGATTGTCGTTCTGTTCGTTTTCACCATCACCAAAATAGAAAGCATAAATATTCCACTTGGAAGGATCATACTTGCTCTTTGGCTGAATTAACTTTTTCATTAACCTCAAGGACGATGAACAACGTGTACCACCACCGAATCTCAAGTTATAGAAATTCTCTTGCGATACTTCCTTAGCTTCGGTATCGTGCCAAATATAACATGATTCCGTCTTTTTATAAAATGTACGAATCCACAAGTCTAACCACCAGCAAACATCACTGACAATATCACACTTAAATGGGTCCATAGAACCAGAACCATCACGCATGTAGAATATTACAGCATTGCTAATTGGTCGCTTAACAATATTATACTGGCGATATCGTCTATCATCGTTATTTGGAAGAAGCAATCTTACTGGCTGATTGAAACCAGGAACCACTGCGGTTTTATCAAGTCCGCCAGCAGCAGAAACACGCTTCATAGTTTCTCTTAACGTTCTTCGTTTGTGTAGAAGTGCATTTGGACCAACTTTAGAAATACCGTTATAGACAGTTTTCTCGTCTTCAAAAGTTTGACTTGCTTTTGGTAGAAGGTCAGGAAGTTCTAGCTCATCCTTCAATAGTTTGAGAATGTATTCTAGGTCTACTTGAACAACAATACCTTCTGCATGATCGCCATCTGCACCTGTTCCGTCTTTGCCTTTATCTGGGTCTTTACCGATAATATCACCAGGACCACCAGGACCACGACCTACACCTTCATTTGGCTTGCCGAAAACAATATGAGGTAAATCAATACGTGGAATAGTAACACCAACTTTACCATTTTTACCACGCTGTCTGAATATCTTGCCTGTTCTTATAAACTTCTTGAGTTCGTCTCTAACCTTTCCGCCTACTACATCTCTGAACTCTTTGTGATCTTCTTTTATATTGTGTGGCATATTTTACCCCTGTATGTTTTCTTTGTATGATTTATGAACATGACTTAATACATCATGTGCTGATTCCGTACTATATCCATATAATTTCTTCATCTGTTCTATTACTGACCGTGTTCGCTCATTAAACTTTGCCAACTTTTCTTCTTCTTGTCTTTTAACAAGCTCTAAATTGCGGGCTACATATCTTTGAAACCTAGTCGGTTTTCGGTAATCAAAGTCTAGAAGTTCCATATTAATTTTCCTATGCTATAAGGTGAGGAAACGGCTTTGCTACCAATGGCACTTGAATCATGCTCTGTGGTTGCAATCTTCTTATTAGTGGTATTCTAATTCTTGCATATCCATCAAGCGTTACTGTCTTTTTGCAATTTGGCTTTTTGTACGTCAAGGTTACTACTTCCATAATATTCTACTCCAAACTCTCTAGCCATTTCCCTAGACCAAGCAACTTTAGGTGGCTTGGGTTCTTCTCTGAATGTTCCTAGATTTGTTTTAGTGACTTCCCAATCCCAATTATCATAACCATAGTAATAACCATTTAATGATCTTGGTTGTTGAGGCTTTTTATAAGTCAGTTCTAAGCATTCCATCTCCATAAAATCTCCCGTAAATAGAAGGGGGGAAAATCCCCCCTTCTTGTATTATTAATATGAAATATTATTCTTAGTTATCAGAGGTTTCGCCACGGGCGAAGATACTTGCAACGTAGTTTAGTACGTCTGTAGCACTGTTTTCGTTGTAGCCGTAGTTGCGAATCATTCGTGTCTTAACGGCGTCGATCTTCTCTTGAAGGTCTTTGTCACCTACAGTTGCGCCCTTGCTTAGAGCAGACAACTTGATTGTGTCCTTGGTGTCTTCAAAGAGCTTCTTTTCCAAAGCCTTTGCCAACTTAGGATTGCTGTCCCAACGAACTTCCTTGCCCTTCATGTGTTGAGTACCAATGTAAGTTGCAATCTGGCGACGGAAATCGTCTGCGTATTGATCGCCGATATCGGCTTTCTCTTCGATTGCTCTCATCAAGCGTTCATCTGGTTCCATCTCAGCGCCTGTGAATGGGTCGGTAATCTTTGTCTTTTCAACGTGCGCTACAACGTTGTCGATGTAGTTGGTGTACAAACGGGTGATTGCGTTCTCATCAGCAACCAAGGCTCGTTGAACTTCCTTTTTCAAGATATCGTCTAGTTCCTTCTTAACCAACTCTATGCAGTTGTCGTAGTGTTGACGATCATTTTCATCAACGATTAGGGCGAATGTGCCTAAGCCTTCCTTGATTTCGTTGAGGACCATGAACATGTTGACGTAACCAGGATTGCTTACAAGTGCGTTTGCAATCTTGTTCTGGACGTAACGGGCGGATACACCACGGGACATGCCTTCATCAGCATACTTGTCACGCAATTCCTTTACACGATCTTCTGTCCATCCTGGCATACTTCGACCGTCATAAAGTTTTGCCTTATCGACAAGACTTACGTTGTCCTTGCCGTCCTTGAGGCGTGTCAAAATTGCCCACAATGCAGCGATTTCCAAGGTATGCGGAGCAATGTGGATGTTCTTAACTCTTTCCTTGCCGTAATCTTGTTCCAAAACTTTAAGCTCGTCAGTCCAACGTAGCAAGTAAGGAACGTCAACACGAACTGTTCTATCACGAAGAGCTTCCATTGTTACGTCTTGCTGTAACTTGACGAACTCAGGATTGTTGGTGTGGCCGACGATGACCATATCAACGTCGATTTGTGGAAATTTCTTTGGTTTGAATTGACGTTCTTGGCAAACGCCTAGCAAGTCATACAAGAACTCTTTTTCCAATTTGAGAACTTCAATGAACTCGATGAAGCCACGGTTGGCTACTTCAAATTCACCGTCGAAACCAAACGCTCTTGGATCGGAGTCAACGCCATAGTGAGCCAACTTGGTGTAGTTGATATCACCTGTGAGTTCTGTTGCATCTTGATTCTTCGGGTCTTTTGGTTGGAAAGTACCGATACCAACACGCTTGGATTCACTCAAGACGATTCTACGAACTTCGATATGGTTTTCTACAACCTTACCCCAGTCGCCATTATAACGTTTTAGCAACTCTGTCATGTAGAAGTCGCATTGTGGGTTTAGTTCACCACCTAAACGAATCTGGTAAATGGTGCTTTTCATTTCTGGGGTTGTGCTACCCTCTTCGTTGATTTGATTCAAACGGTCTTGAATCTCTTTACGCATATAGCTTGGGATTAACTTCAATGGATCATCGTTCATTGGACACTTGCATTCATCCTTAATGTCAAGCGCTGGGAACAAGACTTCTCCACGGTCGTTCTTGATTTCACCAAGATTTGTCCAGGTGTAGGTGTAAATTGCACCATCATCTGTTTGACTATATCGTTCTAGACCACGCTTTAGAAGACGGCAGATGGTAGACTTGGACGAGCCTACTGGTCCGTGAAGCAATAGAATACGCTTCTCTGTTCCGTGCCAGCTTGCAGCACCTTTGACGTGTTTGACTAGATTTCCTAAAGTATCTTCTAGACCAAAGATTGGAATCTCTGGGTCGTTGAAGAACTTGTACTTCGTAACGGTTTTGCGATATCGCTCAATATTATAGGTTCCAGCAGAAATAATCATACTATAAAGTCTTTGATAGGCACTATAGGCCAATCTTGGACGATCAAATACACGATCCAAGTATTGTGGAAAGCTCATCTTCTCGGTGAGTTTCTGATACTTTTCACGATCAAACTGCTTGGAAAGTTCTTCAAAACGACGGCTTGTTTTAACGGTCATATAACCCGCTCCCTAAAAGATGTGTGCGTACAGATGTGTCTTATAAACATATCTTATAGCACTATGAATAGAAACTATCTTCTTACAATATTATTTGAGAATTATTATCGACGAGTTATTATTATGATGGGACTTAATTTACTAAAGCTAATCTACACTAAAAATTTAAAAAGTCAAGACTAAACTATTTTTCCTTCGTATCTTGAATCATCTATATGCTTATAAGGATCGCCGTGTTTATTAGCATTTTCAGCGGCCCTTCTCAAGTTTTGATTTTGTTCTGCATTCCATTGTGCAACGTACTCAAAATTATCTTCCCTACTAGTACCCTTCTTTTCCTTGAATATGATAGCTCTTGGTCCTGTCACAAGCTCACTTAACTTCTTCTTGCCACACTTAGGGCAACCAACTTTCTTTTTATCACTATACATGCACATCTCAGAAAATTCAAGATCACATTTTTTGCAGAAAAAACTATAGGTAGGCATTTTTTATCTCTCCTCATAGTTAATTTAGTCCCTTATTTTCATTTTTGAGAGATGTAAACCCTTTTTGTTCAAAATTATTTAGCGCCTCTATAGACTTCATATCCTGCTGCTTCGATAAGTTTCTTGATAGCTTCCTTGAGGTTCCCGTGATCTTCTCTAGATTTGGTAGGCACAAAAATATCTAAATAAAGTCCAGTTGAACTATATCCAGCTGTAACATCAACAACCGTAGCGAATTTTTTATCTATTTTACTAAGCATTTGTACACCTTATGAACCAATAAAAAATTTGTATAATTTGTAGCAACAATAAAATAATAGCAATTATAAACCATTTAGTGTTATTCATATAAATCACATATTGTTTGCACACCACATAAAGGCAGCTACTACAAGTAAAATGCAGAAAATCATACTAAAAACAACCAATGCGCCAAACCACCCTATACTGGAAATCATTCCAAAAACTAGAGTTCCCAAGATAACAAATACCATTGAGGTGAAACCAATTCTAGCTATCAACTGTTTAGTAGTCATGACTTTCTCACTTTGGGAGTTTTGAAATATCTAACTTTAAAGCATTTGCAAATAACACTATCCCTGCACTCATTGCATCTCTGGCTTCAACCAATTTAGCAAAACTTTCTTTGTTTCTAGTATGAATACCAAGAGCATATTTTTCAAGAGTTGTTGTCAGATTATTATAACTTTGATGAAGAAGTGCAAAAGCATATCTATCTTCTTCTATTATTTGCTTTCTCTCCATACCAGGAGGAATCTTTTCTTTTTCCTCTTCTAATCTTCTCAAAGCAGCATAATAAACTACGCCGTCTTCTTTGCCTGGACGCCTTGCTATTTCTGGTTGCTTATCCATCCATGCTGCTAAGTTTACAACGTCAACTTGTAGTATTTCTGCAAGTTTACCAGAACTGCGCCATACTGGACCAGATTTTATTAGCTTTACAAATTCAGATACGAATGCGTCATCGCCAATTTTGGATTTTGTTCCAGAAGACTTAGGCTCAACTTTAATTTCTTCGGCTGGAATACTTTCAAGACTATTTGCTTTAGCCGCTTCTTCATTGTTCACTGTTAAGCTCCTTTGGAACAATATTGCAATTAACCCAAAGACCCCTATTACTTAATACCCATTCTTCTTTAAATGTTCTTTTGCCAACTGTTGTGTTGCATTCACTTTTGCCTATAGCATAATCTCTTCTGCCGTATTTGATGCTGTGTTCATCAAAATGAACATCCATAACAACATTAACAACTTCAATTTGGCCATAAGCATTAGAAAACGAATTTAATATTGGTGAATTTCCCTCTAGCCATTTACATACTCCACCAAACTCCCTAAATAACTCCATGTCAACTATAGAGTAAATACTAAACATTTGACGGCGATTAATCGTGTTGTAATAACTTTTAACACGATCAGTTAGCCTGTCAATAACATCACTATGTTTTCTGGACATGATCTTTACCATGATGACACTTATGGGGTTTATTTGGATAGCCTCTAAAGGATATTAGAATAAACTCAATTATCAATTTGAAAAAACTATACGCAAACCCCAATACAATCAAAACCATTAACAATAAAAATATACCTTGCCCACACGCCGACCAATGTGCCATCATATCCAAAACTTTATTCAATAAATCCATCTCAATCTCCCATTTTACGACCAAATGCTGGTCCTGATATATTAACGTAATAAGATACTTGTGTTATTTCGCCGCACCTACAAGCCATTGAACCTGAAATGCAGCGATGATTTTTCAAATCATAAGTATTAGGTAATTTAAGTTTAATTACCATTGGTTTCTTGCATTTCCAACACTGAGTAGGTATTTCTTTATACAGAAAGAAGAAATTCCAACAATGTTTCCAAAAGTCCTTTAAGAGTTTCATTTAGCCCTTCACAAAGTAAATGACATCGAACTCCTCGTAACTATCTCTCTGATATTCTACCCAATCTTTAGGAACTTTGAAATAGCGGTTTCCATCATATTCTTTTTTTAATTTGCTCAAGATTATGCGATCAACTACGTTCTGATTGAGAGCTTCTTTGTATATCTGCTCCCCACCAATAATAAAAACATTTTCTGTTTCTTCGGAAGCGTGCTTGACAGCATCAGTCAAAGAACTACACCACACAACTCTTGTATCATCAAACCACGTCAGAGAACGTGTTAAAACATAATTTTTCCGGTCTGGCAGTGGCTTCTTAGGTAAACTCTTCCATGTATTACTGCCCATTATAACAGAGCCGCCCACTGTTCTCTTCTTAAAGAGTTTAAGGTCTTCTGAACAATGCCAAGGTATAGTGTTGTCTTTACCTATAACGCCATTAGGGTCAGTTGCAACTATTAAGTATATCATTTGTAATACCAACCTAAAACTGATTCAAAACACAAAAAATGAATTTTAATGCCTCGAAAAGCACGATTAAAAACTACAGAAAATCCAAATCCCCAATCTTGATAGTTTATAAAATACCAAGGTATTTTTTTGGGAGTTTCATTTGAACCATAACTCATAAAAGTCCAATTATAAGTTTTAGGCATCCCATGATTAGGTGATTTCTTCCATCCCATTAGTAGACATCTCCGTTAGTTTTTATCATTTCATCTTCATAAGGAACGCCATATCTTCTATAAAATTCTTCGGCAGCATTTCTCAAAGCGCCAGTAGTTGCTGCAATAGCCCAATATCTTTTCTCTGGAATGGTTTTTAATGCTATACAAGTACAAGCATAGTTTAATAATCCAGCAAAAGCAGTTTTATCTTTATCTGATAGGGATTGAATCTTAGAAGCTAACTCATTAATTAGAGGTTCTAGCTCTTCTCTTTGTTCTTGTTTAATGTATGGCATATTATTCCTTTTATAAATTACTAATAAAGACGCTTTACAATCTGATTAATTTTACGAGTTTCGGGTTCAATATGATTCTCTAGAACATAAGTTCTTTTGTCTTTATAAGTAAAAATCATATACCGCCAATAAGTCTTTCCGTCTGGGTCTTTGGCTTTTTCTCCGTCCCAAAAGTTCCCAATCCCTAGAAGGTCATTAGGCGTTGGCAAGTCACTTGCTTGCAAATTATTCATTTGTTTTCCTTTCAACAAGCTGAACGAAATCCATAAATGATATTTCTTTAAATGACATTTCTTTTTCTTCTATCATTATTTGTCCATTAATGATTTCACAAATTACGTCTTCGCCATTTTCATCATCCCAATAATTAAGGAACTTTCGGCCATTGTCAAGACAATTTAACTCAATAGAGTATTTCATATTATCCTCATAACATAATTGCATAGTCAACATTATACTTAATTCTTAAATTGTGGTCATCATCCAGTTTGCGAATAACATCATTTTCAAAAGTTTCACAGCCAATACCTACGGCTTCATTAGCATCCCATTCTTCCATAACTTCTCTATCTGGGTAAACTTCAAACATATAGTTGTCTTTGTCAAGTTTAGCCACACCAGGAATGAGTGTAATACCTTCTTCTTCTGTCATTACAATAATCACTCTTTTATCTAGAATATCAGCATATTCAATCATGGTTAAAATCCCCATAGTTGTGTTAGATATATCCTGTAAAGTGCAACCAATTCATCCATAAACTCTGGAAAAAGTTTAGCACCAAGCGGAACGAACACCAATGGATACGCTAAAAATCCCATTATGAATAAAATTGCACTAAGAATCAATGTTTCAAAGAATTTCCTCATACAGTCACCATAACTTTTATTGGGGAATGCGGGTCATATTCTTCTATCTTGAAGTCGCTTAATTGATAAGAAAATATATCCTTTGCTTTGTTGAGCGTCATTCTTGGCGAAGGCTTTGCTTCACGGCCCAAATACTCATTAACACTATCAATTTGATTCATGTAAATGTGTGAATCTTCTGTATGATGAATAAACTGATAAGGTGTATATCCAGTTTGTTGTGCTATCATATAACACAAAGCAGAATAAAATTGAATATTGGCCGGAACTCCAACAGGAAAATCACAACTTCTCTGATTTAACAAAAGGGACATTCTACCCTTGCCGTCTATGAAAACGTGGAAGCAATAGTGACAAGGTGGTAGCCGCATGATATGTAGATCGGCTGGATTCCAAAGAGATACTATCAATCTTCTTGAGTCTGGATTAATCTTTATCTCTTCTATCAGCCATTTTATTTGATCTACACCTACATCAATACCATCTGTCTGTCCAAACCCTCTACTTTCTACTCCTGGGAAATATGGCGCACCAAAGTATCTCATTTGGAAACCGTATACTGGACCAAGTAATCCTTTGCGAAATTTTGTTCGTTCGTAAAACTTTTTGTTTTCTGGATGAGTTTCATCTACCCAAGGTGTCCAAAAATTAGCACCAAGTTTAATTAGTTCTTCATTGTCGGTAGAGCCAGAAAGCATCCAAAGAAGTTCAGCAAAGATAGCTTTGGGATAAAGTTTACGTTTGGTAAGAAGTGGGAAGTATTCATCTATCCTATATGTTTGTGTCATTGAATAGATGGTTAAGCAGTCAACGCCAGTGCGATTTGACCTTCGTTCACCATTTTCCAAAATAAACTTTAGAGCATCATCATATTGCTGCATAATATACATAAATATTTAGTCCAATCCAAATCGTTCGGCGGATAGAAATCGCTCGTCTTCAAATCTGAATCTGTCGTCAGGTACACTATCACCCACTAATAACAAACCATTATCTGCTAACTTCTTTCTGATTTCCCTTAGTGAAGTCTCTCCAAAATTACGAATTTCAAATAACTCATCAATAGTATAGCCGATAAGTTGTTTTACGGTCTTAATGCCATCATTCTCTAAAATATTAGTAGTCCTTATCGACAAATCCAAGTCAGATAAGGATTCTAACCTTGGAGCTATAACATCATTTACCATCCGTCTTATGGGAGTTTTTTTATAAGTGTTTTCATACCATTGAGGGAAGATCGTTTCATCCCTCAATGGTTTCTTGTATGAAAACTCAAGAAAATCATCTTCTTGCATAAATTCTCATACCTCTTCGTCCTGTGGAATTGCATCAATCTCGCTGATTGATGCAAGGACTTTGACTTCATCCTTGATTTCTTCTTGTTTGCTTTTATTGAGAATGGTCTTAAAACGCTCAAGAACCGCTCTGGAAGCGCTATTGCACATCCAATCAAACTCAGGATGCCACTGACAAGAAATCCAACTGTCAGTACCCATCAATTCAATAATCTTTTCGACCTTGATGTGGGTTAAATCCACACGGGCAGTACCGTAAACAGTAATGCCGGAAGCACCATCAGGCCAATTCTTCTTGCTTTGTGGATATGCCAAACCTTGATGGTGGAAAGAGTTTGTCCAAAGTTTTGCGTTTTGGTCATATCCCATGAGCCGCTTGAAGGGCATTCTTTCTGTTGGATTTTTTGCCCCAGCGAAAGTACGGAAATACTTATCTGTGTCAACGATACTGACAGCGTGAACAGGTTCGTTCTTTTCAACGCTGATTTGTGCCCGCTGCGGTTGATGACAGATAGAGGAACTTGCAAGATCAGGAATCAAAAAGAAACCGTAAGAAATACCGAGAAGTTGATGCCCACGACAAATGCAAAGCATGGGTTTCTTCGTTTTTTTGCAATAATTGATAATCTTTAGTTCACGTTCATCACGCTTCAAGTCGAATTTGGTATAGCCTTGGCCATTCCAAATGCTGTGATCGTAAACACTTGGATGAATGTCCACTCCCCCGGCGATACAAACACCATCACACTTTTTAACCCAATCCATGAGTGTTTCTTCATTATTATGGTAAAGCATCACAAAATCGGCATCGTAGAATTGCTCAAGCATATCTACGCACTCCGTTGTGAACGCCGAAGGTCCAGTCAAGCCGATGAGTTTTCTGCTCATTTTTCATTCCCTAAAAGTGTGGTGGTTCAGTGGGATGTATTCTATCTTATTTGTTTCGTTATGTAAAGGGCAATTTTTACGAAATTAATCTTTTGGAGGAAAAGGAATCATTTTATCACATCCGGTAATCTTGAACACGGGTGGAGGAGCATCATCTTTGTATACCTCTTCTACATCTGCCGGATTCTCTTTCGATAACTCTCGTAATGTTTCAAGAGTGAATTTTGCAGTATCTTCGTCAATTCTTGGACCCCATGTACCTGTCATTAGTTTAATAAGTCCAGCATCAGTCCATCCTGTTATTTGTGCAGCCTGATAAGCCAATGCCTTTACCTTATCTGGTGTCTTGGCCCATGTTTCTGAACCCATATCCAACCAATCACGGGCACTAACCTTTATGCCCTGCCTTTGAACAGAACCATCTAAACTTACAATAGCACTCATGTTACACCTTTCTTTTTGAAGTAAACTACTATGATTATAGTGAAAAGAGGAAAAATGTCAACAATAGTTATTTCAACAAAATCAGAAATGCATAATCAGTGGCAAACTTTTTCGTGCTGGTATTCAATAAATTCTACCCTACCAACATGGAAAGTTGCTGTTGTTTTTCAAAGAAACAACAAAGCATATCAATTTTCGCTTCTAAATAGATGCAATATTCCGTACCTGGCTTATCCACGCAATGGAAAAGAAAGCACAGCAATACAAAACTTACTAAATGGTGGGATTATATCTCTGCCAGTCGTAATAGTGCAAGATAACCATATGATAATAAGAGATATAGAAGAACCTCTTGAGGGAATAGTTGAAGCAAAAACTTTATCTTGTTTTGGAGCAGCAGACAGCCAAGACTTAATCTCTATTGTTGACTATTCTACTTGCGGCAAATTCGACTTAAAAACATGGCAAGAGAAAGAAAAAACACATCCTTTTCATAAAGCAATGGAGTTTACGGCAAAGAACAGAACAGTTAATGAACAAAGAGTTATGCAGCTGTGGCGACAAATGGCTTTAACATATGATTTTTTGGTTAAATAACCCAATGAGGATTTTCCAGTTGCCAATTAATAATACGCTTTAGACTCTCTTCAAATTCTAATGGTGGCTTCCAACCAAGATTGTTTAACTTACTTCCATCTAGAGCATAACGACGATCATATCCTGGTCTTGCTGACTTTGATTCAACTAGCCTATACTTCAAAGGCTTATTCATAAGTTTAGCAACCAACTGAGCAAATTCAAGATTATTAAACTCCTTATTGCCACAAATATTATATCTATCAGGAAATCTGGTTTCATGAGAATACTGAGTTACAGGTTTTTCTAGTATCCACATCAAAGCATCTGCATGGTTATCACAATGTAGATAAAATCTAGTGCCAATAAACTTTGTACCATCTTCTAGAGTATCAGCATATATTTCCATCTCTTGTTCTGTAGCAATCTTCCATATTAGCTTAGGTAAAAATTTTTCCTTATCTTGAGTAATGCCAATCATATTCATTGTATTGCTAAGAACGATTGGCATGTTATAGCTTCGCCAATAAGAAATGCAAAGTGCCTCTTGAGCAGCCTTAGAAGCCGAATAGGGATTTGATGGGAGTATTATATCCCATTCAGGATGAGAATATCCTGCCGGGCAATCTCCATATACCTCGTCAGTTGAAATCTGCAAAAATACCTTTGGTTTAATTCTTCTAGACAATTCTAGCATGTTTAATACTAGTTCGCAGTTATTACGCCAACAAGCAGCAGGATCGGTTACAGAACGTTCTACAGCTGAATCAGATGCCATACTAATAACATAATCAATACCAGACTCTACGACCTTGCCATTGACTATACTTCTATCCATTATTTGATTTTCTAGTGCAGTATCAATGGGAACAGTAAGATCGTGTTTCAGTAATGTAACCCTACTGTTGTCAACAATGTTTTCATAATTCAATCTAGAATAAGTACCTTTATGTCTAAATGAATCCAATCCTACTATGTGCCTATCTGTATTGTTTAGAAAATATCTAACACAATGACTTCCTACAAATCCACCAATGCCTGTAAGTAATACTCTTGTCATAAATCACCTCCCAATAGACTATATACTATAGTGTTTTTTAAAGGAGAAAAATTATGGCACAAAATGGCCCAACACTACCACCAATCCCAACAGCACCATTCGTTAGACAGTTAGCAGTAGGAGCAGCAACACTACCGCTTTCAGTATTTGATGTTAATGATGTTAACAATGCAGCTTGCCCACTTAACACTGGGAATGCAGCATTTGTAGCAAATATTGGCAAAAGTGCTGATTTTGGAATAGCAAATCCACTAAATTCAAACAGCGTAAGTCATGGACACTATCCTAGTGCTCAATTCACTTATAATGTTTACCTTTCGTAATACAACAAAGCCCTCTTTTTGAGGGCTTTACTATTTTATGACATGAAGATATTCAAAGTTAATGAATTAAAAAGATTTCCTGATAATAGAGGTTTCTTTCAAGAAATTTATAGATACGGATCATTTGATATAGAACCAAAACAAGTAAATTGGTCATTCTCTGTTAAAAACACCATTAGAGGATTACATCTATCTGATTTTGATAAATTAATTACTTGCATACATGGTCAAATTTACGACGTGGCTGTAGATATGCGAAAAGATTCAGAAACATATCTAAAACAGTTTATAAACATATTAGATTCTAATATACCAACATCTGTCCATATACCAAGTGGTTTTGCTCATGGTTTTATGGCTACAACTGATGCAACTATCATTTACTTACAATCAGATACCTATAAACCAGAGAATGAAAAATCAATACATTATAGTCTTGCAGAATGGCCAAAACCTACTAATGGAGAATACATAATATCGGAAAAAGATAAAAAAGCAGAAATATGGAGGGTTACATGAAGACATGGGAACAATTTTCCGAAGCTAAAGACCACAATTTTAAGAAAGACAGCAGTGGAGGAATAATACCTCAAAAAATGGATTTAGCTAAAAAAGGTGATTTAATTACATTACCAGAGGGCATCAAGGGCACTAATTGCTCTAATTGTAGGTGGATTAAAAAAGAGGGCGAAATAGGAATGTGTAATCACCCAGAAATAAAACAATATGTAAATGAAAGAAATTGCTGTGCCTATTGGGATAATGATGAAGTAAAAAGACCTTGGGAGAAAAAGAAATGATAGGCATAATTTTAGCGGGCGGCAAAGGAACCAGACTTAAAGAACTTACAAGAGTTACTAATAAAAATCTATTACCTTTAGGCGATAAACCACTTATTTACCATCCCGTAGAGAAGATGGTTGAATGTGGTATTACGAAAATACTAATCGTAACAGGCACAGAACATATGGGTGATTTTGTTGAACTTCTAGGTTCAGGAAGTCGCTTTGGCTGCTCTTTTACATACAAAGTACAAGATGAACCAAAAGGAATTGCTCACGCTTTAGGATTGTGGGAAGGCATCTGTAATGAAAGGTGCATGGTTATTCTAGGTGATAACGTTTTCGGAGATAGTTTGGTAGGCTTTGCAGAACAAGCAGAAAAAAATCCAGACTGTGCTTGTGTTGGCATTACAAGAGTAGATAATCCAGTAGCATTTGGAAACGTAGAATTTCATGAAAACGATATGAGAATTAAAAGAATCGTAGAAAAGCCTAAAGAAGCATTAAGTCCTTATATTATAACAGGACTTTATAGTTATCCACCAGATGTGTTTGATGTTATTAAAACGTTAAAGCCAAGTAATCGTGGCGAATATGAAATTACAGATGTCAATAATTATTATCTAGAAAAATCAAAATTGAGTTGTTGGCATATGCCTGGTTTCTGGATAGACGCAGGTAGCATTGAGAATTATTATATTGCAAACAAATTTGTATTCGAGAAGAATTAAAATCCAGTATTAATCATGTGAGCCTTTTTGTTTTTCTTGGCATCATCATTTTCATTCTGGGCACGAACAATATCAACTAGTCTACGGACTTTTCCTGGCCATTTAGCAATCTTATCACGAGGAACACCAAGGAACTTTGCAGCATCCTCGGTGTTTTGTCCAAATACTCCTATGAAATCGTCCCAAAAGGTATTGCCTTCTGTTCTATCTGGACGAATTTCTAGCCCTCTCTTGATAACCTCTACGCCTTCATCATTGTCGTCAGGTTTAAACCAAAAGTCTTTACCAGTATCTTTCTGACTAGATTCGTATAGGTTATAAAAACTTGTCATTTTTTCCTTATGCGTCTCCACTAACATAGGTCAAGAAAGCATATGTTCTTGCTGCTGCTGTTGTTGCTAGGTTGCTGTAATTGTTTTTCAAATACAAAGCTGCTCTGCCACTAACTACAATAGTATCCCCATCCTTGCGAATATAATTATTCCTCAAGAAATCAGGGAAAAACGTTGAACGTGTAGCTGCAAAATTTGATCCTTGTGGATCAGTGCTGCTGTATGGGTTCTTAGAACTCAATACATTTGTAGTACCTAAATTTACTGTAAAAGTAATTGCCATTATTAACACTCCTTGTGAAGTTAACCTACTGTATTTAGTGAAGCACTAATTATTTTTAATTCCCATATATAACTTTATGACATCAGAAGAACTAGTCAAAGATGGACAAGCAATCCTAAATGCCTTTATGAACCAACTTGAAGGAGAAAACGATATCTACAAACAAATTGTCATAGAAGAAACTATAAAGTTTATCTACAAAGAATACTATGGAGTTGATGTAGATTGAAGTCTACTACCAACAACTATCATAGGAAAATTTGAAGACATTGTTACAGTTTGATTATCGGTTAATTCTCTAACTCTCCCTGGAAGATATTTTCTAAATTCTCCAAGATCAATTTCTCCATTATTGTTCTCATCAGCATTAACAAGAGCATCCCTCATAGCAACTGTGAGCTTCCAACAATAAGTAAATTCCGTACTGCTACTGGAGCATATTATACAAACATTTGGTCCACAATCTTTCCAATCATCAACCATTCCTCCTGCTTTGCAGGTATCAATAATTAAAATTAAACTACCTTTAGTGTTCTTTAATTTTCCAGCAATTTCACTTCCAAGAATAGGTATTCTATCATTACCAACAAAGGCATAACCGCCTAATTCTTTTTTGTTTCTGCCATGTGTTCCAATATAAACTATGGAAACACTTTTTTCGCTAGAATTTTCAACTATCCAATCAAATCCTTTAAAACAATTTTCTCTAGTGCAAATTTTTCCGTAGATTGATCTAGAATCAAACTTAGGAGAAAGTGCTTTAAAACTACGAAGCATATCTTTTTCAAATATTTCTATTTCTTCAACAAAAGCATCTTTTTCATTTTCCTTTGTGTTATAATCAACACCTATAAAAAGGAAATTTGTCCTATAATCAACTTTGTAAATTGATGTTGGTTCTACAATTACCTGATTTTCAGGATTAAAAATCAATAAAACAGAAAACAAAAAAGCCAAAAACCAAATTTTACGCATAAAATACATCCTTGTAAAGAGACTATTATTATTTATTATCCTCATATTAAACAAAAAAGGCGTGTATTACCACGCCTTTTAAATAACTCTTTTATTATCTACCATCCCAATTTGGATCAGTAAAATCATCACAAGGTACATAAATGCCGTCTGAATAAAGACGATACCAACAAACATCTACTGGGGACCAATATATCCACACTCCAAATCTAACACACCAAATTCTATATGACCAACCATACCATGTATTTCTATAACACATATGACGATAGTTGTGGCCACGATAAGCATGACCGTGTTGATGCACTGGATTACGACTGTGACCTGGATTGTGATGTGGATTGCTTCTACCGTTTCTTGGACGAGCCATCATTATTCACCCTTCTTTTTACGACGCTTCTTGACTCTTTCTTTAAATTCTGCTCTTTCTTCTTCTTCATTGCGGACTTTCTTCGTTGCTTCGTTTTTAATTTCTTCTTTATTTATTTTATTTTGTTTGGAAAGCCATTTTTTAAAATCGTATAATGAAAACGTAGGTTCGTCACCTTGGCTAAAGTTGTCTTCATCTTCAAAATCAAATTTGCCCATATCTTAATTATCCTGGGTCTAGTTTAGTGTTGGCTGTTTTAACCACGTCATACTTGTATATTGGCAAATCTTTTCTTGAATCCCTTTTAAGAACAGATGCCAAATTGCCTAACGGAGGCAATTTACCTTCAACAGCTTTCGACGCCATCCCACGATCCTTCTCAAAACTATATGTTGGAATATTAGGGATTCTATATCTATTAATAATCTTTTTATTTTTTATTAATGGACGGCCTGGGTCTGTGAAACCATCATCAGCTAATCCTGCTTCCCACATTTTAAAAGATTCAATCATTTAAAAAATTCCTCAATGCCGTCTTCTTTTATATATGGAACATTATAATATTCTAAGCCTTGAGAGTAGTTAACTATTTGCACTGGATTAAACTCTTGGTGCTTTAACCAATACAAACACCCATTAATAAATGAGTGAGCCATCTTATGTTGCGGATACATATACAAATCATCTTTAACTTTTATGCTTCCTTGTCTCTCTCCACTGAAAACATCATCACAACAAAACAACATTAATTTCTTTACTCCCCAACGATAAGCCAAATTTATTGAAGCACAAATAGGATTTCTATAGTCATCAATGTAATAAGTGGCATCATTAATGCTTCCATATTTTTTACTCTTTGATGGGACATATTTGAACAATACACCTTTTACTTTGCGATAAAATCTAACAAAGTCTGGATATGTTCTACAACTAACTATACATTTTGGTGTGTAGCTTGCGCTGGGCAAACAGGACATTGCTTCTTTATAGGGATTGTTATTTAAGTAATAATCCATCCTAATATCGGAACTCCAATTAGCTAATGATCTGTTAGTCCCAATAATAACAACATCTCTAGGAAGTTTTTTTAGTAGATGTTTTTTCTGTTCAAATTGATATCCGTCAGAAACAATAATAACTTTATCTTTGCGAATAAATTCATTGTCAATATTGGCAATGTTCATAGTTTTAATTGTTAATTCATTTTCAGCAAAAATATTAAATTCTTGATTGGTAATAAGATCGTTAATGTCTTGAGGAAACACTTTTCTAGTAAAATCCCTAACCCAATATCCATCTGGGGTTAATAGGTAATGATTCTTATTGGCATGTTTTTTAATTATAATTTTCATATTTTTATTAAAGTCCATAAATACTTATTATGTTCAAAACATTCATACAATTCGTAAGTGAGAAAGAAGATAGCGTTAACGAGCAAAAGTCAGCTGAACTTAAAGCCAAAGGGCAAGAAGTTAAAGCTAAAACAAAAGAAGTTAAAGCTAAAGGACTAGAATTTAAAGCTGCTTCTGCTGAAAGCAAAGCCAAAAAAGCAAATCTTAAAGCCGTACAATCACAATCAAAAGACAATGAAGAATAATTATCTTTTAGGTATAACTCGTACTCTAACTGAATCAATCTCTTGACCTAAATGTTTAGCTTTCATTATTTGAACTGGACTTAATTTAGTCTCTTCCTCTTCAAACAAACCCTCTTCTTCTCTAATAATCGGTATAACTTCAACAGGAGTCACTTCTGGTCTAGTATCAAAATTTGGAATTTCTTGTGGCATACTTAACGGCATTACTGATCTTTCAAAATCAGAAGGCTCAATAGTCATTGAATTAAGATGTTCTGCTAACACCTCTGCAAATGTTCTTCCAACTCCATTAGCAATTCTCATAATTACATCTTCACCTATTTCAACTTTATTTACTAAAGGCTGAGATTGAATATCAGATTTTTCTAGTTTAATTACTTCACCACCAACTAATGACATGCCGCCTATATTGCTCATGCCGCCGCCCATACCCATACCACCCATACCACCACCCATACCACCACCCATACCACCACCACCATCGTCGCCATCATCTACAACAATAGATGGAAACATTACAGGAGCCACTTGTATTGGAGGAATAATTGGCATCTGTACTTGTATTGGAGGTACAGGAGGAAATGGACCTATTGGTATCATTGATGGAAACGGACCAATCGAAATAGTTGAAGGGAAATTTGCATTTCTTCCTATCGTACTAACATTTATGGTTGGACTAACAACAATGTGTGGATCAACTTCTATTCTGCCCGGTGTTTCAACTACACCGCTACTAGCCACTGAATAAAATTTACCTAGTTCTCTTTCTCTAGGAAATAAACGATGACCACTACCTCCACTGTTGTCAATAGAATCAACATTAATATGAGGACTAACGGTAATAATTGGATTAACTTCAATTAAGCTTATTCCACCCAACTGAGATATTTCAATAATGCTAGGAAAACCAGGAAATGCTGGAAATGCTGGCATCATAATAGGAGGAAAATTCATTTGTGGCATAGGTGCGTTAATGTTAGGAACATTAAAAGGTGGAATAGGTGGTGGTATGGGCACTGGTACAACAAATGGAGGCGTATCAGGAGTTTCTATAGGTGTATTGGTGTTAGTTCTAATATTTGCTGTTTGTACAACTTGACAAGTATCATTCTTCATAACTACAACAGGATCAATAGTCGCTCCAGGTGCGTATACGTGAGTTCCAGATAAAGCTGAATTGGTAGAATTACCATCACCAAACTGTAGGGTAAAATTACCAGCCCCACCTTGAGTTTGAACATTATAAGTAGCTATTGTTCCGGTTGCTGGACTGCTGCTAACAATATTAAAATCAAATTCTACATCAGAACAACCAAAATCGTCAGATATAATTGGCGTATCAGCTAAATGCCTAATTCTCCAGTCTAGCGTCTTATAGTCAGGAGAAAAGTTTTCACCAATAAAGTTTTCAACTAATAAAACACAATTAACTAATTGATTATGATGTTCTGCTATAACAAAACCTCTAACCCAGGTGTTTTCGGAATTAAACTGTGTTGTTTTTCCTCCTAAATTTCTAACGCATCTACGAAATCTACAAACTCTATTGTTGCTATTTTTATCAACGGCATCATAATAAAAAAGCTCACCAGATATTGTAGCATACCCATTATCTGGCCATATTTCAGGTTTATTGCCCGGTTGTGGCCTAATAGGTATTTCCTCTGAAAACGCATCGGTATCGGCAACAGTGATAGTTTCTGATGTATTATAGACCAGAAACAATGTAAAATCACTATCATAACCTACAGGATACACAGGAATTGGTGGAAAGTACATTGGCATATTATTTATATAACAATATCATATCAAGAAAACCAAATTTATTTTACGCTCCAGGAAGACAGTTCTGACCAAATGATGGTGGATTCTGATATCCTGGTGGACATGGACTAACGCATTGCTGTCCCGGCAATGGCGCTCCAAATACTGGTCCATTAGCTATATAAGCACTCACACAAGTACAAGGATCACCAGGAGTTGGTCTAGTCAAATCATTTGGGCAAGGAGAAGGACTTGGACTAGGGCTAGAGGTTGGGCTAGGTTTTGGGCTAGGCATTGGATTAGGACTAGATGTTGGACTAGGCATTGGTGATGGACTTGGTGATGGACTTTCAATGGACCCAAATGAACCAGAACCGGAAGACATCATCATTTTCATCATCATATGTTTCATCATATTTTCATGATGCATACTCGTACCCATACCCATCATACCCATCATTCCCATCATTCCCATGCCCATATGAGACTTCTTGTGCTTCATATGTTTTTTCATATGAGACTTTTTCTTATGATGCATTCCAGGTCCAGGTCCACCTTTCATTTTCTTACCAGGACCACCCATTTTATGTTTCCCAGGACCACCACCACCCATTTTATGTTTCCCAGGACCACCACCACCCATTTTATGTTTCCCAGGACCAGAACCGCTAGAACCGACTGTTATTGATGTTACTGAGGTGGATAATTCTTTTGTGATTGTATTGTATACAGTTACTTTTAATATAAATTTTCCAGTTTTATGATAAGTATGGCTTCCAATAATGTTATATGTGTTATTGCCAGTTTTTGCTGTAGTGGCCTGAGAAGAAAAAGTATCTCCCCATCCTATACTAACAATATATTTGTCAACAGGCAGAGGTTTAGTATCTGAAAATGTGCCAATTAATTTATTTGACACATTCTTAGTTGTCACAAGGGGTTTTAGTGAAATAACAGTCATGGTTGTTGATATTTAGTAAACTGTAGTAACAAATTGCTCACCAGAGGGTCTATTTGGCAATTTATGGAAAGTTCCATCAACTTCATTAAACTTCATAAAAGTCTTATTACTATAATCAAAACTTAAATAAGCAACCCTGTCACCATCACTTGTAGCCAATAAAGTATTAGAAACATTATCAAATCCTGATACTGTAGAATCTTGAAGAGTTGAAAACAAAGGACTTCCAATTCCAGGCCCAAAAGATTCCCAAATATTAGCTGCGGTGTTATAAACAGAAACTCCACCACTGTTATTGAAGAAATAAACTCCATTAGTCAATGTTACTAATTGGCCTTCTGATTTAGGGTTTCCCATTCCGCCTGGCAAATCTGGCAGTTTCATTATAGATTGAATAGGGTTATTAAAAACTCCATCAGTTCTATAAAAACTTCTTAATCTAAAAAATGATCCAGTATTATCATTGCGAACAATGTAACCAGTATTATCTTTCCAACATGAACGATATACAGAAAATTCTCCATCAGTGCCATCACCGACATTAGACTTCAATTCATCTGCTCCATTATCAAAAGTACTCAATGTTTCACTTGACAATGCAAAACTTCCCAAACTAACAGATTGTGTTTCAACGTTAGTTAAGTCTATAGTTGGATTTTGATTTCCAAACAAGAAATAAACATTATCAGGAGAGTTCAAAGATACCCAATTCCAAGACCTATTCATTGTATCTACAGGCAAAGTAGAATACACATCAGCAAATCCATCAAACTCCATCAATCTCACACTACTATTATCTTCTTGCCAATACATAACACCAGAACCATGATTGCCAGATGAAGTGGCATTTCTTTGTGTGAATCCATTATTTCTGCGGAACTCACGAATTTGCTGTGCGGAATTAGGTAAACTATTCAAAAAAGTATAATCTCTTTTAACTGAAAGTGTGTTATAAGTTTTTGTTTTAAACACTTCGCTAATAAGACCAAATTCATAAGTTGAAATATTTTTTGTTATAGCTGTATTTGATGTTGGAGAATCAAATATTGAAAGCCAAAGATTGTTCTTTTCAATAATATCTAGAACTTTTGGAAAGGTTGTAATTCTATAAGACCCAAGTTCTGTATCTACACGTAGCTGAACATCATATAATCCACCAATACTAAACTGTGCATCCGTTGTTGATGAATTTTGATGAAATAAATCATCATTTATAACCCAAGTGTATTCAACTATGGGATCACCAACCTGAACACCAGAAGAAATTACATCAATTTCGATAGGCACATTTATTTTTGATCTAATAACACCACCACTTACTATTTGTATTGGACTAGCATTAAAGTCAATAGTTGCCTCATTCGGTGCACCTGTTCTTACTGTAATAAGATCAGTTATTGTAATTTCATTAGTTCCAAATGGATTAGTGGCTGTTAAAGTAATGCTATATGTGCCAGGAGTAGTATAAATATGCGAAACACTGCCGTCTGGTGGTGGACTTGTACCTTCTGCTTGTCCAGGCACGTAAGGAAAGATAAGTGTATCTGTATCAGTATCTCCAAAATCCCATTCGTACTTATTTGGCGCACGAACACTTAAATCTTGTATATTGACAGTTAATGGTGCAGCGCCAACCTTTTTATCTACAGAAAACCAAGCCTTTGGCCTTAAAACCAAACTCCGTAAGTAATTAATTCTAGCTTCCATAGTACCAGTTTTGGGTTTAACTGCTACTTCTCCTCTTTTCCCCGCCATGTGTTCAATCTGAATTAAAGCATCTTTGAGAGAATCATGATGTTCTGCAACAACATTCATGGTAATATGTGTAAACAATTTTGGCTTAGCAACGTCAGTAAAACCACTATTTAAAACCAAACCTGTAAAGCCAGTTTTAGTTAATCCACTATACGTAAAAGAGATTGCCCTTTTGTCAATAGTGCTACATTGTTCTGTTAATGTAATAATCCCAGTAGGCGGGAAAGAAAGCGTAGGATCGCCATTCACTACAATGGAAGTATCCCCAGGCGAATAATCTTCTGCTAATGTTAATCTTAGACCATCATGTACTAAAAAAAGGTTTGTATCATCATCAAAATTTACTGGATAATTGCTCATTTAATTTCCTACTATAATTGGTTCTGTGGCAAGGACTACATTTTTTGTTTCATCAGAAAAGACTAATAATAAAGATGGATTATATGTTCCTGCTACCGTATATTGATGCTCTGCTGTATGTTCATTTGGGTCAGTTATTGAAGTAGTTGTTCCATCATCCCACACCCAATACCTACTAGCTATACTGCCGTCTGATTGGTCTATAAAAGTGAAAGTATCACTTACTGTACCAGATATCGGAGTTGTATAAAAAAATGCAGGAGCATACTGCAATCCAATCTTAATGTAATCTTTCTTAGTTGCAATGCCCTGACCATTCAAACTTGTAATTACTGTTAACGAAACGCTATAATTACCACTTGCTTCATATGTATGTGTTGGAGCAAAATCTTGTGAAGTTGAACCGTCTCCAAAATCCCAAAAATATCTAATAGCAGGACTTTCTGTAAAATTTTGAAAACTTACAACGTGTGGAGCAACTCCCGTTCTTGGGTCTGCTCTGAATACTGGCCTTGGTGATAAAAATCTAGTTTCAAGCGCTGTTAAAATACCATTTAATGATTTAGGGTCTGGGTTCTTAATTAACCCTAGATTTTTTTCAATATTAATTGATGCATCTTTAATAGCATTGTGTGGTTCTGCAAAGACAGCACCATAAACAGGAGTATTAATTGGCCAAGTGTTCTGTCTTGATCCAGCAAAACCTCTCTTTAAACCAGTAAAACCATTTGCAGTTTTAATTGAATAATATATCTGTTCTGTACCTATTAAGATCAAACCTTGATCTGGAAATGAACTTGTATCTTCTACAACAAAAATTGGGGAATTATAGCTTGTACTTTGAGTTGTTATAGTTTGGGCATTGTTAGATGCCGTATATAACTGTTCATGCGTATCTTTAGCTACAGGATATATGCTTAAATCACCAGCTAAATATCCTTTGTCTGTTGACGCAATTCTGTCTATAAATTTAGCCATAATTTACCTCGGATAAGGATAACTTTGTTTATAATACCAAGCGCCATTTGGATTTCCATATTTGTCATATTCTTCATCTCCAAAATTCTGCCATTCTAGAAATAAACTATGGTCTATATTTTGGTCATCAACGCTCTTCCAAATCTTACCATCCCACCATTGAATACTTTGTGGCTGAATAATTCTATTTGTATGATAATCATCCCTGCCAATATCGCTTTCTTTATCTATTTGCCATCTGTCTGTTGTTGGTCGCCTATTGAATCTAAATCTTAATATAATAGGAATTAAACCATCTTCTAAAACATTATCAGAAGTATCATTTCCTACCATCTCTAATTTAGAGACCCAAAATCTTGCATTATCCAAAGTGTGTGAGAAAAACGTCTTTCCAAATGAATGTCTTGCATAAGCGTAAAAATTTGCCCCTTCGCTATCTTTCCAAGATAAACCATACTCTGCAATACCCTCTAGATTCTTAAAAAAAGTAGCATGGTAAACAATATCAGTTCTAGCTTCTAACCATAATTTAAATAACATGAACTATTTATCTTTTGGCAACGTCTTTTTTTCAATATGACTTAATAACTGCTTTTTAATTGGCATCTGGTCTGGAAGTGCGGCTATCAGTTTAATCGTTTCTAAATCTGCTGGAAGACCCATAATAGCTCTAGTATTAATCTCTTGAGTCATTTTAGCATTCCAATACTCTAATTGAACATTGTAATCATCCCAAGGCTTTAATGGAACTCTTTCATTAATCTGGTCAAACAATTCTTTCAAAAACTTTATTTCTTTTTCATAAGAATCAATTTTAGATTTGAGAAATTCAATTTGTTCAATATTAGAATCTATTTTTCTATCTACTTGTCTAATTCTAATCTCATAATCTTTACTGGTCTTTACCTCTATTAAAGACAAAGATAGAAGTTCATTTTGGTCTTTAAGTTCATCTATTTCAAACTTTATATTTTTAATAGCCTTATACCTATCTCTAATTTCCTCAATGCATTTGTGCATTTTAGATTGTGGCGTAGGTTCTTTGCCAATTACGAAATAATTTAATTGGAAGAATGTGGGACTTCCCATTTGTGAGTTTTTCAATAATTCTTCAATTTCCATCATGCTAATCTAGCTCCAACAAGTGCTTTAAATCTATATCCCTTTTCAATGGCTTTAATAGCCCACAGCATTTTAACAAGCTGTATATTCCAATTATCGTCACCAAACTTACCAACTTCTTCAATGGCTTTCTTGTGAATCAAAATACCATTTATAGTTGCATCGTCAAAAGCATACTTTTTATTGACAACAGGATACAATATCTCTTTTTCATCTTTAAGAAAAAGATCATATTTTTTTAAATGATAGTGCCTTATGTAAGTACCTGCCATAGTAATAAGACACCACTCCGTTTTAGAGTTCTTAATACCCGCATCCATTAAAGATGTTATTGTGTTTCCGCCTTTAATTTGCTTACTATCATCTGCCTTAGCGCCAATGACAGATACAACCTTGGCATGAGGAAAATTATCCTTTATAGTATTGGTTGTAATGCGTAAAGCGGTAGGATTATTATCTGGATTTAGTATTATAAATCCTAGGGACTTCTGAAAATCAATCATATATTAATCCTAGTAAAGAACATCGAAGTCTATAAAAATAGTTATCGTATTGTCAATAGCGCTGGAAAGGTTAAACAAACCAGTTGTTACCACTCCGTCTACTACTGATGTATCTTCACTAAAAGAGAAAGAGGTTGGAACATATTCAGTACCATTAAAAATAGGAACATCAACAGAGGCATTTGGGCTTAAACGAACACCATTTATGAAAACTCTCAATGATCCCTCTTTGTATGGTGTAGCAATGCTTGTTGTATAATAATTAATATAGTCAGGGGTTATTAAATTTGTTGGCACTGGATTTACGTTATAATAGTGTAAATGTCTTACAGCACTTGGAAAATCATTATCAGCGTAAATAGAACCATTCTCATATCTCCATGTGATAGTATCAGAAGGTTCTATATCCAAAAATCCCTGATTGAAGGCAATAATTCCAGATACAGTATTGATTTGAACACCAAAGTTAGTAGCTTCATCAGCAATAAGACTTAACTTTGTTCTTTCGCCAATCGTCATTCTAACAAAGCCATTACCATCTAAGTGTTCTGAAATTTGATGTAAAGCACTATCAATCGCCGTAGATTTGAGACTTCCATCTTCATTAATAGATTGATTTAGCCTATTATCCAAGCTGCCACACGTACCAATAGAATTTCTTAATGTATTAGCATCAATGTCCACTTGAGCATTAACAATGTCTATACGAGTTGTTAGTGCATCAATAGGTGCTTGATCGGCTAAATGATGATATGGAGTTAGCGGTAGATAAGGAGGAACAGGAATTAGATTTATATTTGGCATACTCTATTTATCTAATGATTCATAAATCTTCTAGTGGATAGTAATATTCGTCTTTAAAGGCTAATTCAGCACCCATTAAGAATCTTCTAATCATACCCCAATCTTCATTAGATAAAGTGCTTCCTGGTTGTGTTGATTTCAATTCTTTTACACTATGACTTGCTAAATCTTGAATAGTTATTATCCTTAGACGATTACACATTTTCCTGGCTCTTACGCTAGGTATGTCTGAACACAAAGTATTTGGATTTGGATATCTTTCACCTTCGATATATTGTTTGAATGCGCCCATACTCTATTTATGCTGTTAAATCCAATTTAACCGCCAATTATAAATAAGCTGGGTAGTAGATGTCTTGTTAACATCTCCAAAAGTTGCCATGCTGAAAATCTGACCATTTGCCATCTCTAATGCCATTTCATTTATAGCAAAACCAACCAGTTCTCCAAAAGCCACAGTAGTCGTAAAAGTAACCTGCGAAGTGGCAAGAGGGTCGATTGTTGCGATGACAGGCTTGGCTAGAATAACTGGACCGAATAAACCCGTTTGCGTATCTTCAACAAAACGTGGAACACCACCTACAGTACCATTATTGCCAAACAATACTCTAGCTATATAAAAACTAAAGACGCCTTCAAATTGATTAGCTACAATAGATGCTAAAGCACTTCTACCACTTAAAACAACCTTATTACGGACAGCCATTTGTGAAGCAGTCCCGTCTTTATTAAGCATGGTTAGAAAAATCTTTCCATTAGACTTGATTTCTACATCATCATTTAGTATTTCAATTTTCTGTTCCATATAAACCTTAAAATAGTTAGATTTCATATTATTTACCTCTATTGCTCTAAATAAAATTATGAAGAGCTTCAAAAAATTCCTTGAAGTAGCAACACTTACAAGAAACCGATCTACTATTAGTGAACCACCAATAGATAATGACGAAAATGGTGATGACTGTAATTTTGACAGGCAAACCATTGAACGTTGGATTTCTCAAGTAGGTTGGAAGGAAGTAGGTGGCGATTTTACCGAAACAATCATGCAAAAAGGCCATCCATTAAAAAGTACCAGACTAGAATATGTAACACCAACTCAAGGTGGATACAGAGGTCTAGTAGAAGCAACTGCCAGATGGATGTTAGGACCAAAATGGGTTTCTCCTGGTATCTTTGAATCTTTTCTTGCCGATTTCAAAAGTCAAATACTAAAAAGTTCTCTATGGAAAACTTTAGATGTTAAATCCATCTGTATTAATGATGAAGAATTTTTTTGGAATCTATTAGATGCTTTTGCTAGTGCCAAATCCAAAATGGTAGAAATATGGAGATGGGAAAAAGGCCACAACCCAGAAGATGTTAAACTAGGCTTAGAAGACAACATAGAACAATACTTCAAGGGTGTAAACATTAATATAAAAGATATTCAACTAGGCAAGCCAAAAGATCAACATATGGGTGATAAAAGTCATGGTGGTATGGCAACTAGTGGTAGAAATCCTTCATTGGGAGCTTATGTTAGTGTAAAAAGCGTTATGTGGTTTCCTTTTAAAATTACTGTTCAGTAACAGTACACCAAATCTTCTCTTTAGCCCTAACTGTTTCGCTAATTGAATCTGGATTGTTTAACATCGCCAATTTAAAACCTATAGTTAACGTTTGTTCTTCCATAAATACTACATCGCCTCTTCTATCAACAAAATCAAATGTTCTATATTGCTCATCATAGCCACTCTGTACTGAAATTGGCATATTAACAAGTTGAATTATTGTATAACTAACCATAGTTGTTTGACCCAGTGTTCCCCAATCCAATACGGGACCATTAAGAGTAATACTTTGTCCATCAATATCAGCCATTGCATAATAAGTTGAACCAATTAGTATTAAATAATTCTCCTTAAAATCACTATTCTCAACCATTGGACTTAGTGGATTTTGACCGTTTTGTATTCCTAGCGTCACTTCATAATCTGAAACTGTTTGTAACTGCATACCACGGAAATTTAAATACCCAACAGCATTATCAACTAATCTTCTTAGAATCTTAATATTAACACTACCGATTTGATCCCCACCAGAATAACCCTCAATGTGCAAGTAATCATTTGTAGGTGAAGGAAGTTGTTTGTCTATATAAATCAAAGGATATTGTTGTCCACCAAATAATACATAGTCACCTTTTTGAACATTGAAGTGATCTAGAACTTGTGTTTGGACTTTTCCTCTTTGGGAAACAGAAACTATTCCACTAATCCCAGAAGCAACATTAATATTGCCAGGAGCGTTTAAGTCATATGTAAATCCAGAATCAGCACCAGCAGTCCATCCAGTTAAAACCAATGTGTTATTTGGTAAAACTCTATTAATTGAATAAGTTCCAATATTAGAACCACTAGTTACGTTAATAACCCACACATCTTCATCTGGGATTGGGAATAAAGAGAAATCAATATCTGAATCTGTAAATGTTACAAAATTCTCTTGATATACACTGACACTCATTTCTTCATATTGAATATTAGAAAATCTAAATGGAAAACCAGCATGATCCAGTGGATATTGAGTAATGCCTACAACATCGGCAACTGGCGATGGAGGATCAAGTAATGAATACTCTCCTTGATTAGTGCCAGATAAAATCTCTAAAAGATTATTGGTGTCATTAATTCCTATTTCGCCAAAATCAATACCAGGAGAAAAAATAGTATACGCAAGATTAACTCCAGTACCATCTGTTCCAACAGCCACAGTGGTTGCGTTCGATAGCATATCACGGGTTATATTGCCAGGATTTAATCCGTCTATAATTATTCTATCAAAATCAAACTGGCTGAATGCAATATTGTCTTCAAGATTGCATTGTATCAAACATTCTAATTCTTCTATTGGAGGAGGTATAAACTCATCTGTTAATCCAACATAATTGATTGAGTGCAAAACAGCATGAAAAGGAATGAAATCCTTAATAACCTCTTCTACTTCCTCAATTCTATCACTTGACAACTCTTCTATAGAAACATCTATTGAAATCTTACTACTGCGACAAGCTGTACAAACATCAGAAAATGTATAATCTAAATCGCAAGGATCAGTTGAATCTCTAGTCGATCCATTATACTCTTCCATGTTATATATCTGTTCTGAATATGGAAACTCTGTTCTCTTTCTACCATAAACCGAAGCATATGCAAAAGGATGTTTGACTGGAACTATTACTGGGAACAAGATGTCATCCTCAGCAATTAATCTAACATTCCAGTTCTTAGATGGAAATGTTACTGTAATCTCATCCCTTTGATCGGCCAAGTCTAATGTTTGAATATAATTTTCTAATTGTTGGTCAACTGGTTCAGCTACTTTATAAAGTATTCTAACTACATCGCCAGCTTGAAGAGTTATAATGTTAGTAACCCAATTTACACAAGTGGTGTTAACAGAATTATTCTCACAGTTTTCATTTGTCGAACTTGTAGTAACAAACTGAACATAATTTAATGGAACCTCTACATAATTTAACGTTCCATTAGCCCTATAGAAAATATGGAAATTGTCGCTTTCTACGGGCAATAAAGCCTTCTTAGATAAACAAAATTGCGTTTGATTTGTTACAATGAATGCTTCCTGCCAAGTAAAATTACTTATAATCTGCCAATAGTAGGTTATTTTCTTAAAATCAACACCAGAGTTTTTGAGTGCTTCTCTTAAACCTTTAAGTGTTCCTTTTTGCTTATACATTGAAATTGCATTGCCAACTTGTTTTCTCCACAAAGTAGGATCGCCACTACGCAATTTCCATTTAAACATATTAGCCAAATAAGGCAAAAATGTTTCTTTTACTAGATTAGCATCCCATAGATTAACTAATTGATTTGATAGATTTTCTATTTCCGTAAACCCATCAGCAACAGCCAAATTTGTTTTTTCAATTACTGTCGGAGTAACATCAGCAGCAGATAAAAACTGCTTAAACATACTTGGTGTATAGCGACTTAATAGTGTTGGATACTTTATAGGATTAGTTTGTTGGCTTGGTATTGTAGGAGCCAAAAATGCACCACCAATATTGAAATAAAACAAGGTGGATAGGGAAGTCCCTGCTGGTATTGGTGTCCAAGTATAACAAAGAAAATAATCGCCTTCTCTTGTATTAGTATTTTGGGATGGTGTCCATTCTAATTGAAAATGTCCTACTTCTGGATTGTTATTTTCATCAAACAAAACTTGAGTTAAGAAAGCATCTGCTGTATCCGATGATAACCAAGCTGGGAAGTCATCTGAACCAAAAACTTGTATGGGGGCTGCATTCTTATAATTAAAAGTTGATTGAAATCCACTAATGTCTAAATCAAATTCTTCTAAATTGCTTGAAACGTAATTTCTTTCAATAAAATAAATAGTAACAGCATTTACCTTATACGGAGTAATGGCAACACCACTATCGTCAGTTGTAAAAAGATCGAAAAGTATCGTATCTGTTATTGTCGGATTCTGGTCAATTTTTAGTAATGCCATATTTTACTCAAAAGTAAGAACTATATTTGTGTTATCTGGACGAATAATTTCATAATATTTTGGGACCACAACATCTAATGGTTGGTTTTGGTTATTAGTTATAAATGTAATATTAACATTTGTAACTTGCTTAATAGAAGATAATGACTGTAATAAATCATTAGACTTCAATATTTTACCATATTCCCAATTTCCAAGCTGATAAAACGAAGTAAGAATTTGTTGAGCTTGTGCTTGTATTTGTGCTGCAAATTTTCTATAAAACTTAGGAATATGCAAATCAATAACAGTATCAACAAAAACTACAACTCCGTCTTTTACGCAAAGATAATCTGTAAGCATTTTAATATCATCCATATGAGCAGCCAAATCAATTTTTAATTGATCGCTTGCTTGAGTTAATCCATTAGCTCCATCCCTAGACAAAATAAATAAATCCACTATATTTCCAGCACAACCATGATTTCTAAGAACAGCAGTAGCTTTACCGACTTGTCCGTTATATGGAGAAGCAAAAAGTTCAGCACTTAATTTATAATCTTCCCCTGTTACTGCTCTGTTTTGAACCTTAACAAACGCAGGAAGTTTTCTACGAATATCATCAATCGTATCTCCATCATATCCATTACTGCCTGCTGTATAATTAATGAACGTTACAGGAACAGTTATATTGAATCCTGGGACTAAGAAACCTGCTTGAAAATTAAAAGCACCAGTAACAACGTTTCCACTAGTTCCACCACCAACTCTATATGTTATTTGAATCTGTGATCCTTGACTTGGAATATATCCAGCCTGACCGTTGCCAAATATAACAGTTGCATTCCACTTGGAATCATATTCAACTCTATATTCAAATCTTGGCTTTGAATCCGTAAAGAAATCAACTTGCGTCCACACTGTTCCATTTACAACAACCGTAACACTATCAAATAATACAGGAGATTGAAGTAAAGTGTAAGTTTGGTTCACTACTCCAGTAGAAGTATGTGAATCATTAAATGTTTTTCCTGCAACACCAATAATTGAGGTATTAGTAAAAGAACCTGCCGAAATTAGGATATCTTGATCGAAAATTGGGTTATTATCTAAATCTGCTGGATAAAGTTGATAAATAATCTGTCCTATACTGCCAACATTACTAGTGGCTGTGACTGGATAACCAGAAGGAATAACTAGGTCTGTTTGAAGCAAAGTATTAATTGTAACACTGAACAAAGCAGTAGAAGCTATGGGCGGCGTTGGCTGAAATCCTACCGCTTTACAAATACGAAAAGCGTTAGCAAGTTCTGCAACAGTATCAATATATCTTTCGTTGCCTTGTTGATCTATTTTAAAAGACAACATATCAGTACAAAAAGCATAAGCCTCAATTAACATAACGCCAAGATCGGATTCAAAAAAATCAGTGAAATCATTTGCAAATCTTTGTTCAACTAATAAAGCAAGCCTTGTTTTTAAAGAGGCAAAATCTTGATTAGTGTAATTCAATGACGGCAAAATCTCCGATGCTGCTTGTTGAGATTGCGCTAATGGACTCAATAATGTAGGACAATCATTTGACATAAGTTATACCTTTATTAAGATGGCAAAGGCACATCTAATACTAATTCCTGTAAGTGGGTTAAAACATCAGGATCATTAAATAGAATCCTAATATTTAAAATAGCAAATCTTTCATCTAAATTATCATTTTTATTAAGATGTTTTGCAGATGGATTTATCGTAACCTCAATTTTATCAATACGAACCCTTGGCTCCCACCTGTTAATAGACTTTATAATCATCTGTCTTGCTTGATTAATAAGTGTGCTATCTCCAGGTTCAAAAATTAAATCTTGTAGCGGTGTTCCAAACTCTGGAAGCATTACACGTTCGCCAGGGTATGTTAATAACAAAATCAACAAATCTGACTTGATTTGTGCAGCACCGCTCTTAGATTTAAAAAATCCACCAGGGTTCTTAACAATAGGATAAGGAAAACCTTTCCAACTATTACTATTATTTGCCATATTCTATTTACTACACCTCTATGTTTTCTGGATTTTTGTCTTTTGATTTAGATGCAAAAACCCTATCACTCAAACTATTATGCAAAAGTCGTGTTGGGTCTGCTGGATCGGCTATTACACCAAAATGAACGAATCCAGTTACAGGACACACCCAAGGGTCAGCGCCTGTCACTACAGGATGTAAACAAGGACGTTTATTCAACGGTAATTGATTAGGAACTCCCAAATCATTAGACTGCATAGCAATCTGAACGTTATCATTAGCCGCTTGACCTGCTGATTCGGCTTCGGCCTGTGGATCATTACAATCTCTTCCGGCAAACAAGACAATATAAGTTTCCGATTGAAAAATAGTAAGTTTATTATGGTTAAAATAATAATTGTTAACATCTACAATATAATCACCCATTACCTGAACAAATTTATTAGCTGGAATTGGATTGTTCTCATCGCCAACAACTTCTATAGAATCATCATAGGAATTTATATAATATACTCCACCAGCACGCATTAGAACTAAACCTGGACCTTCTGGTTGTTCTTGCATCACCATCATATGGGGACCACGTTCCTCATTATCCTTCTGTGGAGCTAATAATTGCAAATATTGATTCTGTGTCTCTTCCTGACTAGAAGCATCTTCCATTCTTAACTGCAATCCATATCCAGAACGAAGCAATACATAAGCCTTATCTGCCTTAGCATCGGAAATATTCTCTTGATCCCCTGTTTCTGGGTCTATGGGCGGATGCTGTCTTGGCAAACTATGCTGTTTATTGCCTTCATCATGCATTTCTAGAACATGCTTAGACGTGCTTTCTATAAAGATACCACGCTTATCACCGGCTTCTGTTGGCTCTCCCTTTTCTCCTAATGTATGATCCGACATTAAAATCTTATTACTTCCTGCTGTGGATATTCTAATGCCATTAAGCTCTCCACGAATAAGTGTGTCATCTTCTGTATCATTAGCGCCAATGTAGTGACCAGTAGCAGAACGAATAAAAACTTTACACTTTGCAACATCATTACATCCCCAATCAAAATCCAGTTTCCAATTTGGGACACCTTGAGGTTGATCTACACTATCATCAGCTACAAATTGAATACCAGATAAAGATTGTAGTTGAAAACCACTCTGAGGCAATTCACATTTTGGATTCTGATATTGAGCAAGTGATTTAGGCGCTTGATAAAATCTCATTTCCTCTTTGCGTTTATAGAATGGATTACCAAATTCTTCTTTACTAATTTCTTGATTGCTTTCTTCACCATCACATTCAGAAGTTTCATTAGGGTCTGTGCAATCTGAGAAGTCTTCCATCGGAGAATGACATTCACTTAAATCTACACCAGAATCTCCATTAAAAGCCCACTGCGCTGCTGGATGTAAATGGTCGTCTTTCATCATAAAGATGTTGCCACGACCACTGGCATGTTCTACTCTACTCCATTTTTCATTACATTTATGATCCCCATCTTGATACTTGGCATAATGTTTTCCAGGTGTCTTCCATCCATATATGTGAGGATAAGTCATAAACTGATTTGATTCTGGATTTGGATCAAAATCATCTTGCGTGTCCCAATCTTTTGCTTGAACATTGTCTGTATTCCAAGGTTGTTTAACTTGATCCCCATCATTTGATCCAAGGTTATAACCATCTCTTGTACCTTCCCAAACACAATCATATTCTGGTATATGATAACCCCATACGTCTAATCTATTATTATCCTCAGATGGCATGTCGCCTATATCTTGTTCTGCTATAGAACCTTGATTAGTACCTGGGTTTACGCCTCTTGTTCCTGTCCAAAAAGTTCCAATGTAATAACAATGATGAATATCTCCATTTTCACACAATAGAGCCAGTTTAGAACCAGCAGGTGGAACCCAAGTTACACCAGAATCATCAAAACCACCAAATGGCGAAACAGGATATGCCCAAGGCAAATCTTTAACTTGAACACCTGGACCAGTAACAAACGGCGTATAAAATTGCACTTGCCCTTCTGCCATTGGGTCTATAGTGTTAACACAGAGAGCACTAATCATATGAGGAACGGCTTCTGGTTGCATATCCAATCGTTCTCTGTGATATAATTCAGAGCGAACTATATGTCTAGCATCATATTGAGATTCACTTAAAAGCTTTTCTAATCTTCTTAATCTTTGTTCTATTTGACTCATAAATTTTCTTTATTAAAATGGTAAACCAGCGATTGCATTTCCTACCGCACTAGCTGCATTAATTACAGGAGCTAAGAATGCATCAAGAACAGCATCTTGGCCTGGTGCTAATAGTCTTATCTTAAAAGTAGTTGTATATGAACCTTCTCTTATGTCATGAGAAACACCTTCAATAATCCAACTGTTATTAGATAGCACCTCATTACAAGATGGAGTGTTTGTCCATCTGCAAGGCGCTTGTGTTCCTATTTGAAAAGGATTCAGAACACTTAAACTCATATACCTAGCAAGATAAAGTAAAGGATGTGTATAAGAAGGATCACCCTGTACTTTTAGCTCTGCCGTAATAGGATTCCACGCAAGACTAACCAGATTATTAGTTATAGTATGGCTATGGACATATCTTAAAGCTCTCAATGGTCCAGAAGCCAATATGTCACTTCTATTAGCTGCAACAGCAAGATTAGTACCAAGTCTAATACCGCCATTTGTTGGAGTGTATAGATGAGGATTAGCTGACAAATTGGCTAAACATGGCGATGGTCCTCTATTTAATTGAGTTCCTGGCGCAGAACCACCACCAGCACCGCCAGCAGCATTTGCCCCAACACCAGTCCATCCTATAGTTGGCTTAAAATTAATAACTGGACTGTCACAACCACCATTCACTATATAATTAGCAATAGAGTTATTAGAATTAGCAGCACTTGAACCAGAACAAGGATCAATAGGACTTGCCAGAAATATTAATGTTCCATTAGCACCAGTTGTATGATCCATTATTACTCTAATACCAACTCCCTGTGGACTACCAGTATTAGCAAGATGCAATCTAGTCCATTCGTATATGCAAGCTAAAACAGTTCGGTTCCGACCTTCCCAAACTCTCCACATACCAAAATCTTCATCACACGTACCTGTGCCGTCTGTTTTAAAAGTAAATGGTATTTCGGTGTTACCACTAAACGCCACAAATTTTACAGCCACCGATCTTTCTTCACAAAGCGTTTCAACTGCTGTACGAAAATGACATTCTATAGAACCATTATATTTTGAATCAACTAAAGTGGCTAAAGTGTCAACACAGTTTATTTTATACTTTATAGTTCCGGCAGAATAATCAACAGAAAAAGTCATCATTGTAAAAGAAACCCAAGGAGAAACACTTCCACCTGTTGGCTGAAAACCTCTTGGATTTTCTGCTGTTGTTACTGCCACTGAGCCACCACCGCAAACCGTAGAAACCCATCCCCATCTAATATAACACAATGAATCTGTTGCTGTACCAAGTCTTGTTACTCTCTCAAATATAACACTAAAGTCTCCACCTTCCTGATCCACAATTTCTATTTCTGCACCAGCACCATTAGATGTTCCAACTTGAAGTGATTTAACTACTGCTGGAAAAGAACCATTACCAACGCCTATATCAACTGGATCACTTCCGTATATATCGAATGCTTCCCCGCCTAAGAATGCTTGTGCTTCAACAGCATCACCCGCACCCCTAATTTGAACTTGAACAAAAGGCGCAATACTAGGTTCTTCGATTGCCTTTTTTGTCAAATTGGGCGAAGCAACATTTCCACATAGTCCACTTAGATTACAAATCATAATTAACCCAAAACCGCAGGAATACGAAGCGTTGTCCCTGCCTTTAAATCGAAAACATCAAAAATATTATTAGCTTCCATTATCTTCCACCAAAAAGCAATTAAATTAACTCCATATGCTCTCTTGGCAATTAAATCGGGACGAAACTCTTCTCCCGCACTAATAATCAAAAACTTATCAGTATTACTTGGAGCGAAAGTTGGCCTTTTATAAGTCTCATAGGTCAAAACTCTTTTATCACCCCAATAAATAAGTGTAGAATTAATATAACGACTTGTATTCGCTACAAAGTCAATATTCTTCACTCCTCTTGCTATTTCAATCGGTGTAGACATCTAATACCTCATTAAAAACCAATAATCATGTTTGAATTTGGAAGTTCGCTTGTCGCATAAACAACATCCCAAGACAAATCAATATCAAACTTATAAGGAATCATAAAATCTTCATTCCAAGCTACATCTGTTGGATAGGTGATGCTATAAGATTTCAATATAACACAAAGCGGACCAAAATTCTCGCCAGACCCAGCGGATAATATTTGTCCACAATCAATAGTGCAAATAGTTGGCGGTTGATAAGGTGTATTTCCAAATCCAGCTTGCGGATAAACTAAACTTGTAAATGCCTTTAATTGCTGCACTGCTTCAAATAATGTTTCTGTGTCAACAATAAGAATCTTCCACTTCATTGAAATTGAGCGATTTTCACCATGAGAAAATGTCTTAATTGGGAATGATCTACCAATAACAGATTCATCATTATAAGAAGCCGACTTGGAATCTGATATTTCTGGTAAAATTCTTGGCTTTACTGTTGTTCCATTAATAGTTATACTGCAATTAATTGGTTGCAGTTGCCCATTATAATTAGTTGCTCTTGCCATAGTGTCCTTATATTAGTAATGTTTCATTGACCTGGGGGTGGATTTATTCCCAACTTGTAAAGAATATAAGCAATAGCTATAAAAAATACACCCTGCACTACATGATTGAAAACAGTTTTAATTTTATCTGATATATTGCTTTTATGCTCTTCTAAATTTTTAGTACGATGTAATATGTCTATTATTGTATCTTCATGATCTGCAATCTCTTCTGTGTGCTTCTTAGACCCTATAAGCTCAATTATTTCCAATTTAGATGCCAAAATATCCAATCTATCATCAAGTTTACTGATAAGCTCATATGCTTTAGAACCATTTTTAGCTTCTATAACATAAACTTTTGAAGCTAATTCATTATGCTCATCAATAAAATGCTCTAGTCTTTGACCTATCTGATTCTGACTATCAGCAATCATCTTAACTCTCTCATCCACCCTGCTAGTTATGTTGATAATTTGTTTAATTTCTTCAATGAGGGTTTTTTCTATCTCGGACATCTATATTACTCCCATTCCATTTGGTGTTTGACAATGTATTTAGGGGGAAATAAGAAAAGTAAGAAGTGTGATTCTATTTTTATATATACAATATCTTTTAATTTGGCTAAATACAACATGGAAAATCAAAAAAATGATCTTGCTGTGCCACAAGTAGCAATGAATATTAGTGTTCCACCCACTCAAACTGATACTCAACTTATAGCAACAGAACAAGTAGTAGAACTTGTCAAAACGGTAATGGGTGATATAGATGTCGAAAAAAATGAAATACAAGAAGCATATGTGAACTTTGCTGAAATGGTCTTCAATGCAGGAGATGCAACTGGTGCTAGTAAAGAAGCTCTTGTTAATTTATTGAAGCTAAAATCAGACCTTATAGATAAAAAGACTAGAATGCTAGAAATGATGATGAAAGTTTATAATAAAGAAGGTCCAAAAACAGTTATAGCCCATCAACACAACGATTTTATAGATAAAAGAAAGCTCTTTTCTGATCTAGATAAAGAAGCAAAGGATAAATAGTATTATGAGAAACAACTGGCAATATTGGATAGAAGCAGAAAATGCAGCGGGAAATCAAGCACCAGCTAGTGATCCTAATGCACCAGGACAAGGTGGCTCCATACCTCCACAACAACCCCCACAACAGCCACAACCAGGAGATGATCCTTCTGCTGCCGCTCAAGGTCCAGAAGATGATGCTAATAATGATCCAGAAAGTATAGAAACACCAGAACAAAATGCAAATAGTGATTATGAATCTTGGAAACACGATTTCATGGAAGCCGCAATTAAATGTGATAATGAAGAACTAGTTACCCTACTAAAATCAATCCGTGATCGTGATTTAGAAGCCTCACAACGCAAATTTGTTGAAGATAACATTCAAATCTTCATGTTTCGTCGTGATGATAATGTTTTTAAAGCAAGTACACAAATTCGTAATGCAGTAAAGAAAGACTTAGATAGAACTAATCCAGGTACAACTCTAATGCAACACTTTAATCAAGCAATAGAACAACAACCATTGCTATATCAAGGTATTATTAAGTTATCCGGTACTTTTGGCTGGAAACAAGACCTTCACCGTAAATGGTTGGCAGCTTTCTTTGGTGCAGTTCAAATAGGTGCAGGTTCTACAAATAAAGACCTTGTTTATTGTGGTGAAGATTATGACGTTAATATTTCAACAAGATTCACAACTCAGTTTGGAGAAATTAATCTTGGCAAATGGAGTTTGGTTTCTGATGATCCAACTAAGTATCTAAAACCAAATGAACGTGAAAGCCTATCAGAAGGAAGCCCAGAAGAAAAACAGGTTCTAAGAAGAAAAATCATTCTGAAATCCATTGCAGAACATTATCGTAAACGTGCTTTCTTGATTCATGTATGCACCACAGATGGAACAATTTATTCTATAGGATGGGATATTGGAAACAGCTTAATGGATGCTTATAAAGAAGGAAAAGTGGTTGTTCGTGGTAGGGAGAACGAAAACAAAGAAGTTCTAATTGGTGATGATGGAGCAATTATTCCAGTTATTGATTATAGTCTTTTCTTCGTTAAAGAAACTGGCGAAGTTGATGATGATGGAAGACCAGAAACAGAAGAAGTTCCTTTTATAGAACGTCGTGATAGTGTTCTATACTTGATTGCCGATCTAGATACACTAAAGATGGCTAGCGCAGGAATGAGTGGAATCTTCTTTAATTCCGTACCATATTCCGGCAATCCAAGTGAAATTAAGCAGTTACAGAGAAGTGTTCCTGGTCTTTATGAAATTATTGCGAAGCAAGTTGTTTAATAAATAAACATTATTATAAATAATATCATGACAAAATCAAGAGACGACTGGAAAGAGGGCCACCCTATAAGTTTGGGTGAGCTTAGACGCTGGGCTTGGCAAATAGCGGTAGGTTCTTATAAACGTGGTTATTATTCTCACAAAATTAACCCTATTGAAATGATGAGTGGTTGGTTAGATAAGATAAATAAACTTCAATATTACATTGAAAAATATGAGATTCAAGTCCCTATGGAAAATCTCAAAGCTTCTAAAGATGCTCTAGTTAATGCTATTCTTGATTTTAGAAAAAACGGTGGAATGCTAGAACCAGCTACAATAAATCGTGGTGCTGATTTGAAGTCTGCTGAGCATCTTGGACAATTTCACAAGTTTATGATGAGAAACATTAAAGCAATAGTTAATGGCGAACAAACCTATGGAAGACAACTTGCAGAATTTGGTAAATACTGGGATGCGTTCATGAATGATATAAAACAATACGAAAATTTTTAATCTTTTTCTTTTTTAGTCATAAACTTTGAATGAATATAAGTAGCAAATATACTACCAACAGCAGTACCAAGAGCATATAAAATAAAATCCCAGCTATCTGTGCTAACAATTATTTGCTTAATTAAAAATACCCAAACAATGCTTACCATAAATGTCCAAAGACCATGAAACATAAAATTATTAGTAAAGGCTATGATTCTGGTTTGCATTGAAATCATAAAAAACCACAACAAGCCCAAAAAGAATACAGTCATATATTACCTCCAATCTTATTATAATAAATTCTACCATATTGTCAATACATATTACATGAAAAGGTTCTCAGCATTTTTGGAACGTAAGGATAGGATGAATAAGGACAACTTACGTCTATTGGGTAAGATTCTAGAAAAAGCAGGTTTTGGTGTCAAAGACCGACTTAATCATCACGAAGACCCATATATTTACATTGAAAAACCAGTGAGTGCCAATCCAATCATAGAGAGTTTAGAGTTCGGTGGTATTAGAATTTACACCCGTGGAAAAGACATTATTAGCTTTCGTCCGCAAAACAAAGAAAACGCAGAACCATTCGGCACAGCATATTTGCTAGATGTTAAGGGTATGTTTAAGGATTTAATCAGCGAAGGCCAAAGTGATAAAACGGCAAAAGACCTTATCAAATACTTAGTTGAAGAAATATTAAACTTTTTCCTACATTCAGCCAAACTACAAAATGACGAAGAAGGTGATATTGACGACGATTCATTAGGCAAAATTATTGGAGCAAGAGATAGCAACCAAGATTATGCAAATCAAGTGACGAGTAATTCTAAAGAAGGTAACTAATGCCTGATCCGATTCAACCAACGCCAACGACACCGGGAATGTCGGCGGCTGATTTGATTAATTCTCAATCTCAAGCGAAACAAGCCAGACAGTTACAATCCAATTTAGAGCAACAAAAACTACAACAAAAAGCCGAAAAGGGAATATTTAAAAGGGTCTATAACAAAAGCATTAAAAGAGGAAGTTTAATAGCTTTTCAATATATGTGGTATGAACATGATCCTTTTCCATTGTGCTTAGTTGGCAAATTGTGGCCTAATGGTATGATTTCTGGATTAAATCTACACTATCTTACATTTAGATACATGAAACAACTAACCGATAATTTTTGTGGTAAAATGTTTCATTACGGATTCATAAAAGGCAATCAATATATAGTAAATAGTTATCGTAGCTATAAGAAAGATGGACGTAGACAAGTTAAAGTTTTGGATTGTGATTTTCTTAATGGAGTATTAAAAACAGCACGCTCTTTTAAGCCTAATGAGATAGAAGCGATAAGAAAAGAAGTACAGAAGCAGTTGAAGCAGAAAATGCATCCAACAGCCGAAGACTTTGCAAAACAATATCAAGAGGCTATCTACAAACAGCCACATGGAGATTATAACATTGGTCGTGCGCAACCAGATGCAAGATTTAACCCTACAGACATAACGCAACCAGAGTAAATAAAATATGGCAGTTACAGTTGACCAAGCAATGAATGACTTAGGAGCGGGAGGAGTAAACGTACAAGAGTTTATTCAGGCTCTAGCTTCGTCTATTGTAGGTGCTGTTGGTCCTGCTAAGAAATTTGGCGGTGAATCAAGTGAAGAAAAGAAAAGAGCCGAAGAACAACTCAAAAAGATGGAACAACTTAGTGATGGCCTAGATGATTTAAACAAAACACTCAAATTAATTCAAAAAGTAATAAAAGACACAAAAGATAAAGCCAAAACCACGGGTAATGATTTCAAAAATCTAAGTAGTGCCATAAACCGCCTTGCAGATAATATGAAAGGCAGCGGCGGCATGGGTGGTGCAGACAAAAAGACATTTGACAATCTAAACAAAATGGCAAAAGAAGCTGTAACTGGTCATTCTTTGCACGTACACGATTTTACTGTAGCTAGTAAAATGGATATTCTTATTAGCGAAGTTAAAGTATTAAATGCTCTTATGGGTAGTGGAAAGAAAGTCAGAATCAGTAAGTCAAAGTCCGTTTCAGATACTAGTGTTGGTTCATCATCAGGATTAGGTTCTGCTACTGGTTTGGGTGAAGCTAAATCTATTCAGCAAGCAGCCGACATGGGAAGTAATCTATTAGGCATGTCTATTGAGTCAAAGAAAATATATGACGAACTAATATCTCAGGCAGAAGTCTTAGGAAAAAAGTTTGGTTTGTCGGCGGATGAATTAGCAAAAATAGTTGATTTAGCAGCAAAAGAATTTAATTATGATGAAAAAATATTATTAAACATAGAAAGAGCTTTGAAGCATAAAGGTCATATGAGTCAATATGATCGAAAAATATTAGATGACACTATCGCCACTTACAGGTCACTGGATAAAACAAACTCTACCCTAGAAGAACAAGAACAATTAATGAAAAGAATTGGTGTAGCTGCTCAAGTTGCCGGTGAGCGAATGCAAATACATCTGGCGGAAAGAATAGCTAACATTCAAAAGAGATTTCAAGCCGTGTTAAACGTGTTGAATATGATAAGTCCATCTAATTTTAGCAGCAATATGCCAAAAGTAAACATGGACCCTGCGGAATTAGCAAAAAATTCCTACGACACAATGCAAAATACTAGTCAGTTAACAATGGCTCTTGGTGGTCCAGTAGGAGATATCACGAATCAAATTGGTACATGGCAACACAGCATGTATAGTGCGTTCTTGACTAGTGGACGGCAAGCCAATGAATTAATGATGACAATGCAAGATTTTAATGCCGAAATGACCAGACTGGCTAGAAGGGGCTTTAGATCAGAACAGGCTATGAATGACCAAGCTAGAACTGGTTTGGGTCTTGGTAGAATGATTGGAGCAAATGCAGAACAAACATCAGATGAACTTGCTAGTTGGGTTCAGTCATTTAATCTAAGTGCTGTTCAGGCTAGAGTTTTGTCTACTCAAGTTCAAGCAGTAGGAAGAGCAACTGGAGTAACTGGTGATAATCTTTTAGCAGCAGTTAAGAGTGCTCGTAGTTTAGCAGAACAAATGAGAAATACTGGCAGTTTGACTACTTCTGCAAATGAAACTTTGATTCGCTTTTCGGCAACAGCTAGAAGATTAGGTACAGAACAGGTTACAAGTCCACTTATTCAAGCAATGGGCAACTTTGACCCAAGGAATCCACTAGCGCCAATGTTAATTCAAGCAGCAGCTAGAGGCGGTGTTAATGTCCAAGAATTAATGAATAGTAATATTTTAGGAACTCAAAATGAAAGACCAATGGTTGATGCGCTAACTCAGTTGCGTGACGAAATGAGAGGTCTACTTCAAGGTGGAACTTCCCTCATGGCTGTTAACCAAATGTTAGCTGCTCGTGGTTATAATCAAGGATTTGGTGCTTTCGATAGAGCAGTAGATACACTAGGAGATACAGTTCGTACTATTCCAGAAAGAATAGCACAACTACAAGGTTCTATAACTGGAAATACAACTGCATCTGAAAGACGTAGAATAGCACAAGAAATAGCTCAACTACAAACTACTGGTGGTATGAATAATCTAGCCTTCTTACAACAATTAGCAACAAGAATGGGTGGTGGTGGTATTGATTCTCTGGGTTCTGATAGGAACTCAGCAAGAGCAGCTATTGGAAATATGGCTACCGAACTTGCCGATCATCTAGACTATAACGCTTTAAGAGAAAGAGGAATTGAAGTTCAAAATGTAGAACAGCTACAAGACTTTGCTATGCAGAGTGGTAGAAATTTTAATGAAGTCATTGAGGCATTATCAGTATTTGGTCAAACAAGAGCAGCGGCAGGAGATAGAAACCGTGACCCTATGACTCAATTAAGGGGAGCAATAATAGATTTCCAAAATAATTTACAAAGTGGAATGGGTAGGTCTATTGTAACATTGCACGAAACTATAAGTGCAAATTCTTTTGTTAATACGGCGTTAACTATTGAAATAACTAGAGCAACAGTAGAACTAGGTCTTAATATTCTAAACCTAGGAACTAACATCAATAACCTAATTCTAGCTCTAGGCCTTA